GGTGTATGTCGCTTCACACGTAACGATGGTGTTACACCGCTTCGTCCCTGGGATGATGCCGCAGAGATGGATGAAGCCATGGTTCGAGCATGGAACGAACGAGTTCGACCAAATGATAAAGTTTATCACCTAGGTGATGTGGTTATCAATCGCAGGGCACTACCTATCTTGAATAGACTTAACGGTGACAAAGTTCTTATCCGCGGTAATCACGATATCTTTAAAGATGAGGACTATACGCCTTACTTTAGAAGTTTACGAGGATATCATGTCATGAATGGACTTATCCTGTCGCACATTCCAGTCCATCCAGAAAGTCTTGGAAGATTTGGCACGAATGTCCATGGCCACCTCCATGCTAATCGTGTTATGCGACCATTAGCAACAAGCGGACGCACAGATGTAATCGATGTTCGCTATCATTGCGTATGCGTAGAGCAGACACCAGACTTCGCTCCGATCCTCTTCGAAGATGTATTAAAGAGGATTAAAGATGAGGGAGGAACGATTGGGTTTAGGAATGGGAATGGGCCGGCCATGTAGTTCGGCCGCGACGCCATTCTGGGCCAGGGCAATCTTCGGACATTTTAGTTGTAGTTCCGTCGGTCCACCAGTGCGTTCCGCGAGCGTGATTTGTTTTACCTTTTAATACTGACTCTATTCTTCCTGGAGCATATCCAGCAGGGATAAGGTCGGTCTTAAAGATCATCTCTTCGTTAGTGCCGTCGGTAATCCAGTATTTTTGACTATTGACCTTGGCTCCTATTTTGGCTCCGCGGTTATTAAATGGCAGTCGTCCTCGTTTGTAATCTGGGCCGGGAGGAACTTCGCTAAATGCTTGTTCCGTGCCGTTGTTCCACCAGCGTAGATTTTTATGAGTATCTACTTGGTGTTGGCGTTGCTCTTCGGTAAATGTCCAACGCTTACCATAGTTTTGATGTTCGGCTCCGTATTTGATGCGGAATCCTTTTTTGCCGCCAGCGTGTTCGTTTAACCAGTTAGGTTTTTGGACAGCGTTGATTCGTGTTAGAACCCTATGTTCCCAGGCACGGGCAATATCGTGATGCTTAAATGTTTTACGGACTTCGATAATATCGGGCTCGCCGTAAAGTTCGCGGCATTCTTGGATACGGTCGGAAGAAGTAAAGTATCGAGTCCATAAGTCTTCGGGTTTACAGCCGCGGGCATAACGGACACCATAATAGTTAATGTCGTGTTTAGACCATCTTATTAGGTAGGTAAACGGAATAGTAGTAAATATCATTGCTGATCGCTCCTTTGTAGCGTTAGAGTAGTTGGGTGTTCCACCACCGCGAACTACACTTTTATTTATCATCTATCCACGGACACACGCACTTTTTAGGACTTGACAAATAGAATATCTTATGTTAAACTAAATATTATTATGAAAACACTTAGAGAATACATTGACTTAGTAGATGGCAAGATCCACGAGGGTATCTTTGACCGCTTTAAGAAAGACAGAACATTGCCGCACGACCCTCGGTTAGAACCAGCGTTAGCACAAGCAAAAAGTGAAAACAAATGGATTGATCCGTTTACTTGGCATCAGGCCTGGTTCTACGCAAGAGTGTTGACTGATATGAATGCCGAACAAGCAATGGCTGAATACAATCGTAATCATCAAGGAAACATGAGTGCTACCAATCCTGATCCTAAAACCTGGAAAATAGCATTTGATACCCAGCGGCAAGAAGGACTCGATGAAGAAGCAACACCCGAATCAATCGCTCGCATCGAGCAACTCAGTTCAAAATAATCACCATCTAACAGCGTCATCCAAACTCAACCACTTTGGAGACTTCTTCTGGCAGGATAGAACAGCGTCAGACAGGCCGAAGGTGGTGTAGTGGGATTCAGGAACGGCAACGGTCCTGCAATGTAACAGGCTTTGCCGGCTTGAGCCAATCAACCGGCACCAATCAGCCTCGATAGCTCAGTTGGTTAGAGCACCGTGTTGATAACGCGGGGGTCCCAAGTTCGAGTCTTGGTCGAGGCACCAAACAATGCAACGGTGGCAGAGTGGCCCAATGCACGGGACTGCAAATCCTGAAAGCCGTAGGTTCAAATCCTACCCGTTGCTCCAAATCGGCCCTTAGCTCAATGGATTAGAGTTCTAGTCTTCGAAACTAGCGGTTGGCGGTTCGAATCCGTCAGGGCCGGCCAAATGAATTATGCAAGGTTAGCTCAGCTGGTAGAGCGGCGGCCTTACAAGCCGTAGGTCAAAGGTTCGATCCCTTTACCTTGTACCAAATTGGGGGATTAGTTAAATGGGATAACATCGGCTTTGCAAGCCGAGATTGAGAGTTCGATTCTCTCATCCTCCACCATACATCGGAGTGTAGGTCAGCCCGGTAGACCGCTGCGTTTGGGACGCAGATGTCGCGAGTTCAAATCTTGCCACTCCGACCATAATAACTTAAAGAAAGAATCAGTATGATTGAATACCCAACCCGTACGTTAGTCAAAACAATAACTTGGCGCACTTATACAACACTTGTCGGTGTTATAACTGCATACTTGCTGACTAAAAATTTTGTTATATCTGGTTCGATAGCATTGAGTCAATTGATTATTAATACTATTTTATATGCCCTACATGAAAGAGCATGGCTTAGAGTCAACTGGGGTATTAGTGACTTACACGAAAGTCACGCAAGAACAATAGTTAAAACTATAGTATGGCGAATAATTATGTTTGCCACTGCCACAGGAATTACTTATTATTTTACTGGTAACTTAACTACATCGGGAAGTTTTGCTACGATACAGCTGGTTGTAAATACTAGCTTAAACATAGTACATGAAAGAATCTGGAATAGAATTAAATGGCAGAGGAATTAAAATTCTACAATTGAGGTATGGTGTAATGGCAACACTACGGATTTTGATTCCGTCATTCAAGGTTCGAGTCCTTGTACCTCTACCAATGCCTCTTAAGCTAATCTAGTGAAAGCGCCAGTCTGAAGAGCTGGATAGCCTGGCGCGAAACCAGGAGGAGGCACCAAACAATGGTAACTGTAGTTCAGCGGTAGAATCCTGGATTGTGATTCCAGTTGTCGTGGGTTCGAATCCCATCAGTTACCCCACCTGGCGTTAGTATAATGGATAATACTGGAGACTTCTAATCTCTCAATAGAGGTTCGATTCCTCTACGCCGGACCAATTTAAAAAGGAGAAGTAAAATGAAACAAAGAAACATTTATGCTGTACTAGCTAGTAAACGGAAGGCGGGCTCGCACCGCAAGAGCAATAAAGCTCTACGTAAGCTAACGAAACAGAGGGATCGTAGCTCAAAGGCAGAGCAAGAGGCTTTTAACTTCGAGGTTGTCAGTTCAAGTCTGACCGGTCCTACCATATTAAAGTACATTTATTAAGTGTGTTTCAATATGGTAATATAGCACAGCGGTAGTGCATCGCCTTCATACGGCGCAGGTCGTTAGTTCGAATCTAACTATTACCACCAACACCCCAGTGGCGCAAAATACTAGGTAGACGCAACTGTTCAAGAGACAGTACTGTGCGGGTTCGAGTCCCGTCTGGGGTACCAAACAATGGAAGCGTGGCAGAGCCCGGTTGATTGCAACAGTCTTGAAAACTGTCGACTGTAAAAGGTCCGTGAGTTCGAATCTCACCGCTTCCGCCAAATTAATATATTTCTAAACGACCACGTATATAATGTATGTGCCGAGATTGCTGTATCTGTTGTTTTGTGGGCTGAAACGGTTTAGAATTTTTAATAGTACTATCACCAATGTAATAAAATGGCGATTGGTACTGTTTAATATCCATAATTGTATTTTGAAAAGACTTAAAATATCTTTCATTGAGATTTTTTTCTAAATAATCTATGCCTGCTGTCCAGGTTGCATATAAATCGGTATCTCGAAAATTAGTAAAAAACCAACTATCCATTTCTGCGTAGAGTGATGTAGTACTTTTAGCAGTTTGGAATGTACTAAAATCGTAATCAGGATAAATGATAGGTTTAAGTATTTGTTCTCGAAAGGTCCGCGTGCTGTAATCTTGATTGGGCCATTGCAAAACATGACTCATATTATGATGTGCTGGCATACTAAACCAGGTCTTAATCACATGTGCCTGTTTGGCCAACAGTTCGCAAGCATCAGGAGACCAGTAGAAAAATTCGTTGGTAATATTAGTATAATCACCCACTTCGGGATGATTGTTACTGGCCTGTGTATCTACAAAGTATATAAAAAACTTACCATCTTTGACACAGATCTTAGGCTTATCAATACCGTAGACTACACCAATACGTTTACCAGTATCTGCTAAGGTTTTATCTATAGTGTGTTTGTGTACATGACCAGGATGTATGTAATGCCGTGTTTTATAAATCCAGTTTTCGTCGTTGGCCTGTTCTTTAACAATCTCGTCAACAAAATCGTGTACAGTTATTTTAACTTTAGGATAATTAGTGGCAATCCATTCTAACAAGGGTCGGGCCGCAAATTCCCATTCGCTTAGATGATTTCGACTTTCGGTATCCCACGGATCACCTGAAAAATTCTTAGAACCGGACTTAGGATAACGAAACACAACTTCGTCTAAGTGTATACCATTTAATAAAAATGCATAGGCTACGGTCGTGCTATCAGCTCCACCACTGAGTTCTAAGCGTATGTAATCGTACTGGTCTCTAAGCTGTTGAGCACGAATACGGTATAGTTCGTTGAGGGGAACTTGAGGTTCTATGTGCCAGGGAAACTTTAAAAAAGTATCTTCATTGAACATCCAACGTACCGGATCATTGTTTAACCCGCCAACATCAATTGGATATTTAGATCCAGCTAGCATGGCCTGATTTTTATTGTAATAAATTTCATTATTAACAATGTAATAACCTAATTTTTTATTTGGTTCAAAGCGGATTCCGCCAGCGGAAGTATGTTCTATTTTATTTGACATTGATTGATTACTACTAAGATACAACTATTTATTGTTGAGTTTTGATTGAAAGTTGTTTATTGACATAAATAATACTATATAATCTTACTACGAAAGTGGAGAATCCCCAAATGAGTCAAACAAGAAAAATCCGTTGGTTAATCGCACACGAGCCTGTGAAACTATTCCTGCGTACAGCCGAAGCGTTTAGTGCTAAAATTGCTGAATTAACTGATGGAAAATACGAAATTGAAATTTTTACCCCAACACATTACTTTGACCAAGTGGCAAAAGAGCATGAACAGTACAAAGGCAATATGGGTAACTTTTACCGAGACAACGGCCCAATCGTTGAAATGGAACAAGGAAACATTGAAATTAGTCAAGTTCATATCAATGAATTAGCTATGTGGTGTAATCCAGATTTTTGGGTACTTGAGATGCCATTCTTATTCCGTGATCATGATCATGCAACTCGTGTGTTTGAAGGACCAATTGGTAAAGGCCTGTTAGATTCAGTAGAAGAAAATAGTCCGGCTAAGGGCATGGCATTTACTTACTCTGGTGGTTTCCGCTGTGTGGCTTCTGAAACTCCTATTAATAGTTTAGAGGACATGAAAGGATTAGTTTATGCTATTGGTACTAATCCAGTAACAGTAGATACTGTACAAGCATTGGGTAGTAAACCTGAATCATTCTCTATTAGAGATTGGGCCAAGAAAGTGGCTGAAGAAGGGTTTAATGCCAACTTATTAGAAACAACAATTCCACGTTATCTAGCACAGTTCCAAGGCACAAACAAAAAACATCTTATTAATACAAAACATAATTTGTTCTTAACAAGTATTATTATTAGCAAGAGTTTCTGGGAGTCTTTGGACGCCGTTGATCAACAGGCATTTACAGAAGCAAGTTTATACGCAAGCAAACTTGAACGTCAATGGTCAGTTAATGATTCTGAAGAATTTGCTGCTAAAGATAATCACGATGATATCGGTGTTACATACCGTGAATTAACTGAAGAAGAAACAGCACAGTATAAAGAACTAACTAAGCCATTATACGATAAGTATCAAACGTTCTTCCAAGCAGGACTATTGGACGGTATTATTAAATCGTAATTCAATGGCTGTTGATTTTCAAGAAAATCTAAATACTAAAAAACTTAAAGGACTGCATAATTGTAATGATTATGCAGATCTTTTTACGGGCTGTCGCACAGTGGTTTTTAGTTTGCCACTGCCAGCAAACATCAATTCTTGGGATCAAATTAAAAGATATCAATCAGCACACTCGGAGTTAAAAGACTCGGGAGTAGATCATGTTTGTGCGGTAAGCAATACTGCGTTCCTAATTCCATATGTTGATATCCACGGACCGGACCTAATCCCAATAGTTGATAGTGACAGTCAATTTACACTACGAATAAAAAATTACGTTGGAACTGATCGAGATCTTGACGAGTTAACTCGACTCTGGCAATACGTTGCACTATTTGAAAACAATGAAATTGTAAAGGTATATAGTAATCCGTTAGATAAAAATTTTTCATTTAAGAACTATTGCAAACCAAAACGGCAATACTTTGCATTAGGTCCAGATAGAATCTTAAAATATTTGACAAAGTCTTAAAAAACCTCTATAATAGTATACTACTGCGACTGTGGTGAAATCGGTAGACACGTCAGACTTAAAATCTGATTCTATAATGGAGTGCCAGTTCGATTCTGGCCAGTCGCACCAAATAACTTAACCATAAGGCTACAATGAAAAAAGAAACTCGTGCATCACAGGTAGATGTTGAAAAGTGCGTTGAAAAAACTGGGCAAGGTCGTTTTGATTTGGTTATTGCCGCGGCACAACGTACAAGAGAACTTAAAGTACGTGCTAAAGAAAACAATGGATTTGTAACCGCAGTAGATGCATTATTAGAAGCACAGTCGGGTAATCTGAACATGACAGATTATCTAGCAAAAGTAAAATAAAAAACTATCGCGGGTTGGAGAAGGAGTATCTCGAGGGTCTCATAAGCCCTAGTCTCTGGTGCGATTCCAGAACCCGCAACCAAACATGTTATACTTAATCTTACACCCACTTAAACGTCCAGCAGAAAAGCAAGCTGATCTATTACGTGCTACGCTAGACCTGTACGGGGTGGACTACGTTGAATGCAACGTAGATGCAGTACCTGATGGTGGAACCATTATTACAGACTGTTTCCTTATGGAAACCCCCTGTGGTGATCCTGGAAATGCTATTGCCTCCAGTATCCTTGAGAAAGCCGCGGGACGAAACAATGATATTATATTTTATTACCCTAGCGAAAGCTACGCAACACTATCGGCAAGTTTTTGTCCTACTGCTGAAGCATTACAGGCAAAGAACATTAACGGTCATTTAATCAAGTGCGGCGATTGGGATATAGATGGTTACGTAAAGAACTATAACATGCCGGAGTTCTTTGCGTGGATCATCAACAACGAGTTTAATCGTGCTCGTTTAGAATATACGTGTAAACGTATTGATACAGTAACAAAAACACATAAGTTTCTATTCTTCAACGGAGAGTTCCGTAACAATAGAGAACGTTTTTTTGATTTATTTAAAGCGGCTGGATTACTAGACTCTAGCATATGGAGTCATAGGTCAGGTAAAAGTGCAGATGGATTTGGTCCTGATGATGATTGGCCAGATCCCTTTGTACACCCAGATTTCCGTTTCTATGCTTACTATCCCAGTCACTACTACAATACTGAGATAAGCATTGTAAGCGAAACAACACAGAATGAATGGTTCCCTACAGAAAAGACTTATAAGAGTTTGATGTTAGGACACCCATTTGTGGTATACGGCGGTCAGCATAGTCTACGTAAACTACAAGGTTTAGGATTTGAAACATTTGGTCAAGTGATAGATGAGTCTTACGATCTTATAGAGTATCCTCTAGAACGTGCAGATCGACTAGTGGAGAGTTTAAAGACCTGTGGTAAACCAAAGCCCAGCGAACACAATCGACAGCAGTTTCAAAAAGTGGCTAATTCAGCTTACAAACATTTGATAGATATCTTGCAAGACATAGACAAAGATGTTATAATCAATGAAAGTTTTAGTGTTACGCAAGACATATTAACGAGATATTTTTTAAATTAGGAACAGGAATGTCAAAAAATTTACAACGTAAAAAACCTGGTTATACAAAAGATGGCCGAGTAAAGATTGTTAGTTTAAGTGGTAAACAATTAACTGAGTTACTGGCTACAACCAGTAAGAAAAAGGTCAAAGCCAAAATTGAACGTAGAATTCGTGATTTAGGTTATGTAGCACCTGTAGTAGAAACAGCAGAAGCCGCTGAATAAAAGTTTTGGGAGAGTTGGCCGAGCGGTAAGGCAACGCCCTGCTAAGGCGTCATCCAGCAATGGGTGGATAGGTTCGACTCCTATACTCTCCGCCAGAATTAATAAGTTTGAGCAGACGGTGTGGCGACCATCTGATACATGTGGGAGTGTGAGTAACAGTCGTAGTACCAGCCCCGTGGCCTGGCAAGGCAATATCGGATACTTCCGAGGGTATAAGAAATTTTAAAACTGTGAAAGCGTTGCTAGATACCATGAAAGAGCCTGGGAAGGCGAGCTATTATTGCGGGATCGCAACCCGTTAGCATTGTGGTCCACTGTCGAAAAGCAGATTTTAGTCTGCTCAAACTTATTAGTATTAAATATAGTATTATGCCCTCTTAGCTCATTAGGTAGAGCAACTGATTTGTAATCAGTAGGTGGTCAGTTCGAATCCGACAGAGGGCACCACAAATTTCTTGACAAATAACTGTCGATATTATACAATAACTACTCTAACAACTTTTTGGGTAAAACCGTGAAAAAAATTATTTTGGTATTGGCTTTACTTGCATCGCCGATAGCTTATGCAGAGCAAGGTGATGTTTGGGCAGAAATTGGTGTTGCGGGTGTGCACCTAGAAAACAATTATAAAGCAAATGACTTTAATCCAGGTCTTGCATTAAACTATGAATTTATCGACAACGTTTCTGTTGGTGCTCGAGTTTATAGAAATAGTTACCGAGATCAAAACACCTGGATAAATGGAAAATATACTACTCCCGAACTTTGGTCTGAAGCCGCAGTATTAGATTGGAAATTCTGGCACAACGATCTTTGGGCAACTCACGTAGGGTGGACTTTAGCCAACCATTATTATAACGTAAATGATAGAGGTGTAGCATTTAGCCAAATGAAAGATTTTTGGTACGGCGAAGCCTGCCGTAAGATTGGTGATGAAACTGCTAAATGGAGTGCCTGCGGTTTACTCAATACCTGGAAAAATACCAATGGTAGTGGCATACAAGAATACCTCGGACTTAGAATACAATACGATTTTGGAAATATATTAAGCGAATAATGACTGAACAAAAAAAATCCCCAAACCCATTTATCAATATGGCCAATGCTGCAAAAGCAGTAGCGGCCAATCCCAAAGTGCCTACTAAAACTACGGCACAAGTGCAAGCCGCCAAACACGGTGGTCAAGTCAGCACAAACAAACCAGCAAAAAAATCAGCAGGACGTGGTCGGTGAAGCCAAAGCTAGTTCAAGCATACATGAAAACCGCAGAAATATTTGCGGAACTTAGTCATGCACGTAGACTGCATGTGGGTGCTATCATTGTCAAAGATGATCGCATTATCTCAATTGGATACAATGGTATGCCTGCAGGTTGGGAAAACGATTGTGAAGAAATAGTAGAACTGAGAGAAGACGGACATCATGAACTCAAAACAAAACCAGAAGTGCTCCACGCAGAAACTAACGCCATTGCAAAGCTGGCGAAAAGCAGTGATTCGGGTCTCGGTGCCACTATGTTTATTACCCATAGTCCTTGCCTTGATTGCGCCAAATTGGTATACCAGTCTGGCATTGGTAGTGTTATCTATCGAAATAGCTATCGGAGCAGTGAGGGAGTGGATTTCCTTACCCGATCCGGAGTCGAAGTCATCAAACTTGATTGACTTTAATCTGTGATTAGTGTATACTAGCTACTAGTTAAACCCCTAATTGGAGTCGTAAATGTTTGAATCATTAGAAATCCGTCGTGCGGCAAATGGTTTTATTTTGGTAGTTAATACTGAAATGGAAGCTAAAGAATATGTCTACGATACTGAACGTAAACTAGTTCGTGTTGTTAAACAATATCTCGGTGAGCGAGTAAGCAAAGAAGAAACCGCTGAGTAATCAGTAAAGTTTCCAACCTTCTTCTAATCCCTTTAGTTTTAAATTCAAACTTTGTAGTCGTGTAGTGTCCCCGGTGAAATTGTTTTCACCCTGGGCATCTACGATTACTTCTGTATCTTTCCCATGCAAGGCCAAGAAGTTCCGGGCCAATTCACTTTGCTTATACTTAGAGTCATAAGCTACATTAATATCATCGTAGGGCATTTTATTATTGATAACTGTATCAATGATAACGGGTACATCTTCTAAGTTCACATAATCAAAATAGTGATCGTGGAAGATATGTATTGGGTTTACAGCATTGTAAGCTCTGCGAAAGAACCTAACAGGTTTTTCACTATGATGAAACACTCCAAAAAATCTTAAGTTGTAAAAGTTTTCTGTAGTCTTACAAGTACGGGCTACAATATTTTTAGCAAACGCATAACTAGCTACTGGCATTCGATCAAACAGCATTTCTTCGGGTGCTCGATCAATATTGGTTGTGGTATCAAATTCGTTGCCTGTTCCTGCATTAATGAATTTAGTAAACTTATGACGGTTGCGCCATATGTTCATAAACATAGCAATATTTTGCTGTTCTTGTACATTGTTCACCCCATAGATATTGTCACGTCCTGCTAGTGCAGTATGTATAACAACATCAATCTTATAGTCGTCAAAGAACTTAGTTACTGCGGCTAAATCTGTTAGTTCTAGTTCACTGTGACGAGGAGCATACACAGTATAGTTTTCCTTATAGTATTCGCGTAGGTGCGAACCCATAAAACCATAACCGCCGGTGATTAAAATACTAGGTTTCATACTCTACGTTCAGCCATTTTACGAGCAGCAGGAATACGAGTGTGATCGTATAAACCTGGCCAATGTATAATCCAATCACCATCTTCCCATGTACCACGATTACCAAACAAGTCCTTGCTGGTATCGCAATAGTCGTACAGTTCGGTTTGATAACTGTTCATATGCCACTGTGGAACAATTTTAACAATATCCAAATTTTCTTCAATAGTATTGATAATAACCCATTGTTCGGTCCAGCGATGATCTCGGTATTCGGGTTCATCTTTGTGACTAAGGATCATTTCAAAATAAGCACGACCCTGTTCGCTGTTACGTATTAAGAAGTTACCAGCGTTGATGTTTAATCTATCGCTAGAAATAATAAAATGATAATCGTTGTCGATACGGTCTTCTATTTTAATATCACTGTTAGTGATCATTGCATCGCATTCGCTGAACAGGAGCCATTCAATTTCTGGATGATCTCGAAAAATATCTAAACACACATACATTTTATTAAAATTCATGTATGGAGTGTATGGTTCTGTAACTAAGGTAAATGTATCTTCTTTGCAAGGAAAAAATAGGTAGCCATGCTTGTCACAGTATTCTTTTTTTGATGCATCTGTAATATCAGCAAACTCTTTGATGTTTTCGGTACTCATGCTAGCAACTGCGTACATGTTAAATTCCTTTAAAATATTCTATTGTTTTTTCTAGGCCCTGCTCTAAACTTACAGTTGGAGCCCAGCCCAAAGTTTTGGCTAAGGTAATATCTGGTTGCCGCTGTTTAGGGTCATCACTGGGCAAATCTCGGTAAACTATTTCACTAGTAGATCCAGTAATTTTAATTACTAGTTGAGCCAACTCTGACATAGTAAATTCTCTAGGATTGCCAATATTAACTGGACCCGTAAATGTGTCTGGACTAGCCATGACTTTGATTATAACATCAATTAAGTCAGATACAAAGCAAAAACTACGAGTTTGGCTACCATCACCATAAATGGTAATTGGTTCATTGCGTATAGCCTGATTAATAAAGTTACTGACTACCCGCCCGTCTGATGGATCCATATTGGGTCCATAGGTATTGAATATGCGTACTACTTTGATACGAGTATGATATTGACGCCAGTAGTCAAAGAATAATGTTTCTGCGGCACGTTTGCCTTCGTCATAGCAACTACGAATACCAATTGGGTTTACTCGACCCCAATATGATTCTGGTTGCGGATGAACTTCTGGGTCGCCATATATTTCTGATGTGCTGGCCTGTAGTACCCGAGCTCCAGTACGACGTGCTAGATCTAAAACGTTGATGGCACCTAACATATTAGTACGTATAGTCTTAACTGGATCGAACTGATACTGTGGCGGACTGGCAGGACAGGCTAAGTTATAAATTTCATCTACATCAAAATCAAATGGTTCGGTAACGTCGTGCCTGATCAATTCAAAATTTGGATTGTCTAGTAAGGAAGTTATGTTGCTTCGGCGACCAGTACAAAAGTTATCTAAACAGTATACTTGATTGCCCTGAGTTAATAGTGAACTACTTAGGTGGCTACCCAAAAAGCCAGCACCACCAGTTATTAGAATTTTTTTCATTGATTTTTTAAAAATTTGACAGTAAGGTATTTATATGCTTAAATACAGCTATGAACAAAATCTACGACTGTTTTACATTCTACAACGAACTTGACCTACTTGAACTAAGATTAACAGAATTATCGGACTTTGTCGACCACTTTGTGCTCGTAGAAGCGGACACTACATATACTAGTCAACCAAAACCTTTTTATTACGAAGAAAATAAAGCTCGCTATGCACAATGGGCTGATAAGATTATTCACGTCAAAGTCACCGACATGCCAAGGGATCCAGATGCTTGGGTTAATGACATATTTCAACGTAACCAAATTGCTCGCGGTATAGCGGATGCTGCACCCGATGACCTGATTATGGTCTGCGACCTAGATGAGATTGTACGTCAAGAAGCAGTGGAATATATGCGCGACAGCAATCAAGCTCTGTTTGCTCTACGTATGACTCTGCACAATTTTAAATTTAATTATGTGCGTACAGCACCAGACCCATATCAAGTTTGGGGAATGGCCGGACGTCGGAGTTTATTTGACACTATACAGCCCGATCCATTTCGTCAATTGAGATTTCAGTTTATGTCGGCTCCATATCAATTTAAAAATGACGGCTGTGAAGTACTAGAGCATGCAGGCTGGCATTTTGGTTATATGGGCGATAACGAATGGTTAAAGAACAAGGCCCAGAGTTTTGCACACACTGAAAGTAATACTCCGGAATTTTTAGCCCACATCGACGTTGATAAAAGTATTCAAGAACGCAAAGAGTGGAATCGTAACTCTGGCAATGAATATAAAATTGTAGAAATCAACGACTACTTCCCACGTACATTATTAGCTAATCTAGACCGATATCAAAAGAATATACTTGACAATCCTGAAGAAAACATTTACAATTTATTACCACCTTTTCCTTATAAATGAATATAATTATCCCAATGGCGGGTCGCGGTAGCCGATTTGCTGAAAAACGCATTTTAATTCCCAAACCACTTATTGACATCAACGGTCGACCAATGATCCAGCGTGCTGTAGAAAGTTTGGATATAGATGGACAGTGGCACTTTATTGTTCGCAAAGACGAGCATACTGAAGGCGTCTTGGCTATGATTGAATCATTCAAGCCCAACAGCCGTTATTTGGCCATTGACTATGTAACAGAAGGTCCTGCAAGCACAGCCTTGTTATTCAAAGACGATATTAACACAGATGAAGAACTAATTATTGCTAACTGTGATCAAATCATGGAATGGACTAGCGATAGATTTTTAGATTATGTCCGTCACTATGATGGTGCTGTAGTTACCTATCATGCAGATACAGATAAAAACAGTTATGCTCGTGTAAACAAAGAAGGCCTTGTGCGGGAGATCCGCGAAAAGCAAGTGATAAGTAATATATCATTAAATGGCATTCATTACTGGAAGAAAGGTCGCTACTTTGTAGAGGCCGCAGAAGCAATGATTGCAGCAAACGATCGAGCACCTAATGGGGAGTTTTACATAGGACCAAGTTATAATCATATGATAGCACAGGGACGGACTGTGGGCATTTATCATATACCCAATCAGTTCCATCATCCCGTAGGCGTGCCTGATGACTTAGATGAATTTTTAAGATATGAAAACAGCAAAACTTTCTGATATGACACGTGGTTGGTTCATTGGCGACTTTGAACCCTCTGTTATGCGTACTCCCTTATTTGAAGTAGGCATACTTACACATCGTAAAGGCGAAGCGTGGCCTGCACACTATCATAAACACGCTACAGAATACAATGTATTATTAGACGGACGTATGCGTATTGCTGGGGAGATTGTAGAAGCCGGCGATATATTTTGGTTTGAACCTGGTGACGTTGCTGACCCAGAGTTCTTAGAGGATTGTAGAGTTTGTGTCGTTAAACGACCAAGTATTATTGGAGACAAGTATGAAGTTTTACCGTGACCGCAGTGAAATAGATTTATCTAAGTATTACATAGCAACATATAAAATTACTAGTAAGACTAGCTTAGATGACGCCGCATGGAATTTAGCTATCGGGCAAAGCGTAGGAAATCCCAGTGTACGCAATGAGTGGGAAACAGATGACCTATTTGAAAATCACAGTTGTATCATCCTAGGTGATAAAAAAGACCTTGAAAATCGTGTATGGGGCAACGTAGAAATTGCTTTCCCTGTGGCTAACACAGACTGGGCAACAGACGGGGTCGCTCATATGTTATGCCAGCTCATGGGCGGACACGTTGATATCGATTGTTTTAACAGTTGCCGATTAATTAAATTAGAACTTCCTGAAACAGTTACACAGCATTTCTTAGGACCCAAGTTTGGTATCACAGGATTTAGAGCATTAACCGGCCAATACGGAAAACCTTTGTTTGGTAGTATTGTAAAACCTAAGATTGGTATTACTCCTGAAGTATTATTAGAGATGGTCAAACAGATGGTTGACGGTGGGGTCGATTTTATCAAAGAAGATGAAATCATGGTTAATCCTGCGTGTGCGCCATTGGATCGTCGTGTAGATATTATTGCTAACTATCTAGCAAAACAATCACGTAAGATCGTATTTTGCCATACTATTAACTGCGACCCGCATGTGTTAGTCGATCGTGTTAAGCGTGTGCATGAGTTAGGCGGAACAGGTGTGCATATCAATGTATTCTCTGGCTATGGTAGTTATAACAGTATTCGCAAATTAGATTTGCCATTGTACTTGCACTATCAAAGTTCTGGTGCCAAAGTTACCACAGATGTTAATCATCGCTTTAGTATCAGTTGGCCAGTTATGTGTCAGCTAGCTACTCTGATGGGCGCCGACACTATACAAACAGGCATGGTTGGCGGATATAGCAATGATGACCCAGAAGAGATTAAAGAATGTCTAGATATTCTACGTGCAGGTAATACTGTTCCTGCTCTAAGCTGTGGATTCCATCCCGGCCTGGTAGAAAAAGTTACAGAAATTGCTGGCCAAGATTATCTAGCCAACGCAGGCGGAGCAGTACACGGACATCCAGGCGGTACAGTAGCGGGAGCCACAGCTATGCGTCAAGCAATAGATAAGACATACGGTCCTGAGTACGATCAAGCTATTGCTAAATGGGGTTTGATTAAATAGTGAATCATTTTTATCAAAATATACAAGGCTGGTGCAGTTTTTTTGATATCTACAAGGGTATGGTTGAATACTTCCCTACAGGAAGCCACTTTGTTGAAATAGGATCCTGGCGGGGACAAAGCGCCGCATTCATGGCAGTTGAGATTATCAACAGTGGTAAAGACATTAAATTTGATTGTGTTGATACTTGGCGTGGTACCCCAAACGAAGAATTGCATCAAACTGATACCAGTGTAGTTAATGATACACTATATGATGAATTCATTACTAATATGAAACCTGTAGAGGGATATTATCGTGCTGTACGTATGGATAGTGTTAGTGCGGCCGCAACATACCCTGATGCTAGTTTGGATTTTGTATTCATTGATGGCGATCATTTGTATGAAGGTGTACTAGCTGACATTAAAGCATGGTTACCTAAAGTTAAACCTGGCGGTACTATTGCTGGGGACGATTATGGTCACACTCGTGGATCTGAAGGAGTTGTGCGTGCAGTAAATGAAATGTTTGGTAATAATTTTATGAGAAACGGTCTAGGTTGGGGAAAGAATTTATGAAGATAGCATTTTGTTTAAGCGGTGGTCCAAGATTCGAACATCGTGGACTATTTAGACTGGTTGACGCTCTCAAAGGATTTGACCAAGCGGACTTTTTTATACGCACATGGCGTAGTGAATTTGGCCTAAATGCTGATCAGTTTGTAAACTATTTGCGTAGTGAGGGTATTCCAGACACTTGTCAATTTAAAGTAGTGCAGGTCCTAGAGGATGGACCACAGTATGCACATCCTCCACGTAGGCCTCTACAGATAGCACACTGGGCACCTAACTTTCTTACCATGTGGTGGGGAATTGTGGAAAGTCATCGCTTATTTAAAGAGTATGTGGCTGAAACAGGTGAACAGTACGATATGGTGTTCCGTATGCGTACAGACATGGTACCACGTGGTGAAGTTGACCTACGTGACTATGCTGAAAAAGTTAAAACTAAAATGATCAATGCTCAAAACTTTGCTGATAATTTTTTATTTGGTAGTCCAGAAATGTATGAACGTTTTGTGGGTTACTGGGATTACCTAGATCACTTAGCAGATACATTTGAGTTTATACATCCAGAAGAAAGCCTGGAAAAGTATTTTAAAGTTACGGGCATAGACTATGAGTGCTTGCCATTTATAGTAGAGCCACAATGGAATAAAGGTGAATACCGGGGTCGTTGGAGAATGGATCACCAATGAAATTGATAGCACATCGCGGATTGTTTAATGGTCCTGATAGTAATTTAGAAAATCGCCCTGAGCAAATTAAATTAGCATTATCCAAGGGATATGACTGCGAAATTGATCTTTGGTATAAATCGGATGGCGGATTCTTTTTAGGGCATGATGCTCCTACTTATAATGTAGAATACGAATTTATTTCTAGCGACGGTCTATGGATACATGCCAAAAATCTAGCGGCACTATACTATCTAACCAACACACCTTTAAACTACTTTTGGCACGAGTCTGACACACAGACTCTGACTAGTCATCAATACATTTGGACTTATCCCGATAAACCTTTATCCAAACGTAGCATTATGTTGATGCCAGAATGGTCGGATCCAGAATTTGCCAATATTAAATCGGCTTCCTGCTACGGAATATGTAGCGACTATGTAGAAAAAATTAAATCAATCATTGACTAATAGTTGATATTGTTTTATAATTAACAACAAAATACGCAGGTAAATACTGCTATCAAATAACTTAGGTGAATAATAAATGTCAAAAAATGTACTGATAACAGGCGGTGCTGGTTTCATCGCACACCATGTAATCGATAAGATGCTCAAAGAAACCGACTACAATATTGTATGTCTGGACCGATTAGATATTAGTGGTAACTTGAATCGCTTACACGATATGCTACAGGATCACGATCCTAAAATGGTAGCTGAACGTTTGCGTATTGTATTCCATGATTTAAAAGCAGAACTGAATGAAATGATTGTCAAGGACATTGGTCCTGTTGATATTGTTCTACATTTGGCCGCAGGATCACACGTAGATCGTTCAATTCAATATCCGTTTGAGTTTGTGCAGGATAACGTAGTTGGCACAGTTAATATGTTAGACTATGCACGTAAGAACTTGCCTAACTTAGAACGCTTTGTGTATTTCTCAACAGACGAGATCTTTGGTGTTGCTCCTCCAGGAGTTAGCTACAAAGAATACGATCGTTACAATTCAACAAATCCATACTCAGCATCAAAAGCGGCAGCAGAAGAGTTTTGCGTAGCTTATGAAAATACTTACAAAATGCCAATTGTTGTTACACATACTATGAACGTGTTTGGTGAGCGTCAGCATCCAGAGAAATTTATTCCCATGTGTATTCAACGTGCTAGAGATGGTGAAAAGATTTATATCCATGCCAACGCAGACTGCACAGAAGCTGGCACACGTATGTATATCCATGCTAAAGACGTAGCCGAAGGCCTAATGTTTATTCTTAACTTAAAAGACTACAAACACACAGGTGACTACGGTTGGGCTCACTGTCCTAAGTTTAACTTGGTAGGTACAGAAGAAATTGATAATTTGAGTTTAGCTAAGATGATTGCTGAAGCACAAGGTAAAGAACTTAATTACGAAATGGTTGACTTCCACGGATCACGTCCTGGACATGACTTACGCTATGCCTTAGATGGCGGATTGTTAAAGTCATTGGGGTGGGAACCTAAGATTAAACTAAGCGAACGCATTAAAGAAATGACATTATGGACATTGGAGAACAACAGATGGCTCAGCAAGTAAAACATTGTTTTATCGTAACTTCAGCTATTAACAGTAAGTTTGGTGTGTTTGCACCTAAGCAACGGTTAGATCAAACTATTGAAACTATCAATAGCATTAAGCGTAAAATCCCTGATGCTAGAATTATAGTAATGGAATGCTGTGGGGATTCGATTAAGCCACATCAAGAAGCAGTAATAAGACAAAACTGCGACGTGTTCATTGACTGTAGCCAAGATCAAGACGTTATTGACATGTACGACAATGATAATTGGGACGTAGTAAAGAACGGCACAGAAATCATGTGTTTTGGTCGTGTGTTGCGTATTCTCAAACAAGAAAATGCCTTTGTTGGAATTAATCGTATTCATAAAATGTCTGGACGTTATATATTAAATGATTTGTTTGATCCTGCTACATACGATCAAACAGATAATTTAGATAAAATTATTATTGGACCAAAACATCAAAGTCAATTCCCTCCAGAAGTAACACAAGTACCATTCCAGTACATGGCTCGCTTATGGTCTTGGCCTATTGCACTCTTAGACGAAGTTATTGGTGTATATGAAGATAGCTTCCTGTTCTTTGCCGAACGTTTAGCTGCAGGTGGATATGTGGATATTGAACACGTACTTGCTAAGTTCTTAAATCCCGACCATGTACATGAAATTCAAAATCTTGGTGTTGAAGGGGCAATCGCTCCCAACGGAACTGCTATTAAAAATTAATGGAAGATTACACACAAATCGATGAGTGTTTGGCCTGCGGCGGCCAAGACTTAACCTTGACCCTGGATCTCCAAGATCAACCCTTGGCCAACAGCTTTCAAGAGCATGGCGGAGTACGTGATACAGATCAGTGGTTCCCCCTAGCTATTAATCGTTGTGAAGACTGTAATCACCTACAACTTACACACGCAGTTAATCCTGAATTGATTTACACACACTATCTGTATGTGTCAGGTACATCAAATACCTATGTAGAATACATGGACTGGTATGCTCGCTTTGTAACTGAACAGTTCGCTAAACCAATGGTGGGTACAGTATTGGACATTGGCTGTAATGATGGTAGCCAATTAGATGCATTTAAGAAGTTAGGTTATAAGACATTTGGTGTAGATCCAGCAGAAAACTTATACGAAAAGTCTAGTGCGAATCATCGCATATGGTGTAGATTTTGGGATAAAGAAACCTCTGATAACATACATACCAAGTTTACAGTTATTACTACACAAAATTCATTTGCACATATTCCAGATCCACTGGCATACTTAAAACTTTGCCGCGAGCACTTAAACAACGAAGGTAAGATTTTTATTTCTACCAGTCAAGCTGACATGGTTCCTAACGGTGAGTTTGATACCATCTATCACGAGCATATCAGCTACTACAATGCAGAATCAATGCGCCGACTGGCTGAACGTGCTGGTCTATATTTAATTGATGTAATTAAAACTCCTATTCATGGAACCAGCTATATCTTTATATTAGCCAAACAACCTGCTAATCAAGAACGTATTCAAAATATCCTAGCTGTAGAATCAGCACTAGGACTACAGACACCTGAGACTTATACAAAGTGGGCTACAGGTGTACAGGAGTTAATTGATCAACTCAAAGATCAAATTGATGAGTATCGTGGTTGGGGATATACTATTGTTGGTTACGGTGCTGCCGCTAAAGGTATGACACTGATCAATGCCAGTAACATACACCTGGACTGCGTAATTGATGACAATCCTTTAAAGCAAGGACTATATTGCCCGGGCACTAGTATTCCTGTGGTCAGTATCGAATGGTTAGATAGTATAACTGATCCCAAAGAACGTGTTGTATTTGTTCCGCTGGCATGGAATTTCTACACAGAAATTAAAAAGAAGATTCTAGCAAAACGCAACAACGCACAAGATATATTCCTGCGTTATTTTCCAACTATTGTGACAGAAACCAATGAAGATTGAAACTCCTACCACTATCTTAGTTAAACGACGTGCTGCATTGGGCGATGTAGTAATGTCAACCGGTGTAGTCCGAGAACTGTACAAACATCACAATGGCCGTTGTGCAATTACCGTTGAAACAGAATTTCCATTAGTCTATAAAAACAATCCTTACATTGTAGATCTACGTAACTGGGGCGAATGTAATCCCGCAGACTATGATGTCGTTTATAACTTAGATGACGCTTACGAATTAAATCCAGAAAATCATTTTATTGACAGTATGTTTTATCGAGTGTTTGGTGATAATACCAGTGTCATGGATCGCCACCCCGACCTACATCCAACTGACAGTGATCTGGAATTAGTTAGTGCAGACATCAAGGAAATTGGTAGTCCCTACATTGCTGTTCATATGCGTCAGTGGCATTGGGCCCTGAAGAATATTGATATTGACGTATGGTGCAATATCTTTGCTCAAGCGTTTGAAGTACGCACAGATTTCAAAATTGTTACAGTAGGCGGACCCACTGATTTGAGCCTGGATCATCCCTTGATTGTGAATAAAAACGCACAGTACACGCCACAACAATTAAAAGTATTATTGGATGGTGCCCGTTGTTTTGTGGGCATCGATTCGGGACCATTTCAAATTGCTGGAGCCAGCAATACACACGTAATTGGAATGTTGACACATAATCCTCCAGAGTATATAATGCCTATTAGACATTTGGATCCAACATGGCACTGGACTGCTATACAAGCCGATATTGACTGTGTGGGTTGCAACGTCAAACAAGATCGACCAGTGCGTGGAATCGTATGCCAACATGGAGATTTCCGCTGTAACAAACTGTTTGATACACAACGTATAGCCAACGCAATATTAGAACAACTTAATTAAGAAAGAAAATTATGCCTATTACTATTACTGATCAAGTATATACTGATCACCCACAGATTGGAATTATCAAAGAGTGCTTGCGACTGGCACAAGAAGAAGTCAGCGGAATTCCGGACTATGCACTACAGATTACTGGAATGAGTGGTATTGTTTATCGTAGATTTATCAATAACTATATTAGAACACTGACCGATGCCCGATATCTTGAGGTAGGAGTATTTCAAGGATCAACTCTTTGTTCAGCTATTGGCGGCATTGATAATATCACAGCCATTGGAGTAGACAACTACACTGAAAGCTATCCACACTACAGTACAACTCCTGAACAAGATGCTCGTCGTAACATCGAAGTAGTAAAAACAGAAACCGCCGACGTACAGTTATTGAATCAAAGTTTTGAAAGTTTTGATCCTGCACTATATGGACCATACGATGTTTATATGTACGATGGTTGGCATGAAGAAGAAAGCCAATATCAAGGTATTGTTCGTGTGGCTCCACACCTTGCTGACATCAGTTTAGTTATAGTTGATGACTGGAATGACAACAATATTTTTGAAGTTGAGTACAAGGGTGTCAAATATAACAGTCGCGAAAAAGCAGGTACTTATCGTGCATTTGATGACAGTAACTTAGAAATACTTTACAAAATTGAAGTTGAAACAGGTGAGAATCCTATGTTCCCTAGTCCTTGGCATAATGGTTACGGAATCTTTTTAATAAAAAATAATAAATGACAACATACTTGCATTCAGGCACAGCCGGTGACACAATCTATAGCCTGGCCCTGGTTAAACGCATGGGCGGCGGTGAGTTTCAAATTGGTATTCGTAACCTTGAACTTATCCTGCCTACCTATGGGTATCGTGCTGAAGATATTGACCCAGCACACAAAGGTCGATACACAGAACAAGACTACAGAATGTTAGCACCCCTAATTGAACGTCAACCATATATCACAGAGGTTACAGCTTGGCATGACGGGGACAACAAGCCCGATATCAATTTGGATCAATATCGTGCAGTACTGTATCGTACATTTGAGGGAAATATTGTAGAAAGTTATTTCCGTACTTTTAATGTACCATTTACAGTCAACGATTATGATACACCTTGGTTAGAAGTAGACCCTATTAAAGAAGCCGCTATCGTTGTAAACTCTACTCCACGTTATCGTACTCCTGATGTTGACACAGATGCTAGTTGGTTCAAAATGTGTCATGACGCAGATTTGGCTAATAATGGACTATTTGTTGGGACGCCTGCAGAGCATGAAGCTTTTGTTGCTAAATTTGACTGTAAAATACAATATCGTCCGGTTAAAGATTTCTTAGAACTAGCCGAATTAATTGAAGGCGCTGATTTGTTTTTGGGCAACCAAAGTATGGCTCTTAGTATAGCTATGGGCTTGGGCAAAACTTCGGTAGTTGAACTACACAAAATGAAACCCATGCAGTACAGAGAATGTTTCTTTCCCAGAACCAATATTACTTATTTCTAAGTGATAAATATTTTTGCGGTAGTTGTTGACAATGCCGCATTCTATGTAGTACAATAAAAAACTAATTAAATTTATTCATTTTAAAGGAGAATCATGATGAATCTAAAACCGCTACAAGATAGGGTCGTAGTTCGCCGAGTTGACAGTGAATCTGTAACTAAGGGCGGCATCGTAATTCCAGATGCAGCCACTGAAAAAGCCGATCAAGGCACAGTACTTGCTGTTGGACCCGGTAAACGTAACGCACAAACAGGAGAACTAAATGCTCTTGATGTTACTGTTAATGACCGTGTATTATTTGGCAAGTTCTCTGGGCAGACTGTTAAAGTCGACGGAGAAGAACTATTAATTTTGCGTGAGGAAGATATCCTCGGCGTAATCACACAAGGAGAATAACAATGGCTGCAAAAGACGTAATTTTTGGTAATGACTCACGTAGTAAAATGGTTGAGGGTGTAAACATCCTAGCTAACGCTGTTAAAGTAACACTAGGTCCTAAAGGTCGTAACGTAGTTATCGAACGCTCGTTTGGTGGCCCTGCTGTTACCAAGGACGGTGTAACTGTAGCAAAAGAAATTGAATTGCAAGACAAATTGCAAAACATGGGTGCTCAAATGGTTAAGGAAGTAGCATCTAAGACAGCAGACAATGCTGGTGATGGTACTACTACTGCTACTGTGTTAGCACAAGCGATTGTTAAAGAAGGCATGAAGTATGTTACTGCTGGACACAATCCAATGGATTTGAAACGCGGTATTGACAAAGCCGCTACAGCCGCTGTAGAAGCTCTAAGCTCAATCTCTAAGCCATGCGAAACCGATGAAGAGATCGCACAAGTAGGTACTATCTCTGCTAATTCAGACTCTGCGATCGGTCAAATGATTGCTGATGCAATGGCCAAGGTAGGCAAAGAAGGCGTTATCACAGTCGAGAACGGCAAGAGTCTACAAGACGAATTAGACGTTGTAGAAGGTATGCAGTTTGATCGTGGTTACTTGAGCCCATACTTTATCAACAATCAAGACAAACAAACTGTTGAATTAGACAATCCGTTTATCTTGTTATTTGATAAAAAGATCACTAACATCCGCGATATGATTCCAGTATTAGAAGCAGTTGCTAAAGCCGGTAAGCCCCTGCTTATCGTTGCAGAAGATGTTGAAGGCGAAGCACTAGCTACTTTAGTTGTTAATAACATGCGTGGTACTGTTAAGACTTGTGCTATTAAAGCACCTGGATTTGGTGACCGTCGTAAAGCCATGTTAGAAGATATTGCTATCCTAACTGGTGGTAAAGTTGTTGCTGAAGAACTAGGTTTGACACTTGAAAAAGTAACAGCCGAAGATTTAGGTATGGCAGGTCGTGTTGAGATCAGCAAAGAAAACACTATCATCATTGATGGTGCTGGTGATCCTTCTGCAATCGAAGCACGTGTTAAAGCAATCCGTACACAAGTTGAAGAAGCTACTTCAGAGTACGACAAAGAAAAATTGCAAGAACGTGTTGCTAAATTAGCCGGCGGTGTTGCTGTAATCAAAGTCGGTGGCGCTACAGAAGTAGAAGTCAAAGAAAAGAAAGATCGTATCGATGACGCACTACACGCTACCAAAGCCGCTGTAGAAGATGGTATTGTTCCTGGCGGTGGTGTTGCTTTAGTTCGTGCAAAACAAGCTATTGCTGATTTGAAAGGCGACAATGCCGATCAACAAGCTGGTATTAACATTGTTCTACGTGCTATGGAAGAACCACTCCGTACTATCGTAAGTAATGCTGGTGAATCGGCTGATGTAGTATTAGCTGCTGTAATTAACGGTACAGGTAACTATGGTTACAATGCCGCTACAGAGCAATACGTAGACATGCTGGCAGACGGTGTTATCGATCCAACTAAGGTTGCTAAAACAGCCTTAGTGAATGCCGCATCAGTTGCTGGTTTATTGTTGACTACAGATTGTGCAATCTTTGATTTACCTAAAGATCCTAACAATCCACAGCCACAAATGCCTAATATGATGTAAAAATCAAGCATTAAGTAACATACCCGCCATGCCTCTTAACAATGCACACTTTGGCGGGTTTCTGCTGAAATAACTATAAATACAGTATAACGGAGATTTAAAATGACAGTTCATTTATTCGCACTTAGTTCACAAGGTACACACGTTGATGAAGTTTTAGCATCATTAAAAAGTAAAGATTTGGCAGTTGAGGCCCGTTTTACCGATTTAAACACTGACGCCCAAGAACTTCTTACTAAGCATAATTTAACAATTCAACCTGTACTGTTTGACATTAGCCATGTTGAAGGTCAAGATGTATTGACTAAGTTTGCTGAAGGTTCTGCAGTTTTATCTTTGACCGATGAACAAGTAGTCGCAGTTAAAGCCGCATTAGCAGTAGTAACAACTCCACCCGCTGAATAAGTTAGCATATACTAACATCGAACCCGCTGAGGCGGGTTTTTTGTTGACCATAAATTGCCAATATGCTATACTCTTAGTATGAAATATTTTGCATATGGTATGAATACCAATTTAGGCCAAATGGCCATCCGATGCCCGCAGGCCAAAAGTTTAGGCAAAGCGGTTTTATATAATCATGAATTTCGTTTTGCTCGTCACGCAGACATAATCGAAAATCCTGAATTTGCCACTCAAGGAGTCCTGTGGGAAATTACTCCTGACTGTGAATTGGCCTTAGATGCCCTAGAAGGTTATCCTACATATTATTTAAAGAAAATGGTTAATGTTTTCCATAATGGTCAATCAGTTAAATGTATGACCTATTATATGGCCGGCAAAAATATTGATGAATTTCCAAATGATGGGTATTTAGAAATGTTAATGCAGGGTTATCAAGAACACGGAGTAGATACTCAACAAATGTACGAAAGTTTATATTTGATCGATAATATCAAACAGCGTCAAATGGTATTAGAAAGCAAGTATTTTGATTCACTTAACTAAAGGATTATAATGAAACTCAAGAATATGATTATCGATAATGAATATAATGATGCTTTTCCAGAAGAACGAGAGTTTACGGATTGGGTTAATAATATCGATTATGAATATAATGAAGCGGATAATGTTCCAGCATTATCTGTAGATAATCGAGTTAATATTGTGTTGCATAAAGACAACACCGAAGATTATAGTCCGTTTAATACTTTAAATAGCTAAAATTTTGGTTGTGCCCAAATTGCCAAAATGCTATACTATGGGTATAGTAATTAACAAGGAGCGGCAATGCAAAACCATTTAGCAGATTTAACAGTTGAAGAATTGCAGAGTTATTTGAGCGATTTCCATAAAGACTTTTTTGGTTTCCGACCACGTTATGCTACTCCCGAACAATGGCGTGACCGTGAATATTTAGAAGCTTCAATCAATGCTATCCACAATCAAATGGATCGCTTGAAGGAAACCCGTGTAGGCCGTGATGAACTTCGTGCCAACGGTTGGGTAGTAGAGGAGGCAGATTTTGATGTATTGGAACAAGCCGAAGAGCTTGCTGATGCAGATGCAGTATACTATGGTGCTTGACCCATAATTGCCAAAATAGTATAATAGTTGTATTATTAATAAAGAAGGAGCTAGTATGTCAAACGTATCTTTTATTCGTATCAAAAGTGGTGCTTATCGCAACAAAGAAGTCAGCGGTGAGATTTTTCAATTAGTTGAGCAGTTTAAAACCACTGCCAAAGGTGCTTATGTCACTGTTAAAAATGGCGGACGTTTTCCTGGGTTCCCAGAAGACATTCGTGTTAAGGTTGACTCAATGAGTGACTATGAGTTCGTATCAGAGCAAGAGTTTGTTGATGCAGGTAATCAACCTGTCGCTGAAACTCAGGCATTAGAACTAGCACAAGAATCTGATGAAGAAGTGATTGAACGTATTCGTCAGCGTTTTGAAATTTTGGACGAGATGACTACTGCCGCTACTAACGGCGACATCCGTGCAATGATTGTATCAGGTCCCCCAGGAGTTGGTAAGTCCTTTGGTGTGGAACGTATTGTTGAGAAGGCCTGTTTGTTCGACATGGTTTCTGGTAAGCGTTTACGTGCTGAAGTTGTTAAAGGTTCTGCTACTGCATTAGGTTTGTATACTACACTTTACAAGTATTCAGATTCAAATTGCGTATTAGTATTTGACGACTGTGACTCAATTCTTGTTGATGACGTTGCACTTAACCTGCTGAAGGGTGCTCTGGACTCTGGTAAGAAGCGTAAGATTAGTTGGTTGTCAGACAGTAATATGTTGCGTCGTGAAGGCGTTCCAGATAGCTTCAACTTCAATGGCTCTGTAATCTTTATTACTAACCTTAAGTTTGATCAAATGAAATCACAGAAGTTGCGTGATCACCTGGATGCACTACAGAGTCGTTGCCACTACTTGGACTTGACACTTGATACTATGCGTGATAAAGTACTCCGTATTAAACAAATTGCCAAAGATGGTGAGTTGTTTGCTGAGTATGATTTTGAGCAAGCAGTACAAGACGAAATCATTGAGTTTTTGGAAGAGAATAAAAACAAGTTCCGTGAAATGTCGTTGCGTATGGCAATTAAGGTAGCAGATTTGCGTAAGAGTTTCCCACTTAAATGGAAGGCTATGGCTCAAGTTACTTGTATGAAAACGGCTTAAGAAATTTTTAGGTCAGAGCAAACTGGCCTAAATACTAGTGTACTGTAATTCACTCTAGCTCCTGAATTACAGCCGGTTTAAAGACCGGTTTGCCCCGGGTAGAAATACTCGGGGATTTTTTTGACTTTAAACTATAACTAGTGTATAATAACTGTATGCCTAATACTCTTTATTCTTATTCTCACGTTGAAGATTACATTGAAATTATTGCTGGATATCGTACACCTGCTGGCATAAACAAACAAAATATATTTCTTGTTGCTGAACCGAATGTTAGCCTGGCTAGATATGATGTTAAGGTTATAGAAAGTTTTGCTGGACAATGTCACAGTGGTCTAGGGTTTACTGATAAACAAGCGTCTTTGGCAGTAGCTCTGGTTACCAAATATGAAAGGCAACTGTTTAAACTTGGTGTAGACATTACACCCGTTAAAACCAATCCTGAATTTAGAATTCCTTTAAGGACCATTGACCGTACAGCTCGGGCATGGATAGAGGATGATCTTATCTGTATTAAGTTTCCATTTGATAACGAAATAATAGAATCAATTAGAACTGAAGGCAAGCAAAGTAAAGGCAGTATACATTGGGAGCATGGTAAAAAATACTGGGTAGCTGATCTAACTGAACCAAACGTAAATTGGGTTTATACTTTTGCCCAACAACATAAATTTGAAATAGATTCAACATTAAAAACGGCCATGGACCTATTGTTAGCCGAGGAAAAGAAACAGTACGGGATTGAACTACAGGCCACTGCTGATGCGTTGACCATTACCAATGCTCATGATGCATTAGTTGACTATGTCAATGATCGATTGGGCGGACTTGTTACAGACAATTTGCTTACACTAGTAGACAATGCACCTATCCTAGGATATACTGTAGACAATTTAATAAAAGAAGTGGTAATTGAAGCCTATGGTACACGTTTTTGGAGCCTATGTGCCAATCGTGAACTTAAAGTCGATCAATCATTCAACAGTAATTTAGTTAAAAGTATTGCTGACTATGCTACCGCTACAAATAGATTTCCTATATTTGTATATGAGCCTGATCTAAGCGATCGCTTACTTACCGAATTTAATAAACATTTTCCTGATCAAGTGCTGAGAGTCACTAACAATCAATTAGCGGATTTTGATTTTGATGTCAAAGTAATTTATACTACCAAAATTCCTCGCACACCCGTCGGACGTATTCCATTGATGATCAGTTCAGCTGGTATGATGTACGGCGGTGATCGCCAAATGTGGATTCAAACAGCCGAAAAGATTGTATACTTTACCAAGGATGTGTATAATAAACATTCCAAAGGACCCGAAGTTTGCAAGCTAAATTAATAATTCGAGACGAAGTAAATGTAAAGATTGAAGGACTAGATCTTGCTGATCGCACGGCGCTGGTAAAGAAGTTCAAGTATGAAATCCCAGGAGCACGTTATCAACCCTCAGTTCGTCTAGGACGTTGGGACGGCAAAGTGGCTTTCTTTCAATTAGGCGGTTCAAGTTACATTAACTTACTACCTGAAATCATTGAGTACTTAGAAAGTAAGAACTACGATATTGACGTAGAAGATCTACGAGATTACTCAACGGTCTTTGAGTTTAGTAAATTTTCAGAAGATACTTTTGCTGATCAAACATGGCCTGTGGGGCATCCACAAGCAGGTCAACCCATACATTTTCGTGACTATCAAGTTGAAATTATCAACAACTTCCTAAGTAATCCGCAGAGCATACAGGAAATTGCCACAGGTGCAGGCAAAACTATTATGACTGCGGCACTAAGCAAAAGCGTAGAGCCATATGGTCGTAGTATTGTTATTGTACCAAACAAAAGCCTAGTTACACAAACGGAAACAGACTACAAGAACCTAGGTCTTGATGTAGGTGTTTACTTTGGCGATCGTAAAGAATGGGGCAAAACACATACTATCTGCACCTGGCAAAGTCTAAACATTCTACTAAAAGCAACACAGGCCGGCACAGCAGAAGTAACTATCGGTGAATTCATTGAAGGCGTTGTTTTAGTTATGGTAGATGAGGTACACATGGCCAAAGCTGATGCACTAAAGACTTTACTCACTGGAGTATTTGCCCGTGTTCCTCTGCGTTGGGGTTTAACAGGGACGATACCTAAAGAAGATTATGAACGTGTTAGTTTATTATGCAGTCTAGGACCAGTCGTAGGTAAACTATCCGCTAGCGAACTTCAAGAAGCAGGGCACTTAGCTAACTGCCATGTAAATATAGTACAGATGGTAGATCATGTTGAATACCGTGATTACCAAAGCGAACTTAAATACTTAGTGACCAACGCTGAACGTGTTGCTTACCTGGCTAAGATGATTGATTCAATTAAAGAATCGGGTAATACACTTATCTTAGTTGATCGTATTGAAACAGGTAAATTGTTACAAACAGAATTAAGCACATTGTTTAGCCTAATTAAAGGTGACAAACCTGACGTAGCATTTGTGAGTGGTGCTACCAAAGCTGGGGATAGAAAAGATGAATACGATGAGATTGCGACAAGTACTAATAAGATTATTATTGCTACTTATGGTGTCGCCGCTGTTGGTATTAATATTCCTAGGATTTTTAATCTTGTGCTGGTCGAACCGGGTAAATCCTTTGTCCGTGTTATCCAATCGATCGGGCGTGGTATACGCAAGGCGGAGGACAAAGACTTCGTACAAATCTGGGATATTACAAGCACCTGCAAATTCGCAAAAAGACACTTGACTAAACGCAAGCAGTTCTACAAAGAAGCAAACTATCCTTTTACAATAGAAAAGACTGATTGGCAATAGGTTGCTATTTTCTAACCTATCCTATACAATAACACTATGAGAATATTAACACTTGATAACACAGCATATCCGATGAATCAAATTCCTGACGAAGTTGACGAAGTTCGCTTTTGCGTATTAGATAACAGTAATCCAAAAGAACCCGATTACTTTTATATACCACTGATTTTTCTAGAAAGTTTTAATAGTCCAGCACTGGTCCTGCGTATCGGTGAGAACACTATACGTATGCCAGTGGATTGGCAAATCTTAATTGGTGAGCCAGACTTTGGTGATCTAGAAGTAGTTCCATTAACGTCAATTAATGATCGTGGCTTTTCTGTGTTTACATTTAATCCACTTACCAGCTTCCGTCCAGAATTTCATCCTGTAGAAATTGTAGACATTTATCAAGATGTTAAATGGTATTTTCCTAAACTCAGACCCGGACAACTATTAGCTATTCCATTGACCGAGGGAGATAAACCCATGTGTGCATATTTTATTAAAGATATCTCACGCCAAAGTGAGGTCATTAACTACGGCAAGGTATGGTAAAGTGGGACGACTTAAACCTGGCGCCACTTATGTATATGAACGGGCTAATGGGGTAACCTATGCCAGGGAAATGGGAGCTCCATCTAACGAACGTATAGTAATTGGTTGGGACTACGAAGTTCAACAAAAAATGATGTTGGATGAATGGAACCGTATACTCGAAGCCGCCAAACAAAATCCCGCTTTACAAGAAGCTGTTGATCGTGTTAAAGTAATATACGAACTCACTAGAGATCCTAACAAAGAACCTCCCATGTGGCACCCAGTATGACACAGATCTTTTTGACATTTGGCGATAGTTGGCCGGCAGCAGTCAAACTGTCCGATAAGTCACCGTATGATTGCCGATGCCCTAATAAGTTGGATTAAACAATGACAGTAGATAAATTAGATATCAAAAACGAAATGGCGCAGTTTGATCGTAAGAACCGTGGGTTCTATGACAGTTTATCTGATGAAGAAAAGAAAAAGTTTAGCCCTTTTCTAATGATTCGTTGGGGTAGTGCTGTGGGCGGTAGCTCAGATCTACAAGCCTACTATCTAATGAGCTGTAATGAAAATCTAAACAAGCACTTCTTTGACGTTAATACCACACAGCATAAAAAACTACAATGGTTAATGGCCACGACTGTCAGTCCGGGTATGGGACAACAGTATCATCAGTGGATAACTAATAAGAAAAAAACTACTACTGATAATAAAGCAGTCAAATTCCTACGTGAATTACATCCACATTTAAAAGATGAAGATCTTAAACTGATGAGTGAAATCAATACTAAAGATGATCTCAAAGACTATGCACGTGGCTTAGGTTGGGCAGATAAAGACATTAAAAAAGACCTATGAATATCTTAATTAATGGTTGTAGTTTTATGGACAACTATTACTACAAAGAGCAATTTGCACACGAGTTAGGTGGCTCGGTTGTGAATCTGGCTAAACCTGGTAGTTGTAATCGCCGTATCATTAGAACTACAGTGGACTACATAGAACAAAATCCCATTGACATTGTTATTATAGGATTAACCTTTTACGATCGACAGGAAAGTCCGTTTGTTAACAAAGAAGATCCCTGGGTCAGTTACAATAGTCAAGGTATGCAAGCAGTATTTTCAGATCCAGCAGACTACTCTAGTATTACCGAACACAAACTCATTGGTGATTATATCTTGAGTCGGTATCGTTACGATATTAATGAGCACTATTTGGATGCCCTAAAATTAGATCTTAGGATGTTTGCCGCTTACTTACGTGAACGATCCATTAAGTTTTGCATATTCAATACCTGCGACAGACACATGTCCACAATTGGCAATTTGGGTCCAGAATTCGTACCATTTGAATTTATTGGCAATGCCTTTTTGCAACAGTCGGGCTGTGAGTGTATGGAGCAAGATCGAAATTTACCCCTCAATGCTAGACATCACTATGGTAAAGATGTTATAGTGTTAGTTAAACATCTAGTGAATTATATTAATGAGTTATAAGTGTCGTTATTGCGAAAAGACTTTCAGCAAGGAATCAACCCTGGCTGTGCATCTCTGTGAACAAAAACGCCGTTGGCAACAGGAACGGGAAGTCGGTGTACAACTAGGACTTAAGGCATACCTGCGCTTTTATGAAATGACACAGGGCTCAGCTAAATTAAAATCGTATGAAGACTTTGTGAAGTCGCCCTACTACAATGCTTTTGTCAAATGGGGACGTCATATGGTAGCCATACGTGGAGTTAATCCTCCGCAGTTCTTAGAATGGCTACTGAAAAATAACAAAAAGATTGACCACTGGTGTAAAGACAGTTTTTATGTTGAATATTTACACGAGTATTTAAAACGTGAAGCAGTACAAGACGCACTAGAACGTGCCTTAAAAGAAATGGAATCGTATGCAGATGAACATCCAGAACTCAAAAATGGTCTTGTGGACTATTTTAAATACGGCAATAGCAATCGCATTTGTCATCATATCGCCACTGGTAGGGTTAGTCCTTGGATTGTATTTAATTGTGATAGTGGACACGCCTTCCTGGATTCGCTCACTGATGAACAAGTACAAATAATACTACCTTGGATAGATCCTGATTTTTGGCAAAGAAAATTTAAAGACTATATGGCTGATACTGAGTGGGTTAAAGATATACTACAAAGGGCAGGCCTATGAAATTTCGTTCAGACATCGACATCGACTTCCCAGATCGTGAGCGGGCACTGGCCTTGCTTAAAACTACTCCGGCGAGTATCTTACGTGATGGCCGATTAATTCGTCACAATACTGGAGTGTACCCAACTTCAATTCCCGTGGATCCATTTACTGGTGTTGCCAGCATTGATTATGAATCTGCTGAAGACCGCGGCTATGCTAAACTAGACTTTCTAAATGTATCATTATATACGCAGATAAAGAGTGAAGAACATCTACAGGCATTGATCGATCAAGAACCAGACTGGGCCAAACTCTATGATCCAGAATTCTGCGGAAAACTTATACACATTAACAATCACTACAAGACTTTAATTCAAATGCCCGAAGCAGTAACTAGTATTGCCCGCATGGCCATGTTCCTGAGTGTTATTAGACCTGCAAAGCGTCATTTAATAGGCAAAACATGGCGGGAAGTAGCAGAAACTGTGTGGGAAAAGCCCACAGATGACAGCTATTACTTCAAACGTAGCCATTCTGTGGCCTACAGCCACTTAGTTGTAGTCCACATGAATCTTTTATCTGAGCAAGAACGTAACGGCATGTGATTTTTTGATTTAGTATAAATAAAGTTATACTAAGGAAAAGTTATGTCTCGTAAAGGTTGTCCAAATAAAGTTCATTCAGGTATACGCTACCCGCGGAAATGTGAGCATTGCGATTATATCTCAAATAATCCGTCTATGTATCATTATCATAAACAAACCCACAACCCTATACCGCCTAATCAACTATGTGATCACGGATGCAATACTCTTGCATTATTTCGAGGAACTGGCGGAAAATACACCTGCCTTAAGAATGCACATCATTGCCCAGAATATATCAAGCAACATTCTATTAGAATTGCTAAACAATGGGAAGGTGCAACCAAGCGGAAAGAAGCAACGAAAGAATCATTAATAAAAAGATTACACAATGAAGAAACTCATAATAAATTAAGAATGACACTTAGGAAGAAATGGGGAGATTTTACTCCTGAGCAAATGAAAGATTTCCGCCACTATGCCCGACGAATACGCAGTCGAGCACAAAAATGGGCAAAAGAACAAGGATATGTATTAGGTCAGCAGACATATCATGTGGACCATAAATTGAGTGTATTTGATGCGTGGAAAGCAGGACTGTCTGAAAGTATAGTAAATCATCCTGCAAATTTACAAATACTTGAAGCAAAGCAAAATAGTAGTAAAGGTTCTAAAAGTAGTATTACTATAGATGAGTTATTAAAACTTATTAACTAACCTTGCGGATAAGGGTAATTGATTTACGCTTTGATCGTTTAGTAGCCATTTCTTTAAGGCTCACATAAGGGCCCATCTTTATTTCAACGTCTTTACTATTCATAGTACGTAGGCACCCTTTAAAAACAATCCAATCTGCTTTTAGAAACACATTAATAGGTATTAACCTATTTGATTCCCACCACCAAGTTTCTCCCAAATTTAGAAAAACTCGCTTGAGTTCTGCGTCCTTCAGAGCACCAAAATCATAAATTGTTGTGATAACTTCGTCTGAATTTTGTATGATACCAATGTAGTCATTACCGCCGTAGGTAACGTGGCTTAGGTATGGGTACTGACTTAATAGTTGCTTGTAGTGTTCTTCCACGTTATCCGATAAATATGTTAAAGACGAGCAAATTAAATGATTACTGTCAAAGCATATTTATACCCAAATACAGCCGTGGTTCAAGTTTTTGATCCTACGATATTTACTACAAGGAATCGCCAAGTGTACAGCCGACCAATTAAAGTTTACCAAGGAGTAGACAATCCTATACAAGTTACTATAATGAATCAGGACCAAAAACCTGTGAATTTAACAGGCAGTACTGTGACTGCAAGTATACAGGATCCCACAAATCAATTGACTATTAAAAGTTATGCTGTAACTTTTGTTGATATTACAAAGGGGCAGGGCAATTTTACATTTGATGCAAATACTATTAATAGCTTAGAACAACGTTTTTATAAAATAGCATTTAGTACTACAGTTACAAGTACAGATGTAACTAGCCCAGTTTACATTGATGACAACTATGGTGTTCCTTTGGACTTAGAAGTTTTACCGGCTTACTATAGTACAACCGTAGCTCCTCCGTTAAGCGACACATACTCAATTGATGGCGGAACACTATAACGGTATGGCAAATCTTAATATTAATCAGATTTTAATTAAACGTGGTAACACACTTACCATTGGTTCCTACACGGGTCCGGCTGGCGAATTAGTATTAAACACAGAAACACATCAACTAGTTGCACAAGATGGAGTAACTCCTGGCGGCCACTTAGTCACAGGTGATGTATTACCAATTCAAGCTAACTTAAACACACTTCAAACAGAAGTGGCTAACATAGCCGGTATTACAGGTAATGTTACTCAACTTGAACAATTTTTTGCCAATGTAAATTTAGAAGAAATTAATTCTGCTATATCAACACTACAAGCCGGCGGATATGGTAATGCTAACGTGGCTGTATATTTGCCACACAATTCAACTATTGCGGCTATTAATGCAAACATTGCAGCTGCTAATGCCGCAATCATTACTGCTAATACCTCATTAAAAGGTTATACTGATTACCAAATTAGTACAGCAATCAATAACTTAATTAATTCTGCTCCCGGTACCTTAGATACCTTGGGAGAAATAGCCGCTAATTTAGCTGCTGAAGGTAGTGCCATTGGTGCAATTACAAATAGTATTACAAGCATCAATGCTAATGTAACCGCGGCCAATTCTGCAATAGTTACAGCCAACACCGCAATGAAAGGTTACGTTGATAGTGTAACTACAGCTTGGACTGCTAATGCCGCTATTCAGCAGACTTCAATTAATATAATTAACGCAAATATAACCGCTGCAAACTTAGCAATTGCCGGTTTACAAAGTAATGCCGCCGTACAAGAATCAGAAATTTCTGGATTACGTGCCAACATTATTGCGGCCAATATATTAATTGCAGCCGCTAGCGGAACTTATAGTAATGCCAATGTTGCAAGTTATTTGGTTGCTAATCCCCAACCAGGAACATACAGTAACACTAACGTGTCTGCCTACATCGCCGGTAACTTGTCTACTATAAATTCTAACGTAACAGCTGCTAATTTGGCAATCTCTACACTACAAGCCAACGTAGGATCTTTCTATACTTGGGCCAACACAAATTTTGGCACAAGTAGTTATGCTAACTCTAACGTAGCAGGTTACTTAGCAGGTAATATTACTGTAGGTAATTTAATAACTACTACGGCCAATGCCACGACATTCAAAGGTACTAACTTTGTTTATGCAAACGGTGTGAGTATACTAACTGGTATCGGCGGAACATACAGTAATTCCAATGTAACTGCTTACTTGTCTGCCGGAACAGACGCAACTATTCTTGGTTTGGTGGCTAATACTACTGCTGCCAATTTGGTTATAGCAGGCCATACTACAAGTATTAATACTATTAACTCTAACATTGGTGCATTTGAAATATTCAGCAATGCAAACACCGCAGGCTTGTATAATAGTATTACGGGTGCCAATACTGCAATACAAAATTTAAATGCCAATATTGGTGCGTATGAAACTTGGGCCAACGCCAACGTTGTTGGTTTATATAATAGTATAGTTGCTACCAATGCAAACGTAACAGCGGCAAACTCAGTTATAGCCGGACATACCACAAGTATTAATACTATTAATGCTAACATTGGTAGTTATGAAAATACAACTAATGCTAACATTGGTTCAATTTACAACACAGTAACTACACATACCACTTGGTTAGGTAACTTGCAGGCTAATGTTTATTCTAACAACAACGTTTCTGCGTATTTAACAGCTAATCCGCAGGCAGGTACTTATAGTAACACTAACGTAACCGCTTATTTAACCACAGCAACAATTACAACCACAGGTAATATCACTGCTAGTAACTTAACAACCGCAGGTACATATACAGTGGGTAGCATCACCACAACAGGTAGTTATGGTAACATTACTGGTGCTAATGTTATATCTGCTAATACATTACAAGTAAGTAACGGTATATTCTGGGCCAATGGCACAGCTTGGTCAAGCACCAGTAGTGGTACAACTTATAGCAACGCCAACGTAACTGCATATCTGGCTGCCGGCACAGACGCAACTATCCTTGGTTTGGTGGCTAATACTACCGCTACCAATAGTGCTATATCAACATTACAAGCCAACGTAGGATCATTCTATACATACGCTAACGCTACATATACAGGCGGCGGTAGCTCTACATACAGTAACGCCAACGTAGTTGCAATGTTGGCCGCTAACACCGCAGTCTTTATTGGTAGCGTTGGTAATGTAACTGCGACACCATTACAGGCCAACATCACACAGGTATTTGTTGGCAATGCAACAACTATCACCCAAGGCGGAGGATCAGCACTAGGCACAACTTATATATACAATAACTTGTACTTTGGTGCCAATGGTTCATCATACTATCGCAATACACAAAGTACTGGTGCCGCAGCCGTGGCAATGTCTGGCACTGGTGGATTTTTATTCACGGGCACAAGTGGCTCAGTAACAGCCAATGCTGTTAACGGTTCAGGTTTATGGGCCACAATCAACGGTTCGGGAATATCTACATCAAACAGTCTTGGTATTACCTCAGCAGGTGCGTTAACAGCGGCCGCCGGCCTAGTACTTAATACCAGTGCTACAATCACAACCAACCAAACTACTGCCACAATATTCAATGGCACAGCCACTACAATTAACATGGGTGGAGCCGCAACTACAATCAACCTAGGTTCTGCCACAGTAGGCGGTGCAGGTAGTAACGTATTTGTTGGTAATGCTATTGGAACCAGTAGTGGTAATTTAACAGTTCGTGCTTTTGGTACATTTAATAATCTTACTACCTATGCTGGCGCTGGCGGATATAACAGTCCTCCGTATACTAACCAATCACTAACAGGTGGTTCGGGTACAGGAATGACAGCAAGTTATGGTGCCACTGGTGGTTACCCTAACAGTTATGTTGTAACCAACCCTGGCTTTGGGTATAAAAATGGTGACGTCTTAACTTTACCGGGTGGCCTTGGCTCCACTGTTATACTGAGTAACTATAATTCTAACTATACTGGTCAGGGTCTAGCCAACTATAACTTTGGTATGGATGGTAACTTGATATTACCGGGTAATATGTTCCATCCTTCTAACTCTGCTATATACGGCGACTTTACTAATAGCACAGTAAACTACAGAACTGTATTCCGCCCAACTGCGGCTAACAGTAATCCTGGTATCTATGCAGCACCAACTGGTACTGGTACAGCTGCAAGTTGGCAGGCCGCTAACAACAGTAGTTTAACAAACGCAAGTAAAATATTAATTGCCACAAACGGTACCACAGATGTTCAGCTTGTTTCAGGTATCAATGGCACAGGCACATACTTGCCATTAAGCTTCTTGACCAGTGGTACAACACAGATGCAGTTGGATGTGGGCGGTAACTTATTAATGGTTGCTGGTGGAAACATTAACACTACAGGTAACATTTATGGTGGTAACGTAATCGGTAATCAATATGGTAATAGCATTGGTACAACTGCAACTTATACTGGTAACGTCACAGCCAACTACTTTGTAGGTAATGGTGCGGCACTAACTGGTATTAGTACAGTTGGTAACATCTATGGTACACAACCTAACGTTACCTTGGTATCCGGTAGTTATTCGTATGTGTTTGACAATACTGGTAACTTAACTATACCTGCCAATGGCGACCTTGTGATGAACACTGGTGGTACAATTGGTACAGTGGTAGGAACTAATGCTAACATTACTATCAACCCAGATGGATCAGGTTGGTTGGTAGCCACAAGCATTACTCCTGCTTGGTTCGGTAATACTGTTACTATTGTTGGCAATTTAACAGCCGGTAACATTACTGGCACACAATACGGTAATAGTGTTGGTACTACTGCAACATACAGCGGCAATGTAACTGCTGGTAATGTTATTACTGCTGGCGCTAGTGGACCTAAGACTCGTTTCTTGTGGGACACTTGGCAAGCTAATTCTACATCGGCATTGAGTGCATTTACTCCAAGTGGTACTATTGGTGGAAATGCTACATGGGATAGCACTCAGGCTTACGGATTAAAACTAACTACTACTTCTACTTCACAATCTGGCTACATTAACTGGAATAGTAGTACAGTCAATTATAACTATGATATGGTTATAACTGCTAGTATTGGTGCTAGTGGAGGCACTGGTGCCGACGGACAATGGATCTACTTTGGATCTAATGCTGCCATAACAGGTAATCCCGGTAATACCAACACTTATGGTGGTATTGCAGTTATGAACCATTATTATAGTAGTGCAAGTCAATTTGAAGTTTATGTTGGCGGCACACAAACTAATATTCCCTATATTGGTAACGGTAACTATGTAACATCTGGAGTTACATTATGGAACGCCAGTTACACCAGTTTCTATAATCTAACACTGAAAATACGCAAGATACAGAACGGCAACCGTATGTTAGAAGTATATATCAATGAAATATATCAAGGATCGGTTAACATTGGTAGTTGGACTCCGGCTGGAAATTACTTTGGTGTAGCGGCATACACTGGAGGATCTACTGCTCAAAACTGGGTACGTCAACTAAGAATAGACTGGTAATATGATCATTCGAGGTGCTACACTTTACAATGTTGGTTTTGTACAGGATCAATTACCATTTGTTACAGCAGGTACAATGTTGTATCTTGATGCTGGCCAAACTCGTAGTTATTCGGGTTCAGGTACAACTTGGACAGATCTGAGCTCAAACACCAATAATGCCACAATCACTGGTAGTCCGCCTTTTACCAGTGCAGGTACTGCTAGCTATTTTTCGTTTAACGGCGCCGGCACACAATATGCTAGTACACCAACTGGAAAGTATAACACCACTTACACAGGTAAGACTACATTTTTTGCCGCAAGAATGAACGCCAGTTTTGGTAGCGGTCTCTATCGCTGTTTGTTTGGATCTGCTAGCGGCAGTAGAAACTTTAACACATACATATATTCGCCAAGCTCGGGCACTTACGAACTACACGGTAGTTTTGGCAGTGGTGCTATTTTATCAAATCCTCTATCGTTAACAACTGGGCAATGGTTTACTGTAGGAGTTACTCAGGACGCCAGCGGAAATATGACAGGTTATTTTAACGGACAGTCTGTATATTCTGCCACAGGACAAACACTAGCACAATGGTCCAGCAACGGTGGCGAAGTAGTTGCTTACAGTGATAATTATTGGTACGGAGATATTGCAGTAACGGCAATATACAGTCGAGCATTATCTGCCGCCGAAATGTCACAGAACCATTCGGCTGTTAGATTGAGGTACGGCGTATGAACATAGGTGGCGGAATTAATATTGGTGGTGGTATAACCTTAGCATCAGAACTAAGTTACGTTACTGCTGGTCTACAACTGCACTTAGACGCTGGTAATACCTCTAGTTACCCTGGCACTGGTTCAACCTGGACTGACTTAATTGGCAGTAAAGCATTTACTCTTTCTGGATCGCCTACATATAGTAGTGCCAATGGCGGCTACTTAAACTTTGTACCAAGTAGTAGTCAGTATGCTTATAGCTCTACAAGTTTATCATCATTATCAAATTGGACTGTAGAGGTATGGCACTACTACACAGGCACTAACACAGGTGCAGATCCTTGTATTATTACAGAACAATACCCCGGTGTTACTAGCAAGATCAACTTTAGTTTAGGTAGTGATACCACCAGCGGTTCTAGTAATTTGCAAAATGGATTCTGGGATGGTACGTGGCACGCCACTTCTAGCACTTATACATTGCCTTCAATTGGGTGGTATCACATTGTGGGAACTTATGATGGTACAACTATTAAACTTTTCGTAAATAATACACAGGTAAGCTCTCAAGCCTACACAGGCACATCTACTACGTCACAATCTGGCATAGTGTTGATGCGCCGTTGGGATCTTGGCGATTATTGGGGAGGCAGATTAAGTGTAGTTAGAATCTACAACTCAGCATTAACAAACCCACAAATTAATCAAAACTTTACAGCACAACGTAGCCGATTTGGTATTTAATACATTGATTTAATCCAAAAATTCTGCTATACTAGCGAGAATGTTGAACTCTATTCGCGACTAAACAGTTTGCTTTAACTGTAAGTTGGATAAATATATGTATGAAATACATATACCTTATTACTTCCCCATCTGGTAAACAATATGTTGGCCAATCAAAAGTTCCTGTAGATAGGAAAATTAAATCATATATCAAGTTAGAAAAATATATTAAATCTAATCGATTAATAGCAAATGCTATTAAAAAGTACGGCTGGGATAATATGAAGTTTGAAATTATTGAACAAAATCAAGATTGGACATTAGAACAACTAAACGAAAGAGAAATATTTTGGATAGCAAAATATAATACTTTAGTTGAGGGGTATAATATGACCCCCGGTGGGGAAGGTGTAGACTCTGAATGTGCCCGCCAAAATGCTACAAAACACCACGCTAATATGACAGAAGAAAAGAAAAAAGAGCGAGCACATAATTGTAGTAAAGGCCAACTAAAACGATTTGAAAAAAACCCCGAATCGGACAAAACTAAAAAAAGAAAAAGTGATTCGCATAATGGGTCATACCGAATTGAAGCACCAGATGGCAGAGTTTGGGAAACTAAAATTGGATTAAAAGGCTTTGTTGAAAAACATAAAAAAGAAATTGGAGTGGATTACTGGAGGTTGTTCGGAGCCTATAGAAAGTGTTATAATAACACAACTGTGGTGCGTAAAAGAAAAGATAACAACAACTGGAAAGTAACAAGACTTGATCAATCAAATAGCTGACGCTACAATCAATCTTTGGAAGTCAGGCAGGAAAACAAAGACTAATTCAAGTTCGGGATGGATTTCGGGCAATGCCGTCTGTTGTCCTCACAATGGCGAATCCGCAGATACTCGTGGTCGCGGCGGATTTATTGTAAACAAAGACTCAGCAATATCATATTCCTGTTTTAACTGTAATTTTCGTGCTTCGTACACACCAGGTCGTCACTTGACCTACAAGTTCCGTAAATTGTTGTCCTGGTTGGGTGCCGACGAAAACACCATCAAGCGATTAGTTATCGATGCTATTCGTATCCGTGAATTAGTAGCGCCCGAAACATTAGTAGAAGTAGAAGAAGCTGAGCCTATTAACTTTAAGGCCAGACCCTTACCCCAAGAAGCACAAACATTCGTTGGTTGGGAATCTTGGTATACCCTAAAAGATTCTGATGTGCATCAAGAGTTCCATGATGCAGTTATATATACAGCCGCTAGACGTATTGATTTAAATCGTTATAATTTTTATTGGACGCCGGAAACACAAAACAACTTACATCGTCGAGTGATCATTCCTTTTACTTGGCGCAATCAGGTCATAGGTTATACTGCTCGCGCCCTGTATGAAGGAATCAAACCTAAATATTATAACAGTCACGAACCTGGTTATGTGTTTAATACTGATCAGCAACACCCAGATGCCAAGTTTGTTATTGTATGTGAAGGACCGTTTGATGCCATGGCCATAGATGGTGTTGCTATCCTGGGCAATGAATGCAGTGAAATACAAGCAGACATCATTGATAGCCTAGGTCGTGAAGTTATTGTAGTGCCTGATGCAGATAAGGCCGGCGCAAATTTGGTAGACAAGGCAATTGAATACGGTTGGAGTGTTAGCTTCCCTGTTTGGCAGGAATCTCATAAAGACGTATCAAGTGCAGTAGAAGCGTATGGTAAACTATTTGTTATTAAGAGCATATTAGAAGCAAAACAATCTAATAGATTAAAAATTGAATTACGTAAAAAGAAAATATACAATTAACAATGAATCATCGATTTTATAAATCTCAACTAATAACAATAATAGATGAATACGATCTTCGTATGAGAATTAATATCGACCTATTACTAACATTTTATCTTGTACACCATTTCAAATCATCAAACATACTTGAAATTGGTTTTTACCAAGGCAAAACATTTGCAGCATTCGTTGAAGCAACATTACCAGGTAGTCAATTAACTGCTATTGATTCTGATTTGCAACTAACCGTTTTTAACAAGTATTACAAAGATAGCAAATACACACAAGATAAAATAATTAACCTAATAGAAATACCAAGTGAAGATTTTAATAGCGCAGAAAAATACGATTTTATAAATGTAGATGGCAATCATAATTACCCAAATGCATTCAATGATATAATGAAATCTATACTGTTAATGAATCAAACTGGTATATTAATGATAGATGACTATAAATGTCTTGGTGTTGATCAATCTATTAACAAGTTAATTACTATGAATACTGGGTTTGTTCCTTTTATGATTAGTGAACAAACTAGTTGGTGGCACCATAATTCACACGATGCAACAGAATTTTTAGACGTAATATTAGAAAAAACAATTTCTCCTTTTTGCTCTCTATACAATAATAAATATAAATCCTTTGATGTTAAAGAAATTAAATGTATGCCAGCAATAACCAAACATGATGATGTATTTAAATTAATATGCGAAAAATATAAACTATGACCACAGACTATACACCAGAATTACAAAAATTATTTTTAGAAATGATGATACAAGACGCACAGAGTTTTGTGCGTGTACAAAATATTTACAATCCGGAAAACTTTGATCGCAGTCTTAGAGAAGCAGCTAAGTTTATTGCTAGCCACTCAGCTGAATATAAAACACTTCCTACTGTGGAACAGATTAAGGCTGTAACTGGGGTAGAACTTAGACCAATTCCTGATACAGTAGAAGGACATCAGGAATGGTTTATGAAAGAGTTTGAGGGGTTCTCACGCAAAGAAGAACTATCACGTGCTATTCTTAAAGCCGCAGACTTATTGGAAGAAGGTGACTACGATCCTGTAGAAAAACTTATTAAAGATGCAGTACAAATTAGTTTAACTAAAGATCTAGGCACAGATTACTTTGCTGACCCGCATGCACGTATTGACAAATACTTTAACTCTGGCGGACAAGTAAGCACAGGTTGGCCGCAAATGGACAAGATCTTGTACGGCGGATTTAGTCGTGGCGAACTTAATATCTTTGCTGGTGGCTCGGGTTCGGGTAAATCACTTGTTATGATGAACATAGCATTAAGTTGGTTGCAAGCAGGACTAAGCGGTGTTTACATTAGTTTAGAACTCAGTGAAGAACTAGTAGCATTGCGTACAGATGCTATGTTAACCAGCATGGGTACAAAAGATATTCGAAAGGATATTGACACTACAGAACTTAAAGTTAAAATGGTGGGTAAGAAGTCTGGCAAGTATCGTATTAAAGCATTGCCAGCACAGAGTAATGTAAATGATATTCGTAGCTTTATTAAAGAGTATCAAATTCAAACAGGCAACAAAGTAGACTTTATCATGTGCGATTATTTAGACTTAGTAATGCCAGTATCAGTTAAAGTCAATCCCAATGATCAGTTTATCAAAGACAAGTATGTAGCAGAAGAATTGCGTAACTTATCGCAAGAGCTAGGTGTGCTGTTAGTAACAGCTAGTCAGTTAAATCGTTCGGCAGTTGAAGAAATTGAATTTGACCATAGTCATATTGCAGGTGGTATTTCAAAGATTAATACAGCAGATAACGTGTTTGGTATCTTTACAAGTCGTGCTATGAAAGAACGTGGACGCTATCAAATCCAGTGTATGAAGTCACGTAGCTCAACTGGTGTGGGACAAAAGATTGACTTAGAGTACAACATTGAAACTATGCGTATTACTGATCCGGGACCTGATGCACAAGAAAGTAGTGGAGGTTATGGTAAGCCTGCCTCAAGTATTTTGAATCAAATTAAAACTACAACTACAGTAAATAATGCGTTGCCACAGCCAAAAGACGGATGGAATCTAGGGGCAGATACAGCCCCGCCACCAAATAGTAGTGTTGAAAGCACTAAACTTAAACAAATGCTAGCGGGTCTAAAATCCAAATCAGATTAAATCCATATAAATATAACATAAACTGGAGTATATCTTGCAAAAGCGAGCACGTAGCATATTAGACGAACTAGACACGTTGCTAGTACACAAAGATCGTGAGAATCTTGTGGAAAGCCGTGCCACCCATGTTATACAGGGTGCTATCAATCTAATCAATTATATACGTGAAAACTACGATCCTGCACAAGCCGACGAATTAGAACGCAGACTACTTAACTCAATCCGCGGACAAGATCCAGAAAAATTTAAGCGTGGTGTCAGGAGAATTCGCGGTGAAAATTAATGAAGTAATTCAAGAAAGTCTATCTGATTTTTTTAGCAATTGGAGCCAAGCAAAAACTCAGGCCAATTGGGCCAAAGGTGGCGCCAAACAATGGCATGCAGCTCAGCGTGCTAAAGAAAAACAAGATCAAGAACAACATCAAGCACATCAGGCACAGCAGCAAACACCACAAGGTCAAACAACAGCCGGTGGTACAGTCAGTCGTCTGGGACCAGATTGGAAAGACACTTCGTTAGGTATCAGCATTAAACCAGCAACACAAAAAGACCCCACTTTTGCATACTACCAAAAGAAATATTATATATTAGACAATCTTGGTCGATGGCTAACTTCCAATAAACGTCCGGCGCCTGATACTTTATCAGCGTTACTAAATCAAGCATTAGAGCAAACATAATGTATCTATATGAAGGCGGCAATGTATTTGACAATACTAGTGCAGTGGCACGAGATAATGTTGCCACGGTAGTGGATACAATCAAGCGTGAGCTACCTAGCGGTTTACAACGTCAAGTGATGGCAGACATTGGTTCTGCTGGATATAAAGTAGAATCTGGCGACATTGATTTATTTTTAGATCAGGCCGCAACAGTAAAGAACTTTGGTGTAGAAGATGAGAAGCAGGCCAAACAAGCTCTAGCTCGGTACTTCCAAGCCAAAGGGTATCAAGTAGCAGTAAAAGGTCGCAACGTACACGTTGACGTGCCTTACAAAACCGCAGATGGTAAACAAGCATACGCACAGGTTGACCTAATGGTTATACCTGATGCTAAACGTGTAGCAGATTGGCATCAACATGGTCCACGTGGCATGTATGATGATCCGCAATTCAAAGGTAGTCAGTTGTTTATTCTATTAAACAGTATTGGTAAGTTTTTAGGTCTTAAAGTAGATGCATTTGGTGGTACAGTTATGCGCCGGGACGACAACACAGTGATTGCAGACACCCGTGAAGCAGCAGCAAAAGTACTCTTGAACCCAGGCGCCCATGCAAGTGATTTAAATTCAGTAAGTTCAGTATTACGTGCATTACAAGGTGACCCCGACCGCGAAGGTAAATTGGCACAGGCTAAACAAGACCAAGCCAAGGGGTTACTGACTCTTCCAGAAGATGCAACACCGGGAACAGCCGCTTGGTTCCGTAAGTTAGGTCATGTAGTATGAAAATCCGCGACATAGTAGTAGAAGGCGGATATGCTAGTACACTAACACAAGGAACTAAAATAACACCCAAGACTGTTGAACTGGTAGCAGAATCTCTATTCCCAAAATTTGTTGCACAGTTTAATACGTTTTTAAAATCTAAGAATTTACCACCAGTGGTTGGTGGAGGTCCTGTTGGTAGTGCTTTTTATTATAAGCGTGATTTAGTATCTGATCCCGACAAAGAGTACGGCGACATTGACCTACATTTTTTTATTCCACGTATTCCTGACCTAACTGATGCTGCTAATGCCAGCACGTATGCTTCAGCTGTAAAAGAGTTTGCTGATGCAACACCAGGCATTACTACAGAGTCAGGTCGTAATGTTGTTTTTCGAGTAGGCACAGGTTATGTACAAATTGATCTAGTAATGGCCTACTATGAAAATCGAGAGTGGTTATCGGCTCTGACACCTGAGCACGGAGTTAAAGGTGTTATCAGTGCAACTGTTTATTCCAGTCTTGCTGAATATTTAAATCTAAGCATCAGCACCAATGGAGTGCAGGCCAAACTACGTGATGGCAAACCTGTCAGTTTTAGACAAAGTAAAAATACAGAACTAGTAACAGTGAGTAAAAATCCCCAAACTTGGGCCATTGATGTTGCTAAGTTTGTTCTTAAAACACAAGGTATTGATAATCCAAAATTAAGTAAAGATTTGGCTCAATCATCTGGTACTAATATAGAAGATATTAAAATTGCTGATATTATTCAAGCAGTTAAAGCCATTGGTCATACCTTAGAATTAAATGGTGTAGATTCCTACGATAATTTTATAAGTAATATAGTAAGAATATACACTGATAAAATTACTGCCGCTATTGCTAGTAGCAAGTTTGAAAAAGACACTACAGGACGAGCTGAGGCAGATAAGAAAAAACTACAGCAAGGCCTTGACATGGTTCAAGGACTATTTAGATGAAATTAGATTTTATTAACTCAATCCTAGTTGAAGAACGTACTGGTGCTCAACCGCATCCAGAGGACACTATCTTTGATGGAGCCGCGGCGGCCAAACAAATGCTAGGAGCACTACAGGATGTTATTAAAAATCCAGGATCTGTCACAATTAAATGGGACGGATTTCCTGCACTGGTATTTGGTCGATTACCTAACGGTCGTTTTACTGTGCAAGACAAATATATGTTTGACAACAATTTTTTTGCAGACAGCCCTGCCCGTTGGCAAGAGTACGATTTAAAGAAAAAATCCGGTAAAACACGTCCAGACTTATATGCTAAATTAAACAATATTTGGCAGGGATTAGAACAAGCAGTAGGTTCAAGTCCGGGGTTCTTTTGGGGTGATTTACTTTGGTGGCAACAGTTAAAACCAGTTAAGGGCGTTTATGCTTTTAAACCTAACGTAGTTGAATATCACGTTTCAGCAAAAACTACTCTTGGACAGCAGATTGCTCGTAGCGTAGGCGGAGTTGCAGTACATCAATATTATGCTGATGCGAACTCAAAACCTGCACAATGGAACGGACAGGGATTAAAGTTAGACGGACCTGTGGTAATACTAACACCTAAATCAGGAATACAGTTTCACCTAGACGAACCAGTACAATTATTAAGAGCCGCAACCACAGCTATTAATCAATACGGTGCCATAACAGACAAATTCTTAAGCGGGTTAGATAATCCTGCACGTCAGGCCATACAAAAATACACAAATCATCGTATTACAGGTCAAACTAACGAAAAACTAGTTGATTGGCTACAGAATAATGTCAGCGCCAAACAGTACAAGCTACTGGTAGGCGACAATCAAGGCGGATATCTCTATAGAAATCAAAAGGGTCTCAACGGCCTGTTTACTATATGGAACAGCATGTATGCTCTCAAAGCTAATCTTACCAAGCAGTTAGAAAGTCAAGTTCAGGGTGTGCAACAGTTTGTAAACGGCCGTCCTCAGGGCGAAGGTTTTGTGTTTAATACCCCGCAGGGGCTGGTAAAACTAGTAGATCGCGGTACTTTTAGTGCTGCGTTATTTGCCAAGTAAAAATACTGTTTTTTTGCAATAATCATAAATAATTATATACGCAAGAAGCGTAAACATTTATAAAGGAAATTAAAAATGGCAATTCAGACACGTTATGCAGGTGATGCAAATGGCGTAGTAAACGTAGATAGCGGTATTGGTTCAGTTGGTCAAATCATTTCAACTGGTTTAACAAAAGCTCCAATCGCAATCAAATTAACTCTTGGACCAGCAGGTGCACTACAGACATTCCAAGCAGCTGACATGAACACTGGTAATGCAGTTGAGACATTGTTAAGAGCAATTGAGCTTGACGGTACAATCACAATGTATCAAGTTGATACAACACAAATGAGCGTATTGTTAGAAGCTTCTGGTGCAGGTGGTTCTGTTGGTACAAGCACAAGCGAAGGCGCTGTTATTCAAACTGCTACTTCTGTTGCTTCTGCACTACAGACACGTATCCAAGCACTTGGACCAAACATTGCTGTTAGTTCTGGTAACGTTTGGGCTAACGCAATTACTGTTAGCGCATCAAACAACTTCAAATTAGCTTAATAGTTAGTTTAAGTAAAAATAAAGAAAGCACAATTCGTTGTGCTTTTTTTATGACCGATAAATATGTATATGTCTAATGTACAGTTATTTCAAGGTATCACATTGGTAGATATTACTGCTACCGGAGTTACTCGCGGAGACAATGACAGCCTTGAGCGCAACCAACAACGCAATTGGGAAACAGTACTACAATGCATCAGTCTACGTACCCAACCACAGAACATACAACCTCCAACTCAAGCAACACTAGCCGACGTTGGTGTGGCCGACTTTGGTGATTTCTATCAAGGCGAACAAAAAGTTTGGTTATGGACTTGGACCGTAGAACAAACTGAAGTCTACGATTTACCTAGTAAACCCATGGGCGCACTACAGCAAGATTTTGAACAAGTTCCTATCGTTACATATCTAACCGAAACTGCACGTTTCATGCTACCAATTTTTTATCCTTACGGTAGTATTAAAAACATATACTTTAAACAAGTACATCCAGCATAAATATACTAGATGCTACGGCACACATTAAGGCTCATTATCAAGGCACATCTAGGCTCAATGAATGCATCGCTAATATGAAAGCGAACTTAAATGTCCACAACTACCGATATTGAAAAGAAGAGTCTTGAAGCTCACGTAGAACTTTGTGCAGAAAGATACTCTAACTTGGAAACCAAATTAAATAATCTCGATGGCCGCATGGATAAATTAGAAGGTCATATTGTTGATATTAAAGACAGCCTAGGTCGAGTAGGCGCAGAAGGTAATAAAACTCTTATTACTATTGGAACAGCAATATTTGTTGCACTATTAACTGGTATAATTAGTTTTATTATACACGGTATCAAGTAATGAAGATAGTAGAATTACTAAACAACGTTCAAATTGCATTGAACAACGAACAAGCAAATCTGTTGGGAAGATTCCAACATGAATCTAAAATAAACAAAAATGCGTTAAATGAACGCGAGCAATTAATTGCTAATCAATTAACGATGCAGGATGTATTAATGCGTCGTAATGAAAATGGTCAAATCACATACACAAAAAAAGTCCGCTGATCGTACACCCCCAGAACTTCGAGTTTTAACTAACCACCTTACAGATCATCTCAAGCACTGGACTGCTAAACAACTAGATAAGTTTCAAGCACAGCAAGAAGTAATTTGTTTGCCTACTAAACACGGCTATAAAATTGGCCTGTACAATCTGCGGGTATTTCCCAATAAAATGACAGAAGTACGGGATCGTAACAACGAGCTGATACATGTTTTTCGCGAAAAAGTTTCAGCAGTACTCTACACAATTTATACCATAAAAAAACAATATTGGGTAGCCAACGAAATATTGCACCTAGATCAGGAAATAAATAAAAATTATACAGATATTTTAACCATGCGTAAGTGCATGGAATCAGCTGTTAAACGGGGTGATTATTTTTATGCTGATATACGACAAGCAAGATTAGCTACAGCAGAATATAAATTAACCCAAGCTCAGACTCAATTAAGCACTATACACCGTAGGGCTAAAATTGCTAAAGTATGGGAATAGGTATAAATACAACATATAACAGTTTAGGATTAAACCCATGAGACTCTCAGAAATGCGTACAGAAGTAACACCACAGAAGATTAACAAGGTCATGGAAAGCCGCTTTGGTTTTACTATTGACTATGATAATTTAACCTATGGTAAAGCCGAACGTTTAAGCAAGGCCCTTAGCGAAAATATCCAACAAATTAAAAAATCTTTTGGCGCACACACAGCCGAAAAGAATCCAAAGTATATGGAACTTATGTTAGTTAAAGAAGGTTTGGATCGTTGGATGTCTAGTGAACAAGGCTTGTTTGAATCTGAGATGGGCAAGAGTGAAGCAGTATTAGCTGCCAAAGATATTGTTGACTCAATCCAAGACATGTTAGAAAAAGTATCTAAGATGCAGAACGAACAGTTGCCCGCATTAGTTGATACAATTCGTGATCAAATTTCAGTAGAACAAGCTGAAGCATTTAAAACTGCAACTGGTCCAGTTCTACAAACTTTATGGCAAGCATTGAGCACAGGCCGTGATCAAGCAGACACAGCCAGTCGTGTATTAGCTGGTGAGCAAATGCCAACTAACGACATGGCTATGGGCGGTATGGAGCCAGCAATGGCCGCTGAGCCAGCTGGTGATGAACTAGGTGCTCCTCCAGAAGGCGACAGCGATTTTGATAGCGACGAATTTAATGCTACTGATGCTGCTGCTGGTGGCGAAGAAGAATTAGGCCGCGAGCGTCGTTAATGCGTATTCGTGATATTATCCGCGAGGATATAGGTTCTCCAAGTGCTATCGAAGATGAAGCAGAGACACGTGGTGACTCTGCTTTAATTACTGCTCTTGAGTGGCTTCGCAATGAAGCACAAGAATCTAATGCAGTCACTCCACGGGTGGCTGTTGACACAGTTATTGAACGTGTTCGCAATATTCCTGGTAATGAAGCATTTAACTTTGCTGCACTAGATGCTGCTCAAAAATCAAACGATACTGTAAAATCCCTAATCAAAAGTATCAAAGATGATCCACACACTGGTACCAAATATATCTATTTGGCTTTGCCAGAAAATACTATCGATAGTGATGAACCATTGAACGTTGATGCCGGTGTATCGGCTGATAATGCACGTGTAGTTAGTTCAATGGCCAAACGAGCCGTCGGTAAGTAACCAAAATCCTTGACCAAACTCAATAAATACGTTATAATAGCGTGAAGGAGTTTACTATGAAAAAAATTCTATTTGTTGCATTGTTGGCCTTTTCGGCTATTGCACACGCTGAATATTGGCGCCATGGTGGAGGCCGTTACTACTGGCACCCGGGTTATGGATGGGTAGCACCTGCTGTGGTGGGTGGTGTTATTGTTTACGAAGCTACTCGCCCTCCTGTGATTATTCAACAGCAACCAGTTTACATACAACAGACTTATCCCCCAGCACAACCTACATATCCAGCACCCGCAGGATTTCATTGGGAAGCTATGTTGGATGGTAACTGTAACTGCTATAAAACAGTATTGGTACCTAACTAATGAGACCAATTTCTTTTATACTTATGATGTTGATAGCTAGTACGGGTATGGCTGCTGGTCTACAACAGTTGTTTGACAGTTTAAAAAAACCACCTGTAACAGTACCTGCACCACAAGCACCTAAGTCTCCTACGCAACCAATAAAGAAATAAAATGGCATATTCAGATAAAGTTATTGATCATTACGAAAATCCACGTAATGTGGGAAAGATGGACACCACTGACGAATCAGTGGGCACCGGCATGGTTGGTGCTCCAGCCTGCGGTGACGTCATGAAACTACAGATAAAGGTAGAAGATGGAATCATCACAGACGCAAAATTCAAGACGTATGGTTGTGGTTCGGCTATCGCGTCGAGCTCACTCGTTACAGAGTGGGTTAAAGGGAAGACGCTACTTCAAGCAGAATCTATTAAGAACAGTGAGATTGCAGAAGAACTTGCACTACCGCCAGTTAAGATCCATTGTTCAATCCTTGCAGAAGATGCAATCAAAGCCGCAATAGCAGATTATAGGAAAAAACATGATAACAATAACTGAACAAGCAAAAAGTAAAATAGCAGATATTCTTGCAGAAGAAAATAATCCAAAGCTAAAAATTCGTGCCTTTGTACAAGGTGGCGGTTGCTCAGGATTCCAATATGGCTTTACCTTAGATGAAGATCAAAACGAAGATGATTTTGATGTTGAAGGTGTACTAGTCGATTCGATGAGTATGCAATATCTAACAGGCGCAACCATTGACTACAAAGAAGATCAATACGGTAGTGCCTTTAGTATCAAAAATCCAAATGCTCAAACTACCTGTGGATGCGGCAGTAGTTTTAGTGTATGATAACAGTCACTGACCTAGCAGTAAAAAAAATTAAACAAAATTTAGAACGTCGCGGCAAGGGCGTGGGTATTACTGTTGGTATAAAAACTACTGGTTGCTCTGGGCTTGCTTATGTGTTAGAATACTTAGATACTAATGCATACACTGATGGTGTAACTGATTTTGTTAACCAAAACATTATTGTTCGTGTGAGCAACAAAGATTTGGTAGTATTAGATGGCCTAGAAATAGACTATGTTAGACAGGGCCTAAATGAAGGATTTGAATTCCGTAACCCCCACGAAAAAGACCGCTGTGGTTGCGGGGAAAGTTTTCGAATATAAAATATGATAATTTCAAAATACGATTATACACCAATTAGCCGCACGACCGTAGACGGCAAAAGACACTACTCTACACCTGATGGTAGCAAAGTACCTAGTGTAACAACAATTTTAGATCGCACTAAACCGCAAGAGAAGATTGATGCACTCAACAACTGGAAAAAACGTGTAGGCGAAGCACAGGCACAACAAATTGTCACTGAAGCTGCTAATCGTGGGACCCGGATGCACAGCTACTTAGAAACATTTATTCTAAGTGATGATATGAAAGAACTGCCTTCAAATCCATTTGCTCACCCAAGTTGGTTTATGGCCGCAGAAGTCATACTTAACGGACTATCGAACGTAGATGAATTTTGGGGAACTGAAGTACCTGTTTATTATAGTGGGTTATATGCTGGTACTACAGACTGTGTGGGAGTATGGAAAGGTCGTCCTGCTATTATCGACTTTAAACAAACTAACAAACCCAAGAAGCGTGAGTGGATTGAAGATTATTTTATTCAATTGGCTGCATACGCACAAGCACACAATGCGACACATGGTACAGATATTAACTGTGGTGTAATTATGATGGCTTGCCAGCCTAAATTACTAGAAGATCAAACATATTCGACGCCGGAATACCTTGAATTTGTTATCGAAGGTGACGAGTTTGCCTACTGGACTGACGAATGGACCAAGAGGGTTGAGCTGTATTATCTGACTGCATAAATACATTATAATACGTAAGGTTTAGTTATAATGGCAATTACACAGATCAGTCAAGTACAAGTACGTCGTGGATTAAATCAAGATTTACCACAACTTGCTGCGGGCGAATTAGGTTGGAGTACTGATACTCAACAATTATACATCGGTAACGGTACACTCGGTGCACCTGATTATGCTCCAAGTCTTGGCCATACTGAAATCTTAACCCAGTATAGCATACTTAATTTTACCACTGGTTTTGCTGCTAACGTACTAATACTACAGGGCAATGTAATTACCCTACAAAATGAAATTACATCACTGCAAAATAGTATTGGTGTTGATACCTCAACTACTTTGAATTCGTTAACAAATTATGTTACAAGTTTCAGTTCTAACAATGCTGTGGTAAATTATACCATAAATCAAGGATCTAATCAGCGCACTGGTATTATTAAAATTGATCGCGCTACAGGTTCGTCTACAGTGGGTTACGACGAAGAGTACAGTCAAAGCGGTGCAGTTGATGTGATAATGAATATTACAGCAAATACTGGTTACACTACTGTATGGGCTAACACTCTTACAGCAACCGGCAGTTTATCCTATAGAATTACAAGTTTATAAATCGTTTAAATGTTTCAACTAAAGTCCGAAGATCGGTTAAGATCTTGGCGTGAATTTCGATCTGTGTTAGATCAATTACCGTTAGAAGATGCCCTAGTCCAAACTGCACAGTTTTGGGCAAGTGCTCCTTTTGTCCCTTACAATCTGGACACTAGCGATGTTGAGTCTTGGCCGGATCCATGGACCTTAGTGGAAGAGAACGTCTATTGCGATGTTGCAAAATGCCTAGGTATAGTTTATACTTTATCATTATGTACGCATAGAAAAGACTTAGATATGGAGATTAGGATATACCAAGATCCTAATTCTGGACACGAATATAATTTAGCTTGGATCAATCAGGGAAAATATATTGTTAATATGATTGACGGGGAGATTGTAAATAAAGTACAAGTTGAAAAAACATTGAAGTTAAAAAAAACGTACACAGCAGTAGATTTAAAATTAGATTACTATAACAATTAAGAGATATCGATAATGACAATTCAAGTCACAAAAAGAAGCGGAAGACAAGAACCGCTCGCAGTAGAAAAATGGCAAGCTCAGGTAACAAAAGTATGTAGTGGTATCGCAGATGTAAGTCAATCGATGATCGAAATTAAAAGTCAACCGCACTTTTATGATGGTATTACCACAAGAGAAATCGATGAAATTACCCTACGAGCGATTGTAGATTTAATCGACGTAGAGAATAATCCAGATGTAGGACACACCAACTATCAATACGTGGCAGGAAAGCAACGTCTAAGTATGCTACGTAAAGACGTCTATGGATCATATGATGTTCCACACCTTTACGAAATTGTAAAGAAAAATGTAGACACAGGACTATATACCCCAGAACTTCTCGAGTGGTATTCAGAGGACGACTGGAACCGAATGAATGATATGCTAGATCATGAGAAGGACGAAAGTTATTCTTATGCCGCTATTGAACAATTAATCGAAAAATATCTAGTACGTAATCGTGCTACAAAGGAAATTTATGAAACTCCACAAATTCGCTACATGGTTGCAGCCGCTACAGTCTTTCACAAAGAAGAGCCTAACTCAGCTAGAATGCGTTACATTAAAGAATACTACACCGCGGCGAGTGACGGTCTTTTCACTCTTGCTACTCCAGTACTCGCTGGTCTGGGTACTCCTACAAAACAATTTTCGTCCTGTGTACTCATCCGTAGTGATGACGATCTTGATAGTATCTTTGCTAGTGGAGAGATGATGGCCAAGTATGCTAGCAAACGTGCTGGCATTGGTTTAGAAATTGGTCGCTTACGTAGTTTAGGTTCACCTATTCGTGGCGGCGAAATTCAACACACAGGAATGATTCCATTCTTGAAAAAATGGTTTGGTGACTTACGTTCATGCTCACAGGGCGGAATCCGTAATGCATCAGCTACCGTATTTTATCCAATTTGGCATCATCAGTTTGATGATCTTATTGTTCTTAAAAATAACCAAGGTACAGAAGAAACTCGTGTTCGTCACATGGACTACGGAGTTGTACTATCAGCTTTCTTTTGGCGCCGCTTTAAAAACAAAGAACAGATAACATTCTTTGATCCTAATGAAGTACCTGATCTATATGAAGCGTTTTACAAAGATACTGTGTTATTTGAAGACCTATATGTAAAATACGAAAAGCGCAAAGACTTGCGTAAGAAAACAATGTCAGCTGAAGAAGTATTCAAGAGTGGCATTCTAAAAGAACGTACTGATACAGGACGTATCTATCTAGTGTTTGCCGACAACGTAATGAATCAAGGACCATTTGATCCTGAATATCATACCATTTATCAAAGTAACCTTTGCTGTGAAATTCTACTACCCACACGTCCTTTCCGTCGATTAGATGACGACAATGGACGTATTGCCCTATGCACATTAGGATCAATTAACTGGGGTGCTTTCCGTAATCCAGAAGACATGCGCCGTGCTTGCCGTATACTACACCGCAGTCTAAACAATATCTTGGATTATCAAGATTTTTTGAGTATTCAAAGTAAACTAAGCAACGATGAAATACGTCCTCTAGGCATTGGTGTAACTAACCTAGCTTACTGGCACGCCAAGCGTGACTACCGATACGGCGAAAAAGACGCACTACAAGATGTTAAATCGTGGATGGAACATCAAGCATTTTATCTAACAGAAGCCAGTGTAGAACTAGCTAAAGAGCGTGGTGCTTGTGTAGACAGTGACAAGACACGTTATGGCCAGGGTACCTTCCCTTGGGAACTACGTGCCCAGGGTGTTAACGAGCTAGCAGACTTTACTCCCGAATTAGATTGGGAAACACTAAGATCCAACATGAAACAATATGGTGTGCGTAATGCCACCCAAATGGCCATTGCCCCAGTTGAATCCAGTAGTGTTGTAATTAATTCAACTAATGGTATTGAAATGCCAATGAGTTTGATCAGTACTAAAGAATCAAAAGCAGGATCACTTACACAAGTAGTACCTGAGTATGCTAAACTTAAAAATAAATATCAATTGATGTGGGAACAGACTGATTGTGCGGCTTACTTAAAAACAGCAGCAGTACTTGCGGCTTATGTTGATCAAAGCATAAGTACAAATACCTTTTACAATCCAGCACACTGGGCTGATCGTAAAGTACCAACTACATTAATTGCCCGTAATTTAATGCAAGCACACGTTTGGGGTCTGAAAACCTTCTATTATAGCCTCGTGAATAAACAGGGTGCTAAAGCGGATGCCGAAGAGGCACCCGCTATGTTAGAAGAGATTAACTGGGATGATCAAGAAGACTGCGAAGGGTGTAAACTTTAAATGAATAAATTTTATGTTTATCTATATCTTAGAGATGATGGAACTCCTTACTATGTAGGTAAGGGAAAAGATGATCGTGCGTGGGAACAACATAGAAATAATAATAAGGGTGTGCATACACCAACAGAGTCATCTAAGATTGTGTTAATTGAAACAAATTTAACAGAGGATGATGCGTTTAAGATCGAAATTAAACTAATTGCAAAACATGGTCGGAAAGATTTAGGTACAGGAATACTTCATAATAGAACAGATGGAGGTCAGGGTGGTGCAGGCCAGGTATTTACAGAAGAACATAGATCAAAAATAAGTAAAGCATTAACTGGAATTAAACGCCCTCCTCACACCGAAGAACGTAAGAAGCAAATTAGTGAGAAATTAAAAGGTCGTCCGAAGTCTGAAGAGACTAAAATGAAACTAAGATTGGCACATAATACAAATTCTAATCCTGTAGGTGCAAAACGATCTGAAGAGACAAAACAAAAAATGCGATTAGCCCAGTTAGGTAAAAAGCATTCAGAAGAAACAAAGAAAAAAATGAAAGAAACACGAGGGAAAAAGAATGTCAAAGCAACAATATGATCTAAATAAACCTACAAACTATCTTAAACGTAAGATGTTTTTAGATCCAGAAGGGCCAGTAACTATTCAACGTTTTGAAGAAGTACGTTATCCTAAAATTGCAGACTTTGAAGCTACAGCACGTGGCTTCTTTTGGCAACCTGAAGAAATTAGTTTAACTAAAGATTCAAATGACTTTAAAGATGCGTCAGACGCAGTTAAACATATCTTTACCAGTAACCTACTACGTCAAACAGCATTAGATAGTCTACAGGGCCGCGGCCCTAGTCAAATCTTTACACCAGTGATTAGTCTACCAGAATTAGAAGCATTGGTCTATAACTGGACATTCTTTGAAACTAATATACACTCTAAGAGTTACAGTCACATTATTCGTAATATCTATAATGTACCAAAGGATGTGTTTAATACAATCCATGACACTGAAGAAATTGTTGCTATGGCATCAACTGTGGGCAACTACTATGATGCTCTACATGAAATCAATTGCCGCAAAGAAGCTGGCGAAAAGATCAATGAACGCACACACGTTCGCGCTATTTGGATGGCCTTACATGCCAGTTATGCGTTAGAAGCATTCCGCTTTATGGTATCATTTGCCACAAGTCTTGCAATGGTAGAGAATCGTATCTTTATGGGCAACGGCAATATTATTAGCTTGATCCTACAAGACGAGTTACTACACAAAGGTTGGACAGCTTTCTTAATCAATCAGGTTATTAAAGAAGATTCACGTTTTGCTGACGTCAAAGCTGAATGCGAAGCCGAAGTATATCAACTGTATGCAGATGTTATCCGCGAAGAAAAAGAATGGGCTGACTACTTGTTTAAGAAAGGTCCTGTGATTGGGTTGAACGCACAAATTCTCAAAGACTTTGTTGACTATACCGCAGTCGGTGCATTAAAAGATATTGGCATCAAGTATCAAGCATCGGCACCCAAGACAACACCTATTCCTTGGTTTAACAAGCACACAGATACAAGTAAAAAGCAAACAGCTCTACAAGAATCAGAATCAACCAGCTATGTCATTGGTGTAATGAGCGACGCCATTGACTACGAAGCACTACCGAATTTATAAGAAGGAAATGTAATATGAAAGCTACAGTATGGAGCAAAAACGCCTGTCCATTTTGCGATCAGGCAAAAAAATTACTCACAGCAAAGGGTATTGAATACGAAGAACGCAATGTAAGTACAGATTGGACCAAAGAGCAATTATTAGAAGCAGTACCAACAGCACGTACATTGCCACAGATTTTTTTAGATGAAGAGTACATTGGTGGTTTTACAGAATTAAGAAAACATTTACAAGGATAAAATATGTTAATCAATAAAGGATACGCAGAAGGCGATATCGTGTGTTTCAAGATGGTAACTGGTGATGAAATCGTTGCCAAATTTGTAGATCAATTACCCGCGGGTTTTACTGTAAACCGTCCATGTACTGTTATACCAAGTAACCAAGGTTTAGGATTGATGCAAAGCCTAATTTCTGCGGATATAAATACTAATGTAACGCTGAAATTTGAACATGTTATCATGCATGGTCCTGTTATTAAAGATATTGAAAATCACTATATCCGCACTACAACAGGTATTCAGCCAGCCACTAAAGGCGGAATAATTACTTAAAATGCCAGGACGTCCGATTGCTTGTACCGGAGATTTAGTTGATCCAAAATATGGACCACCTAATGCTGTTGCATCTGTTACTCCAACTGTCCTAGCGGGTGGCCGTCCTGTAGCCACAGCAGGTGCTATAGTTGCACCGCATGGCAATTGGACCAATCCTAAAGCACCAGGATATAATCCTACATGTAAAGTTGCAAAAGTACTGCCGGTATTGACTAGCAGTACAGTAATGATCGAAGGCAAGCCGGCAGCTGTTATAGGTGGTCCGGGTATCGGCAGTTTGTGTAGTTGTAACTATCATTCTATAGAAGCAACAGGCGAACCTACTGTACAAGTTGGGTTGTAATCCGTGGCCTCAGCAATACAATTAACCGCACAGAATACCATTATCAATGGTCAGGGTCTTGCGGCAAATTCTACAGTAATATCTGAAATTACATCTTTTCGTTCTCACACACCAATCACACTGATTGCTAATATTTTTACCAATGCTAGTTCATCTAACAGTTCAGCAAGTGTTCTTGCATCATTGGCTAACCTTGGTGTTGGAGTAACACAGGGCCAATGGTTAATCGATTTTTATCCCAGTAACATCACTCCCGTTAGTTCGGGCGGTGTTACCTATTATGGAATTTATGTAAATCCTGTATACGGTACTGGTATACATGCCAATGACATTGTTGGTTATAGTAATGTAGCTATTACAAATACTGCTAGTATGAGTAGTACGATACTAACACAGGTTAACTTACCGTTTATCAATGGAGTTCAAAGTTTTGCCAACGTCTATCAAACTGCCAGCGGATACGCCGGCTCAGTGTTTGATACTGTGGCCAGTGTTTATTTACTAAAAGGCAAAACCTACGCACAAAGTGGTATTGGTTATACTGGTCCCCGTGATTTGTCAACTGGCGGCATTGGAAATACTGGTGCGCTGATATCTAATGTTATTTCAACATGGGGAACTATGTATGATATTAATAATATATCTACTATTAGTAATCCCTATGTGTTTGGTCAAAATTTGTTAAATCAAGGCTTGGGATCTTATGGCAACTTAGCCGCACAGTTATCAGCTGCTGGGTTGAACACAAACAATCTTACACAGGTTCCGCAAAACTCACAGACTGTTAGCCAAGCACCTTCAACTTTTACTGCTACTACTTCGGTTGGGCAGGTTTCTTTGCCGACACTTGCAAATGTAATAAACAATACAAAAGTATCTGGAAATAGTACAGACGTAATAACATCAATCTTTAAGAGCATTACTGGTACAGCACTACAAGCTATCCAAACAGCAACTAATGTAACTATTGCAAATGCTTCGATTACGTCTCTTAACGACTATCTTAATTTTAATACTATTGTTTCTCCAGCTACTCTTGCTCATTTAAATTCCATTGGTGTAACAGACTTTCCAACCTTTACCGCACTACTACAAAAAGACGTGGGACAGGGATATTTTTCAAGTTGGTCTAGTATTATTCAACTGTTGTCAGCCATAGAAAATCCCACGTTAAATTATACAACTGCTAATGCTAATAGTTTGGTATTATCAAATACTATTGCAAATAATTTATTGGCCACACTGGGCACAGGTTCGGGACCTTTCAATACGCCTGTTATCAACGACTATTTGGGCGCGGTAGTTGGCAATCCTTATAACGCAAACATAGCAACCTTAAACACAAACTACAGTACAGTTTTAACCGGTGCTGTATCATCCGCAGTATCAAATCTTGATCAAGCTGTGATTGATTATAACAATGAAGTTTCTGCCAACGTCGGACCACCAAACATAACTATGATTGATTCAAACGTGTCGGCTGTAAATAGCGCATTGAATTCTATTCCGTCGAGTGCAGCTTTAACAGCAAGCCAGCAGGCCTACTACACAATGTTGAATCATTTGACTTCGGAAGTTAATAATTTAAACAAAGCAGGAATTGTATTCAATTCTGGGTATCCACAGACTCTACAGTTTTTTGGAAAGAGCATTGGGCAAACAGCATCAGACAAAACCGATGCACAGACTTACCAATTTTTTGCTAATTTGATTACTCCAGATGTCTACGGAGACACAATCAGATTGGCCATTGCTGAATTTATTAACACTCAAGAATTGGCTACCGCAGGAATTAACCTCACTAATGATCCAAATCCCGCTGGCATTATAGCTCAAGCAAATCAACAAAATATACCATTAAGTACCTATATAAACCAGAATAAGTAGGGTTTTAATGGTGGGTTTTTGCTCAGAAACACTACTTACCTTGACTTTCAACGACTTATATAGTATTATAACTCATTAGATATGAGTTTAAATATCTAACGCTTTCAGTTTATCGAAGCGTATAACCAAAGGAGGACAGTATGAGAACGATATTTTTATCTATCGTAGCAATATTAGCCCTGACCGTAATGGCACCCGGTCATGCAGAAGAAGTACAGTCAAACACCGTGTTTGGCACAGTTAAAGCACAAGCTCAATTGCGCTTGGACAATTTAGTTGATGCTATTATGAGTCCCATAGTGGACATCAACGTATCAAGCAAGGACGTCGATTGCCTTGCACACAACATCTACTACGAAGCAGGCAGTGAACCTGAAGAAGGCAAAGTGGCAGTAGCCATGGTTACCATTAACCGCGTCCGTGATGGCCGTTTTGGTGATTCAATTTGCTCGGTAGTGAATCAACGTACACAAACTGTACGCAGTCGAGAAGTTACCACTGTCAAGATGGTACAGGCTGGTTGGTTTGGTCGTCCAGAACAACAGAAACAAACAACCAAGGTAGTTGAAAACGTTTCAATATGTCAATTCTCATGGAAGTGCATGTTTGTACACAAACCCAAAGATTCTGATGATCGATGGGAGGAAAGTCAACGTGTGGCTCAAGAACTTCTTAAAGGAAACTATGCAAGCTGGCAAGCCAAGTACAGTGATGCACTATATTTCCATGCCGCAGCTATTCGTCCAGTATGGGCTAAAAAGAAAAATTACATAGCCCGTGTTGGTGGACACTTTTTTTATTCTGATTTTAATAAAATCTAATGTTCTTCAAAGCTCTCGAGCGTTTACAAACTATCGCAGTTAGACACCGCGGTAAACGGTACACGCCCGAGGGATTAACGCATTTAATCCGTATGCAGTTCTGTGACTCTAAGTTAGTGTTCAATACTGAGCGAGACTCACGTGTAGAATCTGGCAATTTTTGGATCAAGGGCGAGTACCGTCCAGCCGATGACGAACAGGACGACCCTTGCATTTTTATCACCCTGACCTTCCCTGCTCGTAAAAAAATTTGTTATATTGATAGCACCGATTGGGATAGCATAGGATTTCATATTGCTGATGTACTGACCCATGAATACCTTCACCTGTATTATTGCCGTCAACGAGGTTATCGCCATGGTCGAGGATATCGCGCACAAACTACTCTGCGTTACAATGATACCATGCAAGACTACCTAGGCTGTGAAGATGAAATTCTAGCTCACGGATTTAATGTTGCAAGTGAAATGATAGTGTACAATCGTAAAATGGAATCTACCAGAACGTGGCGGTTATATCAAAAACATTTTAGACACGATCGTAAAGTTATGTTACAATTAAAAAAACAAGCTGATAAGTATATTAGTAGATTAGACAACTGGAGCTATCATGAGCAAATTATCCGAAGAGCTGGCATTTGAAGATGGTTTTATTGATGGAGAACTCACTGACGAGGACTATGGTTTTATACTAGGACCTAACGGTGAATTAAAGTCAGTATTTTTACCAGAAAATATGCCCTTCAAACAACCTAAGAATGTACAAAAAATTCTTAGAATTTTTAAGATCATGGACGGCGAGCAGTTAGGTAACAGCACCCTACATTAAGTTGACCCTAAATTGCCAAAATGCTATAATATAGCATGAGGTTAAAAATCAACGATCTTTTACAGTGGGCCGGTACAATATGTATTATGGCCATGTATGCCCTAATGAACCTCAACCTTTACCCCTGGAATATCATAGCGGGTATGCTGGGCAGTTTATTCTATTTTTCCTGGACTGTACGTGTTGCAAATAAGCCACAGATGCTGGTCAATGCTGTGGGCTTCGTAGTCTGCGTAGCGGGCTTATTTAAGGCTTTTGGTTGACCCAAAATTGCCAAAATAGTATAATACTTGTATAGTAATTAATTAGGAGCTAAAACTATGTCAAAACTTGTTACTTTTGCTGGTGTTTCTAGACTAAACGGTGTATTAAAATTTCGTGTAGCTAACGATGTTAAGCGTATTGACGTTTTACGTAAAGCAGGGCACACTGAAGTTGAAATGCAGTTTTTGAACACTGAAATGACTAAAAGTCAAGCGGCAAAAAGATTAATTGCTACTAACTTTGCTAATGGTCGTGAAGAGATTTTAGCGGTGTTAGTTGCTGAAGCCAATGATGACAATCCGTTTACAGCTGCAAAACCTTCAAAGCCACGCACCGTGGTAGCAAAAAATGCCGTAGTAAAAACCTCAGTCAAAAGTCAGGTATATCCTGAAATTGAGCTGACGCCTAAGCAAGCGGCAAAGATTCGTGCAGAGTTTATGAAAAAACTCAAAGCCGCTTACGAGGCAAACTAATATGCCATACGTTCCACAAGAACTCCGTACTGAATCATTCATCGCCGGCTTTAGTGATGTATATATGACAGTACAGGCTAATCCAGAGTTGCGTATGATTCCTATCAGTCAGTTAGAATCTCTACGTCGCAGTTTAAAACAGTTGGGTTACCGTTTTCGTATAGTGTATCGCGGACCACATCGCAAGAATCGTAGTACAGTCAAACGGAATGCTCGTGCTTTTAATGTTTATTTTAAGGATTAATCATGAATGCAAAATACAGTTACCTAGGTTATGAATATCGCCCTTGGGATGATGTTGAAGAAGATAACATTAAGACTTTCCACGAGTGCTACAAAGATGGTGTGAGAATTAAAATGCCCTATGAGTTTTACAATCATAGCCCTTACAGTTTGATGACTTACGAAGAATTTGTCAGTCATGTGCAAACAGTAGAAGTATTTGTGCAAGGATAATATATGTGGCCCGAAGATACCCCTCGTCCAGGAAAGAATGTATTCCGTATGGAAATCCCACGTGACCAAATACAAGGATTTTTAAACGACTTAAATAAAATGCAACTGGACTATATTGAACAGGCAGTAGAAGCTAAAGCACGTCAGGGATTTCCAGAAGCCAATGACGTGATAAAACATATTATGAGTTTAAAATGAGAGATACTGAAACTATAATTCGCGGAGTACTTGACAATACTATAGCAGTCAAAGATCTCACAGTACAAGAATTGGATGCTGTGATTGATGAATTGGTTGCCATCGGTGAAAGCCTACTAGATACCGAAAATCATGAAGTGGGTGTTGCTATGCTTGAAGTATTAGATCAAGCCATAGATCTACGTAGCCAAGACTTGCAACAGGGATTTGAAGATGCTATAATTGCAACAGAACAACGTGGTTCAACTTACTGGGAGATTGAAAATCCAAGCATTCACTAAACGAATAGGCTTCTGTTGCAAATGGATTGATCGTCCTGATCAAACTGGGGGTCTTAAACCCAAAGACGATGCACGTAAGTATAATACTGGAACAACCACCGTCAGATGGTTAAATAATCAAACAAGGGAAGTAGCGGAGCAACGATTATGGGACCTAATGGTTCAAAACATCGAATCAACAAGATTACTAGTGGAGCGGGTCAGTGAGCTCCCAGAGTCTCTACGTATGGTGCGTCTTAGCAGTGATATTCTTCCTTGCTATACCCATAGTGATTTTTCTAACTTTTGGCGCAATTCTTCTGTTGTATCATACGCCGAACAAGCGTTTGCGAGAGTGGGGGCTATTGCTAAGGCTCGGAATGTTAGGCTTAGTTTTCATCCTGGCCAGTTTACTGTGCTTGCATCGAGTAATCCTGGGATCGTGGATAGGTCCATAGAGGAGTTCGAATATCACACCAATATGGCCCGTTGGATGGGTTATGGCAAAGAATTCCAAGATTTTAAGATCAACGTACATATTGCCGGTAGAGAAGGTCCAGATGGCATCCGCCGTGCATACCAGCGACTATCGCCAGAAGCCCGTAATTGTATCACTATCGAAAACGAAGAAAACGCATGGGGGTTAAATGATTGTCTTACCATTTCTGATATTGTACCTATTGTGCTCGATATTCATCATCACTGGATACGCGAAGGCGAGTACATTAGCCCACGGGACGAACGTGTTGCGAGAGTTATTGATAGCTGGCGTGGTGTTCGTCCTGCTATGCATTATAGTGTCAGCCGCGAAGATGTACTTGTGGGACATGATCCACTCACTGCCCCCAACCACTCGGCACTTTTGGTAGAAGGTTACAAAAAAGCAAAGTTACGAGCACATTCAGACTTTTACTGGAATCGTCAGGTTAACGAGTGGGCATTGAGTTTTTGGCCATACTTTGATATACAATGCGAATCAAAAGGTAAAAATCTAGCTAGTTTTGCCCTATATGAGCAAGCAAAAGAGTTAAACTTGTAAATATACTTGTAAGCCGAACGGCACTTTGGAGTACCCGGAAAGCTCGCTTTATGCGGGCTTTCTTCTTTTTAGATAAATACTCAATAACAAGGTTAAAAAATAATGAGTATTTTTGCTAACGTCTATACCGGTGCTCACCCAAACGATGGAACCGGCACACCCTTACGCAACGCATTTCAAATAATTGATCAAAACTTTGCTAATCTAGCAACTTTTGCCAATGCTAATGTTATAGTATTTGCCAGCGGTAATGCTAATGTTACTGCATACTATAATCCTGGTGTCACTAGTGTAGCAGGTAGAACTGGCGCCGTTCAACTAACTATCAATGACGTAGCGGGCGCTGCAAGTTATGCCAGCGTAGTAGCTGCTACCAATGCGGCTAATGCTTATGTGGTCAGTGTAGCTTCAACTTTTGCTAATGCTAACGTTTCTGTAATACAAACAGAAATTAATTCACTCAATGCCAACGTTGGTGTACTCAGTGTAGGCGTTGCTAACTTAGTTGCTAATACTGGTAATTTACAATCACATCTTAACTCAGTTACTGGTAACACTAACAATAACTCTGCTAACATCACTATCCTGCAAGGTAATGTATCTACATTAACCTCAGGTCTATCTAATACAAATAACAATGTCACTGGATTGGGTAATAACATTACAACAATCATTAATACCAGTTTGCCAGCAGTAAACGCCAATGTGGCCGCTGCTAATGTGGCCATTGCTGCACTGGTATCAAATACCGCAGTACTATACAGTGATATACAAACCAATAATGCAAATGAAGTAACTCTAGGTAATAATATCACAGCGGCAAACCTACACATCCAAACATTGGATGCTAACCTTGGTCTGGCAACTGCGAATATTACAGCTTTATTTGCTAACGCCGCTAGCCAAGCAGGACAAATATCCTCTGTCAATGCTAACGTAGCAACAACTAACTCACTAATTACTGCAGCCAATACATACAATCAAACATATACTGCAAATCTAATCAATTTGGTGAATGCCAATGTTACAGCGGCCAATGGTGCAATTTATACAGCCACAGTAAACGGTCAATATAATACTGTAGCAATTAATTTACTCAATGCCAACGTTACTGCTGCTAATACCGCAATAGTTTCATCCAATGCTGCCGTAGTCAGTTATGTAAACACTTTAAATTCAGCTGTGGTCGCTAATGTTAATTTGATTAACGCTAACCTTAAGGCCGCTAATCTTGCGATTGCTAATAACACATCAGCTATTACCAGTTTATCAGCTAATTTAACCACAGGTCCAATTACAATTACTGGGGTAGGTACATTTGGTAATGTCAATACTGGTAATATTATTATTACCGGAGGAGCACATTGGTCAGGCAACAATGATAATATTGTATACGCCAATATCAGAGTTGCTGGTTATTTGGCCGCAGGATCAGATGCTACTATTATTGGTATTAATTCTAATCTAACACAATTTAAAAATTATGCCAACACCGCGTTTGCTACAACTAGTACAGTATATGCAAACTCCAATGTAGCAAGTTACTTGGCCGCAGGAACAGATACAACTATCGTTGGAATAAATGCTAACCTAAGTCAATTTAAAACTTATGCTAATGCTACATTTACAACATACAGCAACGCAAACGTATCTAGCTATCTGCTACACAATAGTGGTAACGTTTCAGCTGGTAATATTAATCTAACAGGCAACGCATTTACTCCGGCATTCTTTATATCAAATACTAGTATCCAAAGTCCCCTAGTTGAAGCAGGTAGTTTACAAGCAAATACGGCCGTGGTTTATTTTACAGCATCTCTGGGAAATATTCAAAGTTCTGGTACTGCAAATATTGCTTCCATACTATACACCATGGGCAACTATAGAAACTGGACCAGCAACGTTACCACAGTTAGTTCAGCACTGGATCAGCTGGCCGCAAGACTTAAAGCAGCAGGGTTCTAACAGATAAATAACACTAATACCTAGGAATTTAAAGAATGGCATACACCTTAACATACAATACATCGACTGCTATCACCACACCGCAGATTAACAGTACTAAAGTTACTGTATTTTCTAACGTGGCCTGCTATGCTAATATCAATGGCTCAGCTACACAGTCCAACCCTGTCAGCGTTTTACCTAATAGAAAAAACGATATCAATATGCAGGGCCTATTTAATACTCTGAGCTTGTTGCCAGTAGGCGGTGCCTCAGCAGCTATTACAATTACCCAAGTTGGCAACGTGGCCGCTAGCGGATATGTAAACGATTTTGCGGCGGGTAACACAACAGCCAAAACTGGTAACGTATATACAGCAGGTTAATGAAAGAACGATATGAGAGCAAGTGAAATTCTACGTAAACTAGCAGATGTAATTGATGCTAAAGACTCAGGCCAAAGCCAAACACAAGTTACTAACCGTCCAGAAGTTGTTGACGTTGAAGTTAGTGAACCCGTTGACACTCATGGTATTGAAGGTCAAGCACAGGTTAATACCCGTTCGATGGTTGCTCCCCTGCAACAGAAATTAGATTTAATGAAAAAACTAGCTGGTGTAGAAGTTCCACACACTGATGTTGCCATTGACGGTGATGAAGGTCACTGTTCTGCTTGTGGTTGCGAACCATGCGAGTGCGAGCCAGACGAACTTGCAATCATGCGTCAGAACGCAGGAATCAAACCAGCAGTTATCGCTATAGCTGACGAAGACGAACCTTTTGAATCGTAAAATAGATAACATGAACACGTATTACGTTTATGCCTATTTAAGAAAATCCAACGACACACCTTACTATATTGGTAAAGGAAAGGGCAATCGAGCTTGGGATCATAAACATTCGGTTGTAGTACCGAAAGATAAATCTAAAATTAAAATATTAGCAGAAAATTTAAGTGAAATTGATGCTTTTGAATTAGAAATAAATCTAATAGAAAAATATGGTCGTAAAGATTTAGGTACTGGTATATTAAGAAATATGACTAATGGTGGCGAAGGGTGTTCTGGTAGAATTTTAACAGAAGAACTCCGTAATAAGATTTCAAATACCCTTAAAGGTAGAAAACAACTTTCAAAATCTATTGCTAAAAGATTAAAGACACTAAAAAAATTAGGTAAACCAAGTCCACTTAAAGGCAGACCTTTAGCAGAGTGGCACAAGGAAAAAGTTTCAAAATCATTGATAGGTGTTAATGCAGGGAAACCTGGCAGAGTCTGGACTGAATTAGAGCGTAATAAATTGAAAAAGCCAAAACCCAAAGTTGAATGTCCTCATTGCAATAAAATTGGTGGATTGCCGCAGATGAAACAATATCACTTTGAAAAATGTAAAATGTTAAGAGAAGAAATTTAATTATGGCAATTCAAAAACTATTCACAAGTTTAAGCAAAGCCGGAAACACCAATGCCTACGTGGGCGAAAAAGGTCGTATCTGGTACGATCCCGTCAAAGGATTCCGTATCAGCGACGGAGTTACACCAGGCGGACAAGCTGCCGCGGTAGCAGTAACCAATGCCAACATTGGTGACCTTGTGATTACTGGTGCCACAATCAGCACAGCCAACACCAATGAAGATCTAAATCTTGATACCAACGGCACAGGTAACGTAAACATTCTTGGTGCATTCAACGCATTGACCACTTCAGGTCGTACCATTATTGAAACACTACAAAATGGTACACTAAACTTTTATGTGCCCAACATCAGTTTTGATAGTGCCATTGACATTATTGGATCGGCCGATGGAGCGATAGTTGTTCCGCAAAATACCGGTGTGTTGTTGCACCTGACCGGACAGGACAGCCTGCCGGCTCGTATCTACAATGACTCGGTCAACAACTATGCCGCATTCATTGGTCGTCGTTACAATGGCACAGCTGACGCACCCACACAGGTACTAAGCGGCAATATTATTGCTCGGTACGGTGCCACACCCTACAGCAACACCGGTTGGCCCTCAATCTCCACAGCCCGCATGGACTTTGTGGCCCTGGAAGATCAAACAGCTACCACGCTGGGTACCAGCGTACAATTTTATACCACACCCTTGGGTAGTGACGCCTCGGTGCCCAGTATGACCATTGCATCCACTGGTATCAGCAATGCCGCCAACGTGGTTCCCATTTCAGATCAGGCCTACAATTTAGGTACTGCTACTCTTCGTTGGAAAAATGTCTATGCCGGACAAGGTGGCCTGTGGCTGGCCGATTCGGTAACCAACGCCGAAGTGCAGTTGGGCGTTAACAACGGAACCTTATATATCAACGGTGTACAAAACTTGGCCGTGGGCAATTTGGTTATCCTGAACACCACTCTAACATCCATAACACCCAGCACAGACATACAAATTGGCAACACCGGTGACTCTGGCATTTTGGACATTGGTCGTACAGTACGAATCCGTACACAAAACTTGAACACTCAGTCAGCACTACTCATCAACGGCACCCTGACCAATACCGTGCCCACCGAATACACCAACACCTTGTTCCACACAGTGGCAGTTCCGGGCTACAATGGCATACACCTTAACGATGCATTTGGAACTGGTGTGTTCCCCACATACGAAGGTCGTTCGGCCCGTGGCAATGTCGCCAGCCCCAGTGCTACACAATCCGGCGATGTGTTATTGCGTGTGGCCGGTGCCGGTTACGGTACCAACACCTTTGATACCGCACTAGGCACACAGGGTGGCAGCAGAATTGATTTCCGTGCCACAGAAAACTACACCAATACTGCCAAGGGTTCAGACATACACTTCTGGACCACACAGCCCGGCACAACTAGTACAGTAAATTCAGGATCGATCGACTGGCAAGGCTTTACTGGTAATGCTTTCACATTCACCACAGACAATTCGGTACAGACCACAGCCGGTATTCCACTCACACAAAAAGGTTCTGGCTTGGGTGTGGCCACCCTGGACTCAAACGGATACTTGACCGCCGCACAGATTCCACCCAGCTTAACCGGCGGAGTGGTCTACAAAGGTGCCTGGGACGCCAGCACCAACACGCCAAATTTGGCCAATGGTTCGGGCACAGCAGGTTGGGAATATTCAATCAGCACAGCAGGCACACAGAATCTGGGTGCTGGTAATCAAGCCTACGCACAAGGCGGATTTGTTATCTACAACGGTTCGGTCTGGAGCTATGTTCCACCCACAGGCCTGTTTACCAGCCTGACAGCCAGCACACACCTATCAGTAAACCAACCCACCGGTGCTATCACTATAAGTGTAGATGCTACCAGTGCCAATACAGCCAGTACCATTGTGAGTCGCGATGCGTCGGGCAATTTCAATGCCAATACCATAACAGCCACCTTGAACGGAACCGCAACCTCGGCAGGTACAGCCGGCACAGTGACCAATGCCATACAATCTGTCATCACACAGGTTGGTACCTTGACCAGTTTGGGTGTCACTGGCAATGTCACAGCTGGCAACGTTTCGGCTGGCACCGGAACTATCTCGGCCGCAACCGGACAGTTTACCAACATCAACAACTCATTGCAAACTATCACGGCCAATGTAGGTGCATTTGAGACTTATGCCAATGCTACATTTGCTACAGCATCTACAGTACAAACATTATCAGCCAATGTAGGTGCATTTGAGACGTTCAGCAATGCCAATACCGCAGGCCTATACAATAGTATTTTGGGTGCCAATGCGGCAATAGTCACTGCCAATACTGGCTTAAAGAGTTATGTTGATGGTCAAGTATCAACACTTAACACCACAATTACCACAGCCAATACCAATGTGGTCAGTTATGTTAATAGTCAGATTACTACTGTTAATAACACCATGCAAACCCTATCGGCCAACGTAGGTGCTTACGAGTTATTTGCCAATGCCAATGTTGCTGGTTTACAAAATCAAATTACTGGGGCCAATGCGGCAATAGTCACTGCCAACTCAGCAGTAGTAAGTTATGTCAACACATTGAATTCGGCCATGGCGGCAAATGTGGCTGGTGCCAATGCCGCAATAGTTACAGCCAATACTGCAATGAAGGGGTATGTGGATGCTGTCTCTACTGCATGGACTGCCAACGCAGGCACACAGCAAACGCAGATCAACTCAATCAACAGCAACGTGACAGCGGCCAATGCGGCCATTGCCACACTACAAACTCAAGTGTATACCAACGCCAACGTGGCTTCTTACTTGCCAACGTATTCAGGCAACATCGCCGCTGGTAACGTAGCCATTGCCCTTAACGAAACGGTTGGCGGCACGGTTACTGTAACTGGTAATGTCAAAGTTGGCGGTAACTTGATATTGTCCAATACCGCCGGTGGTGTAACTCAATCAACAAACAAAACAACCGCGGTAACGGCCAATGGAGCCACTGGTCAAATTACAATGGCCTCTGGTACCATTGGTGCTTATACTATTAATGCGTTTACAGTTAATAATAGCTATGTTAATTCAAATGATTCAATCATTGTAAATTTACAGACTCCGGTAACCGCCGCCACATATTTGGTAACAGTGGGTGCAGTAGCCGCAGGCAGTTTTATCATTTATGTTTATAACGCCACTGGTGCCGGGCATAATGATGCTTTGGTTATAAACTTTGCCGTGGTTAAATCTATTAGTTAACCGAATCTCTTGACATTGATCCTGCATTATAGTACAATTACTGAGCTCAAACTCAATAAATACATACTATGATACTTGCGTACCTATTACTCTTAACCGGTCTTACCATAAGTTCTGTTGCAATCTACTATAGTGTAGTGGGTCTTACCGCAATTTTCTCTGCCGCGGCAGTACCTATTATGATTATGGGTGTGAGTCTGGAAGTGGCCAAATTGGTCTGTGCCACCTGGATCAAACAGTACTGGAGCCGTGTACCACGCCTAATGAAAACCTATATGGTCACAGCCGTTACGGTCTTGATGCTGATCACAAGTATGGGTATTTTTGGTTTCTTATCCAAAGCACACAATGACCAAAACCTGGTGTCGGGTGATGTACAATCAAAAATTGCCATATACGATGAAAAGATCACCACAGCACGTGGCAACATCGAAGCCGATCGTAAGCAGTTATCACAAATGGATGCCGCAGTGGATCAGGTCTTGGCTCGAAGCACAAGTGAAACGGGTGCTGACAAGGCTAATGCTATTCGCAACAGCCAAAAGCGTGATCGTGCGGCCTTGGCTCGAGACATTGAAGCTAACCAAACAATCATCAGTAAGTTAAACGATGAAGCCGCTCCCATACGTGCTGAAGTGCGTAAGGTAGATGCCGAGGTAGGACCCATCAAATACATTGCTGCATTTGTGTATGGTACCACTCCAGATGCATCAATGCTGGAACGTGCAGTGACCTGGATCATTATCCTTATTGTTATTGTATTTGATCCATTGGCAGTTATTATGTTGTTAGCAAGTCAGATGACCTTTGCATGGTCGCGTGGTGAACAACTTAAACAAGAACCAAAAACAGAAATTAAACTGCCCAAGTTTTTAGCACGCATCCGTGATCGTTTTAAAAAGAAAACCGTTGCTGAACTTGAGCTAGACTCTTCATTTGTAACTACCTACGAAGATCTTGAACCTGTATTTGATCGTGAAACAGAAATTCCAGATTGGACTGATTATTCAGAAGGTGCACTAGTAGTACATAATGACCCAGAACCCGAAGAAGAATTACCAGTAGAAGAAACAAAGCCTCTTTGGTCAGGATTTAGTTTCCCAATGTCCAGCGTTTTTGGCAAACCCAAAGAAGAAACAGTAGAAGAAGTCGATGAAGAACCCGTTCTTATTACTCGTATAGCGGTACCAGAATCAAACGTTGATCTACAGGTAACACCAGAACCTGAGCCAACACCGGAGCCTGTACCAGAACCAACTCCTCCACCCCGAGTAAACTTAGAAGCAGCACCTGGACGCAACCGCGGAGTCATGCACACACATTTGGTAGCACAAGCAGATAACACACCCAATTTGGGTAAAGCCAGCCATTCGGATTTTGGTAATACTTTCCCGGCTAATCCTGGTAAGGGCGATGTGTATCTTCGGACAGATTACTTACCAAATCGTTTGTTCAAATACAACGGAAATCGTTGGATAGAGGTTGACAAACGTCAAACAGACGTGTATGCTTATGAAGAAGCGTATATTCGACATTTAGTAGAAGAATTAGAAGCTGGTCGTTATGATCCAGATACTCTAACTGATGTAGAACAAGAGCAAATTAAACAGTATTTGAATAAAAATTAATAACCCGAGTTAATCAACTAAATAAACTTATGGCATATCATCAAAAAGGCGGTCCAGTTGTTTGTAGAGGTAACACAGTTACATTACGTGACGGTGAACCTGTAGAAAAAGCTCTACGTAAATTCAAAAAGAAAGTCCTGGAATCAGGCTTGCTTCGTGAACTTAAAGAACGTGAGACCTACGAAAAACCCACTACAGCACGTAAAAAAGCTAAAGCAGCGGCCAAGAACCGTTGGCGTAAAAAATTAGCTTCTGAATCGTTACCCAAAAAATTGTACTAATCATTGACAATTTCATAATTTTGTAGTATAAATATATTTGTAGTGCCGATAGTCGGGCTACACACTTAGTCATATTTTGCTTAATAAAGGAGATATAAAATGACACAATTACAAATCCACACCCTTGATTTACCTACATTCGTGAACCAAATTCATCGCCAAGCCATTGGCTTTGACAGTTTATTCGAACAGCTAAATCGTAACTTTGCCAACAGCAAAAGCGATAACTACCCTCCACACAACGTAGTTAAATTAGATGACACTCACTATGTTATCGAAGTAGCTGTGGCCGGTTTTGCCGAAGACGAAATTGACGTTGAACTAAAAGAAAACGTTCTAACAGTCAAAGGTGAACAATCCAAAAAAGATGAAGAAGTTGAGTACTTGCACAAAGGCATCTCAGCCCGCAACTTTACTCGTACTTTCCCATTAGCTGAGCATATTGAAGTACGTGGTGCTACAGTAAAAAATGGTATTTTGGCCGTTGCTCTAGAGCAGGTAATTCCTGAAGAACAAAAGGCTAAAAAAATTCAAATTACATTTGCAAAATAATTAATTTGTGTGTATAATAAAGGGGTAGAGTAATTTTACCCCTTTATTTTTATCGTAGAAAACAATGTCCAAAACTAAAACACATATTGAAGTTCGTCCACGCATCGAGCCAAAAAATAATATACCTGAACCTCCACAGTATCGCGTGATTTATATCAACGACGAAACTACTACACAGGAGTTTGTGGTTGAAACACTAAAGGTCATATTTAACTATGACGAAGGTGCTGCAGAAGCAATTACCATGAAAGTACACGAAGAAGGTTCAGCAGTAGTAGCAGTACTACCATACGAATTAGCTGAACAAAAAGGCATCGAAGTTACTATGTTAGCACGTAACAATGGTTTCCCTTTACAAGTTAAAATTGAACAAGACACATGATATTCAATCACATTCGTAAACTCAAAGACGACGGTAAACGTATTGGCATCACCTTTTCAACATTTGACATGTTGCACGCAGGGCACATTGCCATGCTGGCCGAAGCAAAGAATCATTGCGATTACCTAATTGCTGGCTTGCAAACAGATCCCACTATCGATCGTCCTGATACTAAAAACAAACCTGTGCAGAGCATTGTTGAACGGCAGATTCAACTAGCTGCTTGCCGTTATGTAGATGAAGTAGTAGTTTATCAAACAGAACAGGACTTAGTGGACTTGTTATTAATCCTTCCTATTGATGTTCGTATGTTAGGAGTTGAGTATGAGCAATCAGAATACACAGGCAAGCGTGAAGGATTTATGCGTGGCATCGAGTGTATCTTTAACCGTCGTGATCATTCATTCTCTAGCTCGGGCTTGCGTACTCGAGTAGTGGAAGCTGAATCAATGAAATTACTCAAGGCAAAATAATGGACGTAATGTTGGATTTAGAATCCCTGGGTACTTGCCCAGACTGTGCCATACTCACCCTTGGCGCAGTAAAATTTGATCCCTATACAGTAGACTCGTTTGGTGATAGTCTTTACTTCCGTATTGATGTGGACGAGCAACTAGCACTAGGACGTGTAGCACAGGAAGATACTCTCAAATGGTGGGCTAATCAAAGTGCTGATGTTTACGAAGAAGCCTTTGATGAACGGGATCGTGTCAGCTTAGAATCTATGTATCGACAGCTGAATCGCTTCCTGGTAGGAGCAACTAACATTTGGTGTCAAGGTCCTGCATTTGACATTGTTATCTTAGAAAACATTTATCGTCAGATGGGTTGGCCGACTCCCTGGCAGTTTTGGCAAATACGTGATAGCCGCACACTATTTGGTGTACACGGTGACCCACGTGAAAAGAACAAAGCTGGCCTGCACAATGCTTTAGAAGATTGTATTAGCCAAGCACAGGGTGTACAAGAAATCTATCATCGTTTAAAAATATCCAAGGACTGATAGTGCAAATAGTTTGGGACCAACAAGCAGTCAAACGCTTACAGGAAACTCATACCCTACTTGAGTTAGAAACTTTTGAAGTCAGTGGCTCTCCAGTCAAGACCTACTGTGTAGTACCAGCTGAAAAAATAGTATTTGAATTATCTTCAATTGACCGCTACAAAGAGCTACATCAAGGATTTATCCAAGCTCTTAACAACAACGACTACAAACTCTGCGAGGATATTGCAGAGCACTTAATGGGCAAGTTTGGCGGCGAACTTGACTCATTTTATCAAGAAATCCTAACCCGCATTAAAAAATAGCCAGATAACTTTTATTCTAGTTCCCGTTAAATACTAATAGGAGCTAGAGTCGCCACGACTCTACCGATAATAATAATAAAAGAGGTAGAAGTTATGAAGTTTTTCAACAAGGTTATCTTAACTGGGGTATCGCTGTACGCTACGACTGTACTAGCGACGCCGATGAACGACTACAGTTTCAAAAGCCCAAGCCTAAACGGTTCTGGTTACGGAGCTTTCCAACTTGGCTTAGAAAACGAACAATACCAACGTCAACAAGCAGTTCAACAGGCCATACAAGCGGCCGCACAACAGGCAGCAAGTGCTGCCGCAAATACTCCTTTACAGCAGTTTTTGACTAACTTAGAGTCAAGAATCTACGCACAAATCAGTCAAAACGTAGCTACTAGTATGTTCAGCACTCCTGGCCAAGTACAGCCTGGGCAAATAGCATTTGGTGCTGGAAATATTACTTGGAGCCAAACTATTCTAAAAGATGGTACTTCGGGTATACAACTACAGGTATTTGATGGAATGAATACTACAACTGTTAACGTGCCCATGGGCCAGTTTACGGCAGGACATTAACGTGAAAAAGTTATTAATATTATCTACCGTAATTCTTCTACTGTCTGGTTGTGCTATTAGTCAAAAAGCTGGAATCCTGGAAGAAAAACCAAAGTTAATGAAAAACGAAATGGTCAAGGAATTAGATTCGGTTCCTCCGCCAGCTGCTGGTCGTTTAACCGTAGCAGTATATCAGTTTAACGATAAAACTGGACAACGTAAAGCAACTCCGGGTGTAGCAAGTTTTAGTACAGCAGTCACACAAGGCGGCGATGCGTTATTAATTCGCGCACTACAAGACGTAGGACACGGTACTTGGTTTGATGTAGTTGAGCGTGGTGGTCTAGATAACTTAACCAAAGAACGCTTAATTATTACACAGATGCGTCAGGCCTACGAAGGACAAAACGCACAGAAACTAATGCCATTGCAGTTTGCTGGAATGATCATTGAAGGTGGTATCATTGGTTACGATTCGGGATTAGAATCTGGTGGAGTGGGATATAACTTCCTGGGTATTGGTCCTACTACACAATATAGTAAAGACGTGATTACAATCAGCCTGCGTGCTGTGAGTGTAAACACTGGTAAGATACTGGCAGCAATATCTGTAACAAAAACAGTTTATTCAACTGGAGACGCTATTGCAATCTTTAAGAGTATTGATCCAGGTAGCCTAAGTAGCATGGTAAAACAAATTGGTGCACCAAACACTGGCAGTCAAAGTTCCATTGCTGGTATATTCCAATTTGAATCAGGAATCACTATTAACGAAGCAACAACTATAGCACTTAAGGCCGCGGTTGAAAGTGCTGTAGTAGAATTGATTAAAGAAGGCCAGCGTAAAGGAGTATGGGATTACAAATATCCAATGGCTCCTGAACGGGCTTGGTACAACTTTGGTCAAGACAAACCGCAGACTCAAGAAGTAAAAGCAGTACCAGTAGTAGGAGTAAAAAATATTGATCCCACAAAAACATCGCCAACAGCCAAGGAACCAACAATTCCTTTGGGCAATTCTAAAAAGGATGATGTTCCAGAAGATCAAGCAGTAAAAGAAGGAGTAGCACCGGCGAAGTAGTATGAGTCGCAGGACAATGGCCAAGGGCCAAAGGAAGATTAAAATGAAATATAGACTAGCTAAGATTATAACAGTAGTGCTAGGTCTTGTATGTACAAATGTTTATAGTGCTGATAACACTATCTACATTAATCAAACAGGTAGTAATTCGACAATTAACATGACCCAGAACGGTGCCAGCAACGTTGTTGAAGGAATACAGACAACTGGATCGGGTCCAACTACACCCGCAGTAATTACCGGTAACAACAATACCGTAAATGTGAGCCAAGTTGGTTCCAGTAATACCCTACAGTTAGGCCTACAAACAGGCACAGCTAACTCAGGACAAAATACTGGTAACAATTCAGGTAACAACTTTACCTATAATGTGACAGGTAGTAATGCAACAGCGATTATCAATAGTAACAATACTGGTACAGCAGGTGCAAGCCTTAGTAACAATGTTACTGTTAATCAAACTGGTGATAGTGCTAACTTGAATGTTAATGTGTTGGGATCAAATAACAACTTTACAGCAACAACCAGTGGTGGTGCAAGTAACTCTGTAGTTGCTACCGTTAAAGGTGCTGGTACTAATGATACAATTAGTATGACTGGTGGTGCAAGTAACTCAATGACATTGACACAGGGTGGAACTACACCTGTAGTTGCAGGTACTAATGTAAACGTATCAAGTGTTGGTGCTAACAACACCTATGGTATTACACAGGATGGCGGTACTAATGGTAACTCTGTTACTATTGGCGGTTACAATGCTACCGGTACTAATGTAAGTGGCGCAGCAGTTGGTAACAGTAATACCTATACAATCGCACAAACAGGTAGCAATGATAATACATTAGTTCTTGGTGTAACTGGTAGCAGTAATACATTTGGTATTACACAAAATGCTGCTGGCGGCAATAATACAGCCAACATACAAACTAATGGTAGTAACAACACTTGGACTATTAACCAACATCATTAATATGACCGATCTTTGTTTCCTGCAAAATGTATACCAACAGTGGAGCGATGGTCAGTCTAATGTTGGTAGTAGATCGGTAGACTTTATAGAGTTGGCACATCAATTGACTCGTGTGCCTAAAGATCAACTAATGCGAGATTTGCAAAAATGTTATTGGTTCAAGCAAGGAGATTAAAATGGAGAACAATACTATGCGTAGGCTTTGTGAGTATCTCCACGAATTGCGTAGCGGCCGTTGGAACAATTACAGAGCAAGTGAACACCCCGCCTTCGATACAACGATCGAAGACGACTCTAACTGGGACCAAAGGGACCGGGGTGGAGATGGCCGACAGTATCAACACAACAAGGGGTAAAGTTGGCATAGTATTTGCTGATGACACCAAAGTACAAGTAAATGAAAACTCCAAACTGGTCATTGACGAATTTGTTTATGATCCAAAAAATAAAGACGCTGGCAAACTGGCTCTTAACATGGCTAGCGGCACAGTCCGCTACGCATCAGGGGCGATTGCTCACAACAATCCTAACAAGGTTGCTATTAACACTCCTACTGCAACCGTTGCTGTTCGCGGTACTGATTTTACTGCTACTGTTGACGAACTGGGTGAAAGTACAGTAATCCTTTTACCATCGTGTCCACGTAAGGATATGATGCCCGATGAAATAGAAAGACTGTGTAAGACTGGTAAGATTGATGTTATCAATGATGCTGGTACAGTTACATTGGATCAACCATTTCAAGGTACTAAAGTAACAGCACGTAATATACCCCCAACTCGACCTGCAATACTACACTTAAATGAAGATGGTATTAGTAACATCTTAATTTTAACACCCCCTCAAGAAATCAAAAATGCACTCAAACAACGTGAAGAAGAAAAACAAATGGCTGTTACAGCACTTAGTCAGAACTTCCTACAAGGTGTTGACTTAGGTAGCGTACTAGCTGCGCAAAATGCCACGTTTTTAAGTAATTCATTGGAACGTAACTTCTTAGACCAGGACTTCCTGGCCAACGTGTTAACACTATTAAACGAACAGTTAGCCGCAGAGTTTGGAAACTTGTTGGCACCAAAAACAAATAGTCTACTACCGGACTATAAAAAAGAAACTGGGGTAGTAGCCACAGTAGATGCTGTTAGTGTACAGCTATGTCGTACAGATTCTGCGTCAAATACAAACTGTATCACAACACCTAAAGAACAAAATAGCACCATCATACAAAATCAAAGTGAAAACGTTGCCATCAAGAACCGCATCAATGCTGGTAGCAATACCTACATAACAATAAAGCAGAATTAACATGAAATTTGTTGCCTACTTACTCTCTGCTGTTTTAATTGCTGGACTTGGTTATTGCGATCGAGCACACTCTGCTGGAGTAGCTGGCTGGAACTATACTACCTATTATGCCGGAGGCCCAAGTCCTAGTACAAGCAATAGGACTGTAGACACCACAGGCGTAACTACATCAATTAACTACAACTGGGGTAGTGGATTAGTTTTAGATAGTGGTTTGTATGATGGAGTTATCATACACTTTCAAGGATATCTACAGGCTCCTACCACAGGAACTTATCAATTTGGAGTGGCCAGTGACGACGGTAACCAATTAACTATCAATAATACCGTGGTAACTGCTTGTTGGTGTGAGCAAGGAACTACATTTAGATCGGGTAGTATATATCTCACAGCAGGGCAAATAGTACCCGCGGATATTTGGTATTATGAAAACGGTGGCGGTGCCGCAGTACAATTTTATTGGTATACCAATGGTAGTTGGCAAATTGTACCAACTAGTATGATGGCTACTAGTGCTAGTTATTGGGGGCCCAGGGTCACAGGAACAGGTAGCGGAACCGTTACAACTACATCGACATCGGGATCTGTGACATCTACCTACAGCCAGCCTGTGACCATTACTTATTATAGTGATGGTAGTCAGACTACTGCCAACAATGGTGCCGCTACTCTAATCAGCACAACTGACACAGGTGGTTCTTCAACCATCACTGGCACACAACAACAAATGATTAATGCGGTATCAGCAAGAATGCCTGGTTTGGGCGACAACAGCATTTATATAAATCAAACAGGTAATAGTGATGTTATCAATATTAAACAAACGGGAGCAGGTAACCGAATAGATGGTGCTACTAGTACTAGTAACGGTCCGGGTTACACTACAGTTGCGCCTATCACAGGAGGCAGTAATCACATTACGGTGCGTCAACAGTCAAACAACAACTTGATTGATCTTGCGGCAACGGGTGGTAATAATACACTTAATCTAAATCAAGGTACAGATAGTAATGGTAACTCAACTGGCTTAGATACTGGCGGACACTATCAATTTGATTACGTAAATGGCACAGGAAATAACTTGACGGTGGTACAGGAAAATACCACAGTTGGAGCAGGACAGTTCTCTAGTGTAGCTGTAGTTGGTAACTTAAACACAGTAGGTATAACACAGTCAGGCACGGCTCGTAATCAATTGTTTGCCACAGTATCGGGTAATAGTAATACAATAACTACTAGCCAAACAGGAACTAGTACTGGTTATATCAATATTAATTCTAGTGGCAATGGCAACTCTGCGGTAGTAAATCAAAGCAATACAGGAGCCACAGGTGCTAATAATGCTAGTATTACATTGATTAATAACGGAGCGCCAGCATCAGTAAACTTAACACAAACAGGCGGACAGAATTATTCAGTAACACAATCATGTGCTACTGCTTGCGGTACAGTAACAGTTCGTCAAGGAAACTAACGTGATATCCTTTACCATAAACAAATACAAATACTATGAAGAAAATCTAGATGAAGTCAGCTTATATGTACAGGACTGTGGTGGCTATTTTGAAATACAGCGTTACGTTGTAGAATTTTATGTACCACAAGAGTATAGAGATTTTGTCTTAATTAAATATCCATTCTTAGAGGAGGTTGCTTATGTATACTAGTCTAGCACAGATAGCGGGTGGTTTGTTTGGTATTGCCACGGCCTATACCATGTACTACTTTGTTGAACGTCGCGAACGTCAACTTGAGTTAATTGAACACAACCGATATCAAGAAGAAATAAGCAAACAAAAAGAACGTTTGCGTCGCAATAAATAGTAGTACATAATAAGATCGATTATAATCGACAGGAGCTATAATGAAATTAATCAAACGGGCCTTCTTGGCCATTTCAGTGTGTCTATCTTTCGCGGCACACTCACAAAGCCTAGGCAACCTACCCACAGGTTACATTGGATACGTAGGAAATCCAGCAACAGGTGTAAACAACTCTTACACATTCTCATTTACTGCTGCCAACTCTGGCAGTGACTATGTTGGATTTGCATTTAGACAAGATCCAGCATTTTGGTCTTTTACTAATCCTAGTGTAACAGCCGCGGGCAGTTCCGCAAACCTGTTAACTAATGCTAGTCTGTCAGCAGGTGGTGCGGTACAAGTTACAACGAATAATGGAACACAAACTATTCAAGCACCAACAGGTTGGGGTGTATGGTATCAAAATGGTACTTATCCAGCTGCGGCAGGCACTTGGCAGTCTGGTCAATGGTACGATGGTGCTGTTGGATCTTATGACGGTATCTATCAGGGTATTACTGTTAGTTCTGGTATAACCTATACCGTTTCATTTAATGCACTATCAACCAGCCAAGCTAGTTCTTTACAACAAGCTATTATTGGTGTATATGCTGGTGCTTGTAATAACGTAACTTTAGCCGCAAGTGCTTGTGTACCTGTTAGTTCAGCAGGATTTACTCCAATAGCACAGCCAAATCAAACGGTTAATGCTGGTAATCCATCGGCTCCTCCGGTACCACCAAGTGCACCAAGTGCTCCAACTGTAGTGAGTACAGCCGCCGGTACCCCTATCGTGACTACAACTAGTACTAATGGTGCACCTGTTATTACTAGCCAAACTAGTTATGGTGCATCTGCTGTGGCAAGCACAAGTGTAAATGGTACACCAACTACAGCACAAGACACAGCGTATGCTCGTGGACAGGCCTCTGCAACATTGCCGATAACAAAAACTGTAACTACAAATGTCTATACTCCAGTCCAGACAACTACAGTTACAACAACTCCATATACTACCGTAACAACTACTACCGTACCTGTAACAGTTACTACTATTACCACTCCAACTACAGTAACAACTTATAGTGATAATTCAACTACAACTACAAACGGTACTCCTGTAACTACTACAAGTGCTGGCTCTCCTATTGTTACTACACAAACTACGGGCGGTAATCAAGTGGCAACAGTAGTAGTTGATTCTGTTAATCAACAAACAAGTCAAGCAAGCCAACAGTATTCAACACGTATTGATATGTATAATCAGTTAAGCACAGTTAATAGCCAAATCAACTCTGCTATGACTAGTGACCCATTAAGCCGTGCTCGTATCAACGATGGTGCTATTAGCCTACGTAATGGTAAGGATACTGATGTGTATATTATCGGTACAGGTATGCAGACTAATAACATTAATACCTATAAAGCAACCACAGGTATGTTTGGTGTTGGTGCAGATTTTATTGTAGATCGTGATTTATTATTAGGTTGGCAATATAACCGTGCTAACAGCAATATGTCTGGTGATTCGGCCGGTGGTAGCGAATACAAAGATATGTTTGGCATCTATGGTATTCAAAGTATAGATGATTGGTTAGTTAAGTTTGACCTAGGCTATGCTATGAATCAATATAGTTCTTATCATACATTACCTGCGCTAGGCCTTGGTAATAGTAGTACAACTAACGGTCATGACTATTTTGGATCAGCTCGACTATACACACCAGATGCTAAAAATGTAGATGACTGGTTAAGTGGTCTACGTGCATTTGTTGGGCAAGGTTATGAGCATGATCAAATGAATGGTGTTACCGAATCTGGCAGCCCATTAACTGCTATGACCTATGATCCAACTAACTCACACACATGGACCAGTGAAGCAGGTGTGGCATATTACTTAAAATTAGACAAGGACTGGTCAATTGGTAGCGAGTTAAGTGCTAACAATCGTCAACAAAAAACAGAATTGATTAGTTTAAGTTATAAGACAACTGATAACTCAAGCATACTGCTAAAAGCAATTACTCAGCAAACTAATTCTGGTGTAAACAATGCCATACAAGCATGGGCACGCATCAACTTTTAATTGAGTTTAACTCACAACAAAAAGCACCTTCGGGTGCTTTTTTGTTAAATAATATATGTTCAAAAAAATACTTACTAGTCCTTGGACTGCTCTACTAACACTAGCTCTTGTTACTGCTCTACGCATAGCCGATCCTACTTTTGTCGAATCAGTTCGATTGCGTTATTTTGATACTCTGGTAACTAGTAAGGCACCCGAAACAATAGGTGTAAGTGTAGTAAATATCGACGAAAAGGCTTTAGAAAAATATGGACAATTTCCGTTCTCTCGAGATGTATATGCTAAGTTCATCCGAGACTTATACTCTCGTAATGCTGGTCTTGTGGTGTTCAATGTTCTTACTCCTGATCGAGATCGCATGGGTCACGACGTGGAATACGTACAAGCACTCCGACAATATCCAACAATTCTTCCGTCAGTTGGGTCAACAGGTAATAGGAATGAAGCACGAAACCCAGGCTCTGTTGTTATTGGACCTTATGGCCTGGATTCTTTTGTAACATATCCTGGCATTGTTGCTAACATACCTGCTGTAGAATCTGCAGCTGCTGGTGTAGGACTTGTTAATACACTTCCCGAAGTAGATGGCGTTGTGCGTCGTATGCCAATGGTTGCCGCACATGACGGCAAGCTGTATCCAAGTCTTGCTATGGAGACCTTACGTGTAGCCGGCGCAGACACAACCTTTCAGGTCAAGGTAAACGAGAATGGTGTTGAAAAGATGCGTATTCCAAAGTTTGGTCCTATTACTACAGACAGCTTGAGTCGCATCTGGATTGACTGGTCGTTAGTTCCAGAACACTATAGTATGACTGACTTACCTAAGGATTTTGAAGGCGACATAGTTATTGTTGGAGTTTCGGCACAGGGACTAGCTAATCCTGTTGCTACAAGTTTGGGCGAAATGTTGCCACAAGATTTACAAGCAAGCGTATTAGGAACTGTAATAGCTAACAAAGATAGACCTGTTATTACTAGACCAGATTGGGCAGATGGCGGAGAAGTTCTGCTGTTAGTAGCTCTAGGTATTATATTAATTTTCTTATCAAGGTGGACTTATGTTGGCATTTTTTCAAGCGTTGTTATTATTGGCGGGATCATTCCTGTTTCTGGTTATCTGTATAGAAGTCATGCTTGGCTCGTTGACGTTTCTATGGTTGTTGGTGGTCTCGTATTGGTTTGTCTACATACTTATGGGGTTAAATTCGTAAGCGAATTCCTGCAAAAGCAAGCAATCAAGAAACAGTTTGCTGGTTATTGCTCTAAAGAAGTTGTAGAACTATTACAAAAAGATCCAGAACTAATCAAACGTGGTGTACGCAAAGACGTGTCGGTTATGTTCAGTGACTTGCGCGGCTTTACTCCAATTGGGGAACACTATGGTGATGACGTAGCTGGACTTACAAAATACATGAACGGCTATATGGATAGTATTAGTCGTCCTATTCTAGATAACAAAGGTATGGTTATCAAGTATGTAGGTGATGCAAGTATGCACATACACGGTGCTCCGATTGATGACGCCAACCATGCACACACTATCATTCAAGTTGGCCTAGATATGTTGGACGCTGTTGATGAGTACACTAAGCTAATGGAAGCACAGGGTTTACCTCCAGCCGCAATGGGCTGGGGCTGTAACACAGGTATTGGCTTTATTGGTGAGATGGGTTCGACAGAACGACACAGCTATGACATCCTGGGTGACATGGTATCAACTGCTGCTCGCTTAGAAGCACGTTGTAAAGCATACGGGGTCTTAAACATTGTTGGCGCCGAAACATACAACCGTACAAAAGATGATTTCTTTTTCTTACTGTTAGATAACCTACAACCAAAAGGCAAAACTGTAGCAGATTTGATCTATACAGTACTGCGTACTCGGGGTGAAGATTACACCAAAGAAAAACAACAGCATGATGCCATGCATGCCTTATATAAACAGAAAAAATTCGATGAAGCCGCCGCCATGTGCAAGAAGCTAATAGGCAACTTTGGCGGACAGATGGACAAATACTACAAGATATGGATTGAACGTTGTGACTTTATGAAGCAACAAGACCTACCAGACAACTGGTCGGGGGAATTCATAGCTCATGAAAAATAGCCTTGTTGATCTTTGGATTGATTACTGTGTATGGTACTGGTTAAATTTGTATTTTGCAAAATACAGAATCCCCGAACAAGCCGGGGATCTTGAAAAGTTTATGGCGTCGTTTAGTTTAAACGGTGTCAAGTCCGCGAACTCGTGCAAGCCCAACACGTCTAAGTAAACTAATATAAACCCAACCTAGATCTATTTCCCACCAGCGTTGACGAAAGCAAGCATTGGCACCATCGGCGTGATGATTGTTGTGCAGTTCTTCTCCACCAATCCATAAGGCCCACGGTATTAGGTTTGTACTGGTATCCGTAGTCTCAGTATTACGATATCCCCACCAGTGACCCAAGCCATTGATAACACCAGCGGCCCAGAGCGGAATCCACAACATCTGTACGGCCCATACTGCCAGGCCCCACCAGCCAAATACAGCGATGTCAATTACAGCCATTAGTGTAACACCTAGTTTGCTGTGTGCAGAATAAATGTTTTGTTCAACCCAATCCGCAGGACAACCAATGCTCAATCGTTTGACCAGGTCCTGATCTTTACTGGCTTGATGATACAGCCAGGCACCTTTGAACATCACGGTCCAGATACCGTATATCTGTGGACTATGTGGATCACCCGGGGTGTCGCTACCCTGGTGATGACGACGATGTATAGCTACCCATTCACGAGTGACCATGCCAGTAGTTAGCCAAAGCCAAAAACGCATAACATGTTCTACCGCAGGATGATAAGTGACTGCTCTGTGTGCTTGCCCTCTATGCAAGTAAAGGGTAACACAGGCTATGGTAATTTGAACCATTACCAAGGTTGTTATGATTATGTTCATTAATATACTTAGCTGTTACCGCTAGCAGCTTCGTTATCTTCGTCGGTTCTATTGATTTGTGCTTCAGCGGCTACACGTTCGTGTTCAATTGACTTACCACGTAAGTGTAGAACTGTGTTGACCTTTTGATTTAGTCTGATTAGATCATTGTCCAACATGCGAATACGATCAATAAGAGCAATAAGAACTGTATTGGCGTCACTGATAACTGGTTTGACTTCTTTGGTAGCCCATTCCCATACGTAGTGAATGATATAGCCCATGCCCACAGCCATGACTACTGGAAATCCAAATTTAGTAATAACTTCGTTGATATCGCCCATTAAAGAATGTATCCTATAATTAGTCCTGCTACAAATGCTATCAAGGCAAACTTGGCTAGATCCCGGTCAGTCCAGATCTGTGCAATTGGTAACCGATTTGGATCAAATTTATTCACCGGCTTTTCCATCTTCTAAAAACTTTTCTAGCGGATCTACTTTTTTTAACATTACTTGACCATTGACATTGACTAATTTAAAATAATCTCCGCCTTTCCAACCTAATGCATCTGTGTTAAGTTCTGCATCTAATAAAATCATATTAGGATATATATCCCACTCGTAGTCGTAGTATTTCATTAGTCACGTCTCGCATCTGTTTTGCCATCAGCACGACTAATACGTTCTACGTCTGGACGTAGGCCAAGAGCATTACTAACAACGGTATCAATACGGATAACGTCGTGATTCATAGTTTTAACACGATTGTCTAATGCAGTGATAATACCGGCCATGCCTTTAACAGAACTTAGCACACCCTGTAATAATAATTTGATAGTTAAAAATACAAAGTATCCGCCGGCAAGTGCTGCCGCAACTGGCACACCTAAATCTCCGAGAATTTTAAAAATTTCACCCATACTAGCTCCTTGAACACGACAGTTTTAACTGCTCTTAATGTACAAGTATTTATTGCTTGAGACGGGTTTTTACTTCCTGTAAGTAGTCATGTGATAAATCAAAACGCTGGTGATAACGACTGTGATTTCCTGGTTGGCGACCATTGTTTATCTGATATAATATATGTTCAAAGTTATCAATCATTTCATCTACAATAATATCTTTAAATTCACCGTAAAAGTGATTAAAATTGTATTCTAATGTTTCTTGCATTTCTTTGTACATCTGTTCGAGTAGTGCCGGCGGCATGGCACATAGTTTGGCAATCTCAAATGTGATCTTTTCTATACGTATATAATGATCTGGTTCATCATCGTAACTTTCGTCTATCCAGCGATCAAAAGTCTTAAATCCGTAGCTTTTTAAGTATGCTAGATTACCTGGTGCCGCTACTAAAAAGAAAGGGCGACAACTAACAATAGGCTTAAACACTTTTTCAGTAAGGTGTAGCTTAGGTAAGAAGTATACCGTTTCCGTGATAACGTGGAATAAAGCACTGGTTAAATCTTTAAAATTTATATTAGCACTTAAGGTACCATCAGGAGTTTCTGTGTCAATGATCAACGGTTCAGTAATATTTTTTAATGTTTTATATATTTTTACACGAGCACGAGAATCCAGGGGAGTCGTTGGATTCTGTATAGTATTTTCCCAGGTCCCGTATTGATCTTTTAAAAATAAACTGACATGTCCATGTTTAACTAAGTCTTGTTCTATTAGATTGCTGACCAGGTGTAGACGATAGGAACGATAATTTGAGATAAGATGATTGTAACATATAAATACTTTGTCAAATCGATTAAATGATTGTGGTTCAATATATTGAAAATCTCTATACCAATCCAATGCTGCAAAACCGTGATAAAAATAATACCAATCGTAAAGTTTTTCTGAATTTATAAAGTTGGTTTTAACAAGAGATTTTTCACTATTAGCAAGTATGCTGATTCGATTGGGACTATAGGTATAGTCGTGTCTTGCGATTGAGTTTTTTAAAATTGGTAAGCTATTTTCGTCGTAGGGTTCTTGATCAAAGAAATAACAATGTAAAAATATTTTTCCCAAATGGGGGTACCCAACAGCCATATCAGAATCTTCGTTTCCTAAAGTTAAGATATTTTGATATGTACCAAATGGATAAAAGTAGGCACTATTTCCATTTTTGAATTTAGAAATTAAGTTGTTGTGAAGAATATTATAAAATTTATCTAAGGAAAACATAAATGAATGTAGGATTTATTGGAGTTGGCAAATTGGGAATGGCTTGTGCTGAAACTATGGCAAGCAAACATAATGTTGTTGGATATGATATTTATCCACGTACTAGCGACAAAATTAAGATTGCTACCACTTTACAAGAAGCAGTAGAAGGTAAAGAGTTAATCTTTATTGCTGTACAAACACCACATGATCCAATTTATGGTGGTGATCAACCAATCACCCATTTAAAGAATAAAGACTTTGATTACACAATCGTAAATCAAGTATTAGCAGATGTTAACCAATACGCAAAACCTGAACAATTAGTAGTCCTTATCTCAACAGTTCTTCCTGGCACTACACGGCGTGAACTGAGGAACAACATTACCAATGCACGTTTCATTTATAACCCATACTTGATTGCTATGGGTTCAGTAGAGTGGGACATGGTTAACCCCGAGATGGTTATGATTGGTACGGAAGATGGTAGTGAAACTGGCGATGCCCGTGAGCTGATTGACTTCTATAAAACAATAATGGAGAATGACCCACGTTACGTAGTTGGTACATGGGATGAAGTAGAATGTATCAAAGTGTTTTACAATACATTCATTAGTGCCAAGATTGGCTTGGTGAATATGATTCAAGACGTAGCAATTAAACAAGGCAACATTAATGTAGACGTAGTAACTGATGCGCTAGCAAAATCAACTATGCGTATTATGGGACCTAAGTATATGACAGCAGGCATGGGCGATGCAGGACCTTGTCATCCACGTGACAACATTGCCTTGCGTTACCTAGCAGAAAATTTAGACTTAGGTTATGATATTTTTGATACTATTATGAAAGCACGTGAGCAACAAGCAAAGAACATGGCCAGATTTATTTACGACAATCGCGAAGGTCTCCCTGTTTATATTCACGGCAAAGCCTATAAACCCAATGTAGACTATCTAGAAGGCAGTTACAGTTTATTAGTTGGCAGTTACTTAAAAGAAATGGGAATCGATCCCGTCTACATCGATCCCTTGACAGAAGAGTCTAATCCAGCAGTAGTCAAAGGTTGTATCTTGTTAGCACACAATCAAATTGTAACCTACGGATATGCTGGCGTTACTGATAATCAACCTGCGTATTGTATTTTTGATCAAGGTAGTATCATCATTGATCCATGGCGTCGATATCCACAAAACGGAAACCTCAAAGTCATACACTATGGTAACACCCGTGGTAGTTAAGTATAATATTTCCAAAATTTGGGATGACAAATATAAGTCGTTGAACTATACTAACGAACCTTTCAATGATGATCCCAATGTTGCTCGTTGGTTAGAGTTAGGATTCCCAGGAAAGTTTACTGGTGATATGTGCGATATGCGCAGTCCTCAACCCCGGTGGAACAATCTTATCATAGCTTCTTATGAAGCTGAAGGATGGAAGGACGTTTGTAGCAGTTACTATCGTATGATGCCCGGAACTATACTTCCTACACATTCTGATCTATATTTAAAATATATAGAACTTTTCAACTTACGGGGCCAGGAACAGTTGATTAGACGTGCAGTAATTTTCTTAGAAGATTGGCAACCTGGACACTATGCCGAATACCTAGATGTACCGTATACCGATTGGTGCGCCGGTGATACTGTGGAATGGACTTACGATACTCCGCATATGGCAGCTAATATGGGTTCTACTCCTAGATACACTCTTCAAATAACCGGGCACCTATGATATCAAGTTATAATGAATGGGATCCATTACGTTCAGTAGTAGTGGGTAGTGCCAAATATGCAAACTGGCCATCTGATGATCCAGTGTTTGCACAAGAGTCAGAAAAAACTTTGTGGAAAGAAACACCTGTTCCTAGTGGTCCAGTACCAGACTTTATTGTAGACGAAGCTAACGAAGATTTAAATGAGTTAGCACGTACACTACATAGTCTTGGTATAGACGTTATACGTCCTAGCCCACGCAACTACCCAGTAACCGGCGGTATGTACAATTATTGTCCCCGTGACAGACTCTTAATCTGGGGCAATACTATTGTAGATCCTGCAATGATGTATCCTTGTCGCGATCAAGAAATAGTTACTTTAAATGAAGTAACGCACAAGTCACACGACATTAGGCGTATGCCCAGAGATCAAGGGATGATACTTGATGCAGCTAACGTATGTCGTTTAAATGACACTTGGTTATTTTTAGAATCGGCATCGGGCAATCGTAAAGCATACGAATGGTTGTGCGATCAGTTTCCCGGGGTTACCATTGAATTATGTAACTTCTATGCTGGCGTACATATTGACTCAACCATTGTTCCTTTACGTGAGGGATTGGTAATGCTTAATGCTAGTCGTGTAACAGAAGCAACAGTACCTGAATGTTTAAAATCCTGGGAAAAGATTTGGGTTAACGAAGTTGCAGCACAGGACTTTTACCAATACCCGTATGCTAGCAAATGGATTGCTATGAATATGCTGGTAATTGATCCCAACACAGTCATAGTGGATCGGCATCAACAACAGTTAATATCAACACTAGAACATCATCGATTTACAGTTATACCCTTGGAATTACGTCATAGTCGCACCTTAGGAGGCGGATTTCATTGTGTGACGTTAGATTTATTACGAACTAGCAATAAATAAGTGTATGAACAATTTTGCTTCGTATACTGATGCGGTACTGTCCGCATTAATGTTTAATCCTAAATTAGATGATCAAGTGACCCGTAAACAAGAAATACTCGACGGGGTGTATCGTGTTGAAAATTTAGAACCACAAAACATATTATTTGTTGGATTCAATCCAGCAATACTAGCCTGCCGTGCTAAAAATATTGCAGTCACGGAAATTAGTGACACAGCACAGACATTCTTAAAAAGCCGTAAAGTTAAGTACACATATATTGATCCTGCCAAATTGGATCAATACCGTAAACAATTTGATTGTGTGATTGCTATGGACGAGTATTTTACCTTTGCTGGCAGCGATCAAGCACAACAAGATGCCATTGCTAAAATTTGTAATTTAGCCACGGCATTTGTGATAAGTACAATACGTGATTACAAAAATCAAGATTTTAAAGAACGCGAATTTAGTACTCCTGCTATGGTTAGAAACGGCACAGAGTCTAAGATATTTTTAGAAAATCACGACTGGGATCTAAAAGATCGTACACGTTGGAATACAATGGTTTACGAAATAACTGAGCCCACAAGTAGTTTAGTAACATATGGGCAGTTTGAGCGCCGTACAATGTTTTTTAAGCAGTTAGCAAAATTTAGTATGGATGCAGGAGCCGTGAATTTCCTCGTCCACAAAAACTTAATGTATAAGAGTTTAATCAAAAAGAACTACGAACACGTAGTTAGCATACAATTCGAGTAAAATGGATATAGACAATCACGTAAGTGGTATAGTACAAACAATAATTTCACAGATAACAGCACAAGTTCAACAACAGGTAGCTGTTCAAATCGATCAAAAGATTTCAGAAATTGTCGCAAACCTTGATACCACATCAATGTTAGCTGACCAGTTGAGTAAAAAACTTGACAGTCGCATAAGCCAGCTACCTATCGATACAAAAAGTATTGAATCACAACTCTACGCTCGATTAGATAATTTGGGTAGTGCAGTAGCAGGAGAAGTGCAGGCTCAGAGTATAAAATTAACTACTGAAGCTATAAAGACACAAATTGCTAGAATTGATTTTGCACAGATGTTGCAGTCAACTCTAACCAGTGCAATTCAAACACAATCAATTAAATATCCCGATGCCAGTATTCCTGGTACAGCCATTGACACTACTAATTTAGTATTGTCTGGAAACTCAATCAACGGCGGAATTATACAAAACTTTGGTAGCACAGGTATAGATGATAAAGCCACTGCTTGCCAATTAACAGTTATGGATGATGTAACTGTAGTTGAAAATAATTTACTCACTAAAGATTTAACAGTCAAGGGAACAGCAACAGTAGAAGGTGATTTAATTATCACCGGAACTATTCCTGAATCAAGTCCTGCTTACCAACAGATGGTATCGGCCGCAACAAACAATGTTCGTACAAGTTTAGATCAAGTGGTATTCCAATCATACGCTGACATGGTATTTGATCAAATCAAGGCCAAAGGTCTTGACCTAGCACAGATCAGTTTAAATGGTCAAGATATTGTTGTTGGTAGTTCGTTAAGCAATCTAATTACAGAAAGTAATTTACAAAAGGTTGGACAGTTACGTGAACTACAAGTATCAGGAGAAACACTTTTAAGTCAAACCTTATACACAACTGGACAACGTGTTGGTATTAACACTATCGAACCTACCCAGGCCTTAAGTGTATGGGATCAAGAAGTTGAAATTGGATTTGGTAAATTATCCAACAACACCGGTATAATCGGTTCGTCTCGTAATCAAACATTAATCATTAGTACTAACAACAAAAACAACCTAACACTAACACCTGATGGGGGTGTAGCAGTAAATCAACTTACCTTAGGATTTATTACTATGTCTAGTGCTAGTGCTCCACCTACTACAGACAGTCCCAAAGGTACTGTAGTGTTTAACTCAAATCCTAGTCTTGGTGGTCCGTTGGGTTGGGTAAGTTTAGGTAATGCTACTTGGGCTAACTTTGGTATTATTGATTAAAGTAGCTGACAAACGCAGGTAAGAAGTAATCACCATACCAATCTGTTTCGATCATGACTTTATAGTTGTGTTCGCAGATTGGTTTTATTTTGTCTAGAATTTCTTCTTGAGGTGTCTTAGACAATCCCTGCATTTGTTCTAGGGCTGTTTGCCATCTAATTTCATTATCGGCTATAGTATCATATGATTCGTCAATGATACCATTAAATGTTTTAAACCCTATACGGTGTAAATTGGCAAGATGTCCTTGCCCAGCTAATGCTATAAACAATCTACAACCTAGTATGGGCTTAACAGTTTTTTCTGTATAGAATGTGTAGTGATTACTATAGTTTGTTTCTGCTACTAATGTATAAGCAGTTTGATTATAGATTTGTAAGGGTACTATTTGACTGATACTCATACGATGTCCGTAGTACGGTACACGATCCACAGTCCACTCCACCGGACGATCTATTTCTAACCCATTGCTTTCCCATAACCACTTTTCTGGATCATCAAAATTGCAAGTATGATCTCCGAGGTAAGTTAACACATTATTGGGCCATGCCTTGATACGATCGTAAGCAAAATCTCTGTGAGCTTTCTTACGTCCTAGTAAGCAATCAAAGTTAAATGATTTGGTATTGTAGGGAGTAAGAACGTCGAGTGTTTGGGGTCTAACATGTTTATAAAAGTGTACAGTGGTTGTAAACCAATCATAAAACTTGTGTAGGGGGCTGTGAGTTAATTCAAAGTTAAATTCTCCACAGATAAAATAACTGACCTTAGGGTCGTCATGACGTTGTACAATTTCCACAGTACGGTCGTGCAGTTCGCTCATGAGTATTAACACATGATCGGAACATTTAACTAAATCATCAACTAAGGAATCAAACTCTGCTCGTACAGGATACGGCATTTGTAAACAACTAATTTTATGTTTAATGGGACTACTGCGAAACTTATCTATATCGTTGAATACTTTGATTGAGTTAGTTAGGTTACATTTATTAAAGTGATAAAAGAAAAGGGCATCCGTTTCTTCAGTAACGAATACCCCTATACGGCCATCTACCATTGATTACTTCTTAGCAGGTGCCTTTGGTTTGCGTGTTGTTGCTTTTTTAACAGCTGGTTTCTTTTTAGCCGCTGGCTTCTTAGCTGGTTTGTCTAAAGCAACAGCAGTTTCAACTTGAGTTTCAGCAACTACAGTTTCTGCTTTTTCTACAACTTCTGTTACACTAGGTGCCTCAGATTTTTTTGGACCATACGCTTTGTATAGTGCATAAACAATAGCAACACCTACTGCTAGAAATACGATTAATTCCATTTTGAATCTCCTATAGGTTTGGATAGTATTATTTAGTTGGGTTTTTTGGTAAAATAAAATAATAAAAATGTTGCACCACAGCATAAATAAATGTATACTAAGAACACAGTATAACGCAAGATGCCGAATGGTTTGGGTCTTGTATAACATTTCGCTTAATAAAGGAAAATAAAATGTTTAATTTTAAATCAATCGTAGATCAAATAGCAACAGCAACAAAGACACCGTTAACATACGTTGAAGACAAAGCCATCCGTGCAAACCTAGAAACTCTAGTAGATTCTTATGCAGACTTTACTAAGACTGTATATGAAACAAATTTAGAGCTATCTAAGCAAGTAGTTGAAGCTACAAAATCTGTAGATTTTACTAAGATGTTTGCAGTTAAATAATCTGTTGTAAAAAAGCAACACTCAAAAAGCCCTAGAAATAGGGCTTTTTTTACGACCAAAATTTGGTTGTGCCAAAATTGCCAAAATAGTATAATACTTGTATAGTGATTAATAAGGAGCTGGTATGTTTGAAACACTAGTAGATCAATTGGTTAAAGTAACTCTTACTAACGAGCCTGTGACCACAGAGTTTTTCAATGGCACTCTGTTTGTTCGCACAATTACCGAAACGCAAGCTCGTACAGTATTCCATAGATTAGCTGAGACTTTTGGGTTAGGCAAGGTTATTGTTAGCCCAATCGGCGACACCGGCGAATATGCTTACGATTTTATCTAAGGAATGAATATGCAATTAAATGGCCGTACTGTAAAGAATGCTGAAGTTGATGGGGTAGATGGTAGTGACTACCCAGACTTCTGTGATGCGTTTTTTAGCTATGCTGAATATGAAGATGGAACACCGTTGTCAGACGAAGAGCTCGAACAGCTTGGTGATGAGAATGGTGAAATGATCAACCAATTGGCTTTTGACAAGTTCGATGACGAAGCCGACCATGATTATGATCAGGATAGATAATGTCAAATCGTACGCTAGCGATTATTGCTTGTAGTTTATTAGGTATGCTTTTGATACGTCAAGAGCTTCGTATGGACATGATCGAGGAAAAGCTAGATGATGTTATACAGGTCAAAGAACATATTAAATACACCAAAAATGATTTGGATTGCCTAACTCGAAACATTTATTATGAGGCTGGCGTAGAATCCAAAGTGGGAAAGTTTGCCGTGGCTCATGTAACCATTAACCGACTCAAGACAGGGTATTGGGGGAATTCAATTTGCAAGGTGGTATATGCCAAGAAACAATTTTCGTGGACCTTGGCCAAAAAATTACCACGCCCAGATAGTCGGTTGTGGGCTGAATCAGAAGATGTTGCTCGTAAGGTATTGGCAGGACATCGTGTACGTGGGTTGACTAAGAGTTTGTTTTATCACGCAGTCTATATCAAAGATCCAAAATGGGTAGATCCCCGCCGAGCAGTAGGTCAAATTGGTAACCATGTATTTTACGATCAAGCACGTGGTAGCACGTTGACCCTAAATTCGATTTAATGTATAATATATTTTTGTTTAAGGAGTTACTATGAAGAACTATCGTTTTTTTGGTGAAGAAATGGAAGTATTGGGTCAGCGTTTAGATGCGGCTCGTGATGCACTAGCACGTTCTAAAAATGCTTGGTCCAAAAATTATTGGCAACAAAACATTGATAGACTAATGTTCCAATGGCGCCAGCTTCCGATCTTGCATGATGGTGATGCACAAGTAACCTTAATTCCGCGCTGGTCTATTAATTACGATTTTTGTGAGCGGTCTGAAGAGCCAGTAACAACTATCGGAATTGAACAGATATTGTCTGACAAACTACATGACATGGGATTGTCTACTAGACTCAATGAAAGTTGGGATCGCCATCGTGCCCAACGTCTAGCCCGAGCACAATGAAACTACTTGCTGTTCTTGTTGCGGCCAGCTTGGCGGGGTGTGCTTCTACAGTACCACGCCAAGCTCAACCAATGAGTTATCAAGAAGTAGAACGCATTAAAGTAGTTGACAGCCGTGACTGCCAAAATCCAGACGCCCTGATTAACGAAATGTATAGGCAACTGCAACTCAAAGGATTTCTTGGAAAAAATCCTGAAGATTTAGCCACTGACGAAGATCGTCGGTATAACAGTCGAGCCAAAGTAGTAATTTGGAGTCTAAGGATTGGGTGCAATAATCCCAATAGATACAAATGAAATTGACTACAGTATTAACACTAATAGGCCTGAGTATTTACAGCAATGTTCAGGCTGAATGTTATATGCGTTCAAGTACTACAATGTCTAGGCAAACAATTCAAACTCAGCCAGTCGACATAGAACAGTTGGTTACTCCTGATGATAAAGGATATGTGTGTTCAGCTCGTTATCGTGTTCAGGTTGATAACAGTTGGCAAACTTTAGAAGGTATTGGTCGTGCTGGAACCGAAGCTAGAGCCTGTGCCCTAGCTGTAGAAGTTGATCGAGGTCACGCACTATTAGAAGTGAAACCTCAGACTATCAAAGCCGATAGCCAAATGGTTTGTAGTGATTTACCAGACATTCAAGTGCATCCTGTGAAGATTGGTGACGTCATTTATCAAAGTGAAGTGGACATGCACACCATTCCTAGCGAACGGAAAGACTTTTGGTATAAGCGTACTCAATGTCGTATGTTTGTGGAAAAGGACGCAAAGAATACTAATTTATGGTTGTACCAGGGTGTGATTTGCAGGATTGATACCACACCAAAATCCAAATGGCGAGTGATTGACAAATATTAGCCAATATGTTATACTGTTATAGTAGTAATTTAACCAAGGAGTAGTAAAAATGAAGCGTTTAATGACTGTAGTTGGTGTAGCAGGTTTATTGAGTGCCTGTGGTACTAATTCGATTCAATCGAGTTATTCCAATCAAGCTCAACAACAATTTGCTCAGCAATCTGCTAGTATGCAAACGGCCATTAATCAGGCACCTGAGTGGATGTTTAAGTTGCCCAAGGTTGATGGTATGGTATTTGAAAATGGTACCGCTACTTCCGGAGACTTTGCTTTAGCAGATATGAAGGCTAAATCTATTGCTTATGCTAAGATTTGTACAGCCGCGGGCGGTAAGGTTCGCAGTCAGACCAAGGTCTTTACACAAGATAATGGCACCAGTACTGTAGAACAAAGTGAAATGGCAATCCGTAACATCTGCCCAGACATTGATATCTCTGGTGTAGAAACTGTGGAGATGAAGCATATTGCTGAAGGAACACGTATCCGTACCTATGTGCTAGTGGCTCTAAGCAAGACTGCTCATAGTCAACAAGACGCTAAACGTTCAGCCAAAGAAGCATTTAAAGAGTTAGATGAAATTACTGGCAACAAACCTGTGACTAACGATACTGATCCAACTCCCACAAACGCAAAAAAGGGTGATGAAATTAGTGTGGTCAAACCCGACGGTACCAGTGGTACGTTGAATTTGATGCCGGTTGAAAACGACGAGTACAAAGCTCGTCGTGCTGCTGCACTCAAAAAACCTGGTGCTGTGGTAGGTCAAACTAGCGTAGAATAAACTACCCAGTTAATTCCGTAATAAAGTAGTAATATAGCTCTCGCGGGGTATGATATAAATACCTTAGCGAGGGCTTTTTCATGGCAAGACCAAATCCAATTCGGGCAATTATGGAAGCTGAACTTCCAAGTCTTACTTATCAACGTAGGCTACAGTTCCGTCCTACGTACAAAGACATTAACTACGTATATAATATCTGCAATCGCTATCTATTTGATAACCGCTTACGCAAGCCTGTGATTGAGCAGGGCACACGTCGTAAAACTTGGGGCTACTGCCAATGGGAAGATGAATTACAAGATACCGGCAGTTGGTGTACTATTAGACTAATGGATAAATGGTTTTGCCCGCAGTGGTTTGTACAAACTCTGGCACATGAAATGGTACATCAATATCAGTGGGATATCATACGTTTCGAAGAGTACAATGGCGACTATGTAAAGTTAAGTGGTGCACATGGTCCAGATTTTTTCCAATTCCGTGACCGTTTCGCCCATTATGGTCTTCGTTTAAAAACAGCGTATGGTATGAAGCGTTGGCTCAAACATCAAAACTGGTACAAGTGCTAGACTAATCTTAACTTTCCTGTTATAATAACTAAATGAAAATGTGTTACCATCCTTGGGTAGGATTGGATATTAGCCCCCAGGGTGAATTTAAACCCTGTTGTAAATACTCAACTAGTATTGCTACTAATCTACATGATTACGAAAATAGTACAGAGTTGGCTGAGCTAAAAGCCGAATTTAAAGCCGGCAAGAAACCTGCTGGGTGCATTAGGTGCTGGCGCGACGAAGATGCTGGTCTACCTAGTAAACGCACTCTAGACAACAAATACACTTTTGAAGATCAAATACCAAATTTTGATGGTATTAAGGTATTAAGTATACCTTTTGGTAACACTTGTAATCTTGCCTGTAGAATTTGTAATAGCTATTCAAGTAGTCGCTGGGCAGTTGAAGAACGTAAACTTAAACATCATTTTCCCGACATTGTGATTAATCAGCACAGTAAATTTTATCAAGACCCTAAATTTTTAAAAGATCTGGTTGACAGAATAAAAACAATCAAACATGTAGAGTTTCCTGGTGGCGAACCATTCTACGCCGATCAAGAACTTCATAGTAAATTCTTAACGGAATTGTCAAATTATTTCCCTGAAAATATCAGCTTACACTATATAACAAATGGTACTAAATTTCCCAGCAGCACAATCTTAAGTACATGGGAGAAGTTTAAAAAGATTGATATACAACTTAGTTTGGACGGTTTTGGAGAACAGTTTGAATATAATCGTTGGCCAGCAGAATGGTCGACAGTATTGATGAATACTAAAAAGTATTTAGAGTTACGTGAAAAAAACACAAATATACAATTAAGTATTAGTCATAGCGTTAGCGTGTTCACTGTTTATTACTTACCCGAGTTTTTAGATTGGTGCGCCAAAAATAATTTACCAGAACCATATATGGGTCTAGTAAGTCGCCCCGATTACTACAATATTACAGTTTTACCAACCGATACTAAAAAGGCAATTGAACAAAAATTTGAAACACACAAACAATTGGAACCTATTGTACAGGCCATGTGGGCAAGAGATGACAGTCACTTACTTGACACTACAATAAAATATGTTACAATATTAGACAAGCAAAGATCACAAAACTTTGCCAAAACATTTACAGAATTATATCAACTATTAGGTGAAAAATGCCAAACTTTGTACCAACAGTATTAGAAAAAACAGCCAATGGCGAACGTGCTTATGACATTTACAGTCGACTACTCAAGGACCGTATTGTCATGTTAGATACCGATGTCAATGAACACTCTGCCAGTTTGTTGGTAGCACAGTTATTATTCTTAGAAAGCGAAAATCCTGATGCAGACATACTATTCTACATTAATAGTCCCGGCGGTTCAGTTACAGCGGGCATGGCTATCTACGATACAATGCAGTTTATCAAACCCGATGTTAGTACCATTGTTATGGGTCAGGCCTGCTCTATGGGAAGTCTTCTTAGCACAGCTGGAGCTGCAGGCAAGCGACTAATGTTACCGCATGCACGTCATATGATTCATCAACCATCGGGCGGAGCACGTGGACAAGCTACAGACATTCAAATTCAAGCGCAAGAAATCTTGAAGATGAAACGCTACCTAACAGAGATTTACGTCAAACACAACTCTGCAGGCAAAACCTACGACGAGTTTGAGGCAGACATGGAACGTGATTTCTTTATGAGTGCTGAAGAAGCATTGGCCTATGGACTCATTGATGAGATCATTACCAAACGATGACATTTAAAGATCGATTTTGTTCGAGTCCTTGGTTCCATATGCGGATCAATAACTCTGGGCATTACGAATATTGTCGTTGGGCCACAAAGCAAGACCGGAATAACTTGCCCGATATACAGGAGCAAACACCACTACACTTTTTTCAGCAGGGTATGTCATCCATACGACAAAGTTTACTCAATGGTGAATTATTGGACACTTGCAGAGAATGTCATCAAATGGAAGCACGTGGCAAGGTAAGTGGACGACAACGGCAACTACTTAAAACAGGAATTCGTTTAGATGACTTTACAAATACCATGTTAAGTAGTCCTTGGCTAGAAGAATTTAAAAAAACAGAAACTACACTAACTCCACAAGACTGGCAAATTGATCTAGGTAATTTTTGTAATAGTGCTTGTATTTTTTGTGAACCTAACAGTAGCAGTAGACTTGCCAACGAATTTAAACGCATAGGAATAATTAATGAAGTGCCACAGGCCAGTTGGTGCGAGAATCCTATAAAATTTAATTTCTTTTTAGATTCTCTAAGAGAAAGTAAGACCACTAAGTACTTGCATTTCATTGGCGGTGAAACACTAATTACTCCAGCATTTAAACGCATACTAGAAACTTTGGTAGAAGAAAATCTACATAAAAAAATTACTGTGGGATTTACAACCAATCTCACAGTATGGGATCAAACGGTAGTTGACTTACTCACACAGTTTGAACAGGTAAATCTTGGGTTAAGTGTTGAATGCATTCATCCCCTAAATGACTATGTTAGGTATGGTAGCAACATTGATCAAACTCTGGAGATTATGGAACAGTGGTTAGACGTTGCTAAAAATTCCAATTGGTTAGTACAATTAAGAACAACGCCCACTATCTTTACCATGTGGCACCTTGCCACAGTTTATGAGTATGCTTATCAACGAAATATATCAGTTGAAAGTTGTAATTTCTTAAACGATCCTGCGTTCATGCGACCCAGCGTGTTGCCCATGTCAGTCAGATCTCAAGTGATTGCTAGATTATCTGATTGGATTAATAGATATGAACATACACCAACAGAACAGATCATAAACACCAGACACCCTGCATTTGCTCAACAACAAATTATACAAGATGCTCGCAGTTACGTAGATTACTTACAAAATCAACCAGATGAATCGGAACGATTACCTGATTTGGTTAACTATATCAAATTGTTAGAATCCAGTAGGAATAACAGTATACTAAGGTACTTGCCCGAATATGAAGAACTTCTCAGATCTGCTGGCTACTAAGGCACAATTAGCAGTATCAGTAAATGGTGTAGAAACACTCTATAATTTATATGATACTATTGTCTTAGACGTCAACCAAACAGTAACCATCAACGGCTACGAAATATTACCAAAATATCACTATCTTGCTCAAGATGGCATCTTAACTATACCTGCACCATTTTATTCTTGGTACCACACTCATTCCGGACAAGGCTGGTTACTGATTCCGGCAAAATCGTAATAAAACTTTAATATAATTTGTTGCATTGCGTGATAAATATCAGTATAATCACTGATAGTACTACTACTAATGATTATATCAAAAAGGAGTCACACAATGACAAAACTATTAGAAAAACTTACCCAGTTTTTTAGTCTTACAGACAGCGTTAGCCGCGGCCTAGATGCTTATATTGCAAGCAAAGGGCCACAGTCAGTAGCTGATGTAGAACGTCTCACACAACAGTACATTAATCGCGGAATCTGCGGGAGAACATTATAATGCTATTACTAATTTCAAAAATCTTTAATTTTTTAAACAAATACGCCGGTAAAACTTGCCGCCATGACTCATACATGGGAGGTCTATAATGCGTCGTTTTTTTCAAGAACTTTATGCTGCTTGGGTTGAAGCACGTCAAGCCACAGTAAAAGCACGTATGGTAGACGGCCACTGGTATTAAAATGATAGTCACAGAATTTTTATCCTTCCGCCGATTCAATGAATACAGCGATTGGTTAAAAAGCCAAGATGCAGAAACACGTGAGCTGTATTTTGGTGTAGCCGGCAATGACCACGTAATCGATCATTTAATGGATCGTATAAACTCATTTCCCGATGATCACTGGATCCTAGTAGCTCGAGATGGAGATTCTTGGGCAGGCACACTACATATTGCTGTAGATGGCACTACTGTAGAATTTGGACTTATTGTTCACCCCGAACGTCGTGGTGAAGGTATTGCTAGTATAATGCTTGAAGAAGCCCTGGTCTGGGCACAGAATCGAGGTTATCGAGAGTTGTTTATGCATTGCCTAGGCTGGAACAAGCCTATACAGCATCTATGTCGTAAACATGGGTTAAAACCCCGTAATGCCTACGACGACGCAGAAGTACAGATCAAATTGGATCCGCCAACGTGGATGACTGTTACCAAAGAAGTGGGTATACGTCAGCGCAACGTGTTCCACACATTCCTACAAAACAGTACTTGGTTGTATCGAGAAATTTACGGCTAATACCAACTCCTTGTACTAAATATTATACAAGGAGATTTTCAACCATGAAAAGATTATTAGCAATTCTAGCCTTAGCATTTGCGGGCTTAACAGTAACAACCTCAGCCAATGCTTGGACACAACGAGCACCATTTCCAGTAGACCAATGTAAGGCACATGCCCCGTATGGCTTCCCACAAGTGCAGGGCGCAGTACAACCAATTTGCCAGCAAGCATATCTAGTAGGTTATGATGCTCCAGCAAAATTACCACGTTTTGTTATGTATGAACTACTACCACAAAACGCCCTAGGTTGTGTAGCACGTACCAACGCATTTGCTCCAAACCAATTTGTACCTAACGGTGCTGTTCCAGCTGACTATGCTGGCACAGGCTACGACAAGGGCCACATGGCACCAGACGGTGACTTATCTTGGGACCCACAAGTAGAGTATGAGTCATTCTTAATGACTAACATGAGTCCACAAGCAGGTAGTTTAAATCGTGGTATTTGGAAACTATTAGAAACTTCAGTACGTGGTTGGGCAGTACAGCGTAACCAATCATACTGGGTAGTTGCTGGTGGTATCTACAATCAACAAGACAAAACAATTGGTAAGGGTGTAGTTGTTCCACACGCTTTCTACAAGATTGTAGTTAACAATCAAACTGGCGAAGCCGCTGGTTGGATGTTCCCACACGTTGCTCCATATCCTAACTTGGGTAATGATTTGACTAAGTTCCGTATGCCAATTGCACAGATTGAACAACAAGCTGGTGTGAAATTTGCTATTCCAGCAGGTGCTAAAGAGCTACAGCCAGGACAAGAATGGAAAGTAGACTTTGGTGCACTAACTAACGCTAAACGTGCTAAGTGTGGTGCTAACGCTTCAGACGATTAATCCGTTAAAGTAACATACTGATAAATACTAGGGTAAGGTAAAACTTACCCTATTTTTATGAGCTTTTAATGAGATTACACGAACTAAGATCTGCATATTATTTTTCATATGGACATTTAAGCAGATCCGAGCATTTGCATGATTTAGCTCCAGATGCAGAGTTAGTTGGGGTAGGAAAATTAGAAAACTTTAAATTAACATTTCATCGATTTGCTAATATCGAAAGCAGTCATGGCAATGATGTTTATGGAGTAGTTTGGAAAGTACGGCAACGAGATTTTAGTGTACTAGATAGTCACGAAGCACTACACAAGAATTATGACAGGATTCCGTTAGAAGTAAAAGTTGATGATAGATGGATTACATGCATGGTCTACGTAATGGATCCTACAAATGGCTTATCGGGTGCACCAACAGAAAAATACATACAAGCAATGGTCAAAGGATATAAAGAACACGACTTACCATTGGATCAAATTAAACGTGCTCTAAAAGAATTTTAAAATATGCGATATAAACACTTACTGTCCGAGGAACAATTAGACGAACTTAGAATGAATCCTAAGAGTCTAAATCAATTTGCTAAGAGCCCGGAAGCTGAAGGCATCATGGCTGGCTTTGAAGCTGAACTAGTATTTACAGGCCTAGGCGGTGAACCCGAATATGACGAAGATCCAGAACCCGACTACGATGCGGATGAACGTTGCCGTACACTTGATCAAGTTATAGAATTCTTTGAAAACGATGAGTATGGTTGGGGATTAACTCCACGTCAAGCAGATCGACTGCGTGAATCTTTAGATGAAAAATATTACGAGTGGCAAGATGAACAGATGTGGGAAGCCTTCCGTGATGAACAGGAAGATTTGATACGCAAAGTATGGTTAGATGAACGTCCAATGGATGAACGTGTACATGCTGTACTTGTTGATGGTATGGATCTCACTGATGAAGTGGCCGATCGCATTCAGGCTGTGGGTGAAGCAGCACCTAAATTTACCAGCTCTAAAGAACAAGAAGCCTATATTGAAAAAAACCCCGACTACCAAATTTATATTGATGCAGTTAGTGACGCAGAAGAAATTCTTGAAGAAGACGTTGAAACCAGTATTAACAAACAGGACAGCTACTACGATTCAGCTCTAGATGATTTCCGTGACAGTTTTTATGTAGATGATGATAGTGGTTTCTTTGATGAGGTAGGTCTACGTTGGATGAGTGATGTAGCTAACGAATTTGATTTAAGTTGGCCAGTTATGACCTATACTGGCTCTAGCAGTGGCGGCGGTTGGAATGAAGATGAAGCTGAACGTCTCGCCGACGATCTACACGAACGTTTGGGTGTTAAGACCAAAGTATCGGGCGGTTACCATTCAGCCACTCGTGACGACAAAACTTGGATTTTTGAACCTGACTCAAGTCTTGACTCAGATGACGAAGACAACATGGCCATGGAGATTGTTAGTCCTCCGATGCCATTAGAAACTTGTTTGAGCATGATGGAAGACTTCTTTGAGTGGGCTGAAGAGAATGGTGCTTACAGTAACAGTTCAACCGGTTTCCATATGGGTGTTAGCTTGCCACACCGTGGCGGTGATGTTGACTATGTGAAACTAGCCTTGTTCTTGGGTGATGAGCATGTGCTACAAGAGTTTGGTCGTGCTGGTAATCACTTCTGCGAAGCCGCAATGAAAAAGATTCGTGGTAGAGTCAAAGGTAATCCAGATGCTGTCGGCGGTGCGCTTACACTAATGCGTAGTAACTTGTTAGAACTAGCACAAAAAGCACTTGAGATTAATAATCATGGCTTTGGCAAATATACTAGTATCAATCCTAAAGGTGGAGTAGACTCAACTAATCCAGCTAAAGAAAAAGGTGCCAAATATATTGAGTTCCGCTCAGCTGGTGGCTCAAATTACTTTGAAGACATTGACAAATTAAAGAACACACTCCTGCGTTATGCTAAAGCAATGACTGTGGCAGCTAACCCAGCAGCCGAACGTAACGAATACTACAAGAAGTTATACAAGCTCATTAGCCCACCAGAAGGTGATCCTGCAATCGATTTGTTTAGTCGCTTTGCTACAGGTGAAATTTCAAGTACAGATCTTAAAAAGGCCTGGGCGGAGAAGCAGTTGGAATCGGAGCCCAAGGGCGACTGGAAAGTGTACGATGCCAATGGCAAGTATATTATCGGACAGGACTATCACGGTTATACAAAATCTGAAGTATGGGAACGTGCTAAAAAGAAACTGAGTCCCGGCGGCAGTATGGAAGGTTTCCAAAAGGAATATCGAGTATTACCAATGAAGAGTACCACTGGTGATTGGGAAGTATACAACAATGATACCGGCGAAACTTTAGAAATACTACATGGCTATGCAACCAAAGGCGAAGCCGCTGATGCAGTATACGACAAGTATGTGACTGACCAAGGCATTGCATTTAATCTACGTCCGGCTGATCCTGAAGAACCAGAAAAGCCATTGAGTAAACGCGAGCGACTTGCTAAAAATATTAAAGCGGCTCCAGAAGAAGAGATTAAAAACTGGCGGGTATACGACACTAAGACCGGTGAAGTACACTACGAACAAGAAGGTCGTAAGAGTAACTTAGTTCAAGCCATGCGTAAGTTTGAACGTGAGCAAAAATTACCACAAGGTCGTCTTGCTATCAAAGAAATTCCTTTGGATCCAGATAAACAAAAACAAGACTGGGATGTCGTTTATGTTCCAACTGGTCGCGTAATTGATAATATCCTTAAAGTTGACAAAACTCGAGCACAGGAACTATTAAAACACGTTGCTAAATTACACGACTTTGAAAACGCCGACGATTTAGAAGTTAGAGCAAAGTCTGAACCCAAAGACACGGATATAATGGATGAGCCACATAAGTGGGAATTTTATCGTGCCGAAACTGGTGCAGTAATTGATACTGTAGATAATGCATCACGCAGTCAAGCTGAAGAGGTGCGTAGAGATCTTGTACGCAGATACGGTCACCCAGATGACAGCGTTCGTATGCGTACTGTACCTACAGCTGATAGTGAACAACGCTATCGTGATCGTCAAGAACACAATCCAGTGGTCAATCAACCACCCCAAGGATTTATAACACAACGTCCTGCTACCGGAGACTACTATGAAGTACGCGGCGGCAGTGACAATAGAATCTATGGGTTCTTGCCAACCATGCCAGGACACACAGCACAGATACAAAATATTGCTACTGTTGCTAAACAATACGTTAATGATCTAACTGGTCGCGATGACGCATTTGTACAATACCGTTCAGGCGATCCTGTTCAGGCCACAGCACCAAATGGTGTTCCTATGTGGCAAGTATATGAACGTGATTCGGGGCATGTTATCCATACCTTTGCTGATCACGATCAGACTAGTGCGTGGGCGACCGCACAACGCTATGTACGCGATATTGGTGCAGAGGATCCTAGTGCGTTCAGTTGCCGTCCACTGATGAGTACATAATGAGATTCTTAGAATTTGCTCCTACCGCAAATCCTAGAGACGACTCCGACGGAGACGCGGTTCCTCCACATCTGCATCGGTTGGCCAACCTATGGTGGAATGGTGGCGACAAACAAGCGGAGTATGCCCAAGAATTGGCCGCGTTGGGCTGGACTATTCAACAGGTGGATTATGATTATGTCCAACTCAAAAATCGCGCAGGTCAAGAGTATGTGATCAGTGACGATGAGTTTGATGGTGATTTGTATGATGACATATACGAAACAATCCAAAGTGTTCGAGCACACAGAGGTGGGTTAGATTTAGAAGCCCGATCAGATGACAAAGGCATCAGCATATATGCTTATGATCGTGGTGGCAAAGAAATAGCTGCCGCACACTTTGATCGCACAGGCCAAAATATTGAAAGTTTTGATACATCAGTCAACCCCGATGTTCGCGGCCAGGGCATTGCGGCCGTCATGTATGACTGGGCCAAAGAGTTGGGTTATCAAATCCGTCGTAGCTCAGAACAAACTCCGGCTGGTCAGTATTTTTGGCAAAAGAATCGTGGACAAAAACAAGTATGGGAAGATCGAGTTGATGAAATCAGCGACGAATTAAGACGCAGTTATCTTGACCGTGCTGATCAACACGTTAGTCGTCGCATGGATCACATGGCTCGTGTGCGTGATCGTCTCAACCGAGGCTATGAAATTTACCATGCTGATCGCCCTGCTGGTAGTAACCAGATAGTGGATCGCTTTGAAGCTGATACGCCTGAGCAAGCACGTCGTTATTATGAACAGTATATCCAGAAGTACGAAAGTGATCGAGACTTTGATCTACGCTTACGCCGTAGCACAGGTATCATGGAAATAACCAAAGTTCCTACCATTGTTAAACGCAAACGTGAACACCTGGATGTCATGCCCAACGAAGGTCGGCCTATACCGCGAGGCGAAGAGTCGGACTACCTTGGCGATCTAGTAGCAGAAATGGGCGATGGTTTTCAACTATGGTCATGGACCAGCCACGGTACCGTTACTTACTATGTTTTTGATACCGAAACACGTCGTTGCCAACTTGGCACTACAGGCCGTCCTTACTCTACAAACCGTGACAGCTTTGTCATACACGGTGTTTATTCCGGACCTAAGAATCGTTACCGAGCCGCAGACCTGTACGCTTTTTTGATTTTAAATCGCGGCTTAACACTGGTAAGCGACTACAAACAAAGCGAAGGTGGCTATCGTGTGTGGCAAGAATTACAACGTCGCTACGGTAAAGAGATAAACATACACGGCTTTGATACACGTACCGATGAACCAGTAAATGTATCAGCTGATCCCGAAGACGAACCCGATACACATGTGGATCGTGCCACGGTAAAACGGGCTGGTCCTAAGATGAAACGGGAACTAGGCTCTATCAGTAGAGACCTGCGTTTTGTAGCGAGCGCCAGATGAGAGCTCAAGAAATACAGCCAACAAAACTGGTGATCTTTGATATTGATGATACTCTGGTTCATACTCAGACCAAGGTACACGTGATCAAAGGCGGTCGAGTTGTTAAAAGTCTCAACAGCCACGAATTCACACACTATAAACTACAGCCTGGAGAATCATTTGACTTTGGCGACTTCCGTGATGCACGCGAATTCTTTGAAAAAGCACGTCCAATCATACCAATGATCAATCAACTCAAACAGGACATCAATACCGGCAACAAAGTGGTCATGGTCACGGCACGCGAAGATTTCAATGACCGTGAGCTGTTCTTGGATACCTTCCGTAAGTATGGTATAGATATGAGTCGTGTACACGTGTATCGTGCGGGTAACATCAAAGATCGTATACCCACAGAAACCAAGAAACAACTCATCATCAGCGAACTGTTAAAGAAACATCCTTATAGCAAAGCCATCATGTATGATGATGCTGTTCCTAATTTAGAGTCTTTTGTGGCCCTAAAGAAGGAGTACCCCAATACCAAATTCTATGCTTGGCATGTTAGCCTTGACGGTCGAGCTTCGGAATATCAGCGCACTAACGAATCTGTATAAAACACAAAACCCGCACTAGGCGGGTTTTTAATTGATGTATTATTGTTTTTATCTACACTATTAACTGGATGTTACATTTAATGTAATTTGTCTATCTATCCCGTTTGAGATTAATTGTTTTGCTATTGAGGAATCAGTAATAAAATAATTAAGGACGGAAGAATCGAATCCAACAGCCAGTGAACTAGAATTGGATGACCATTCAAAGTATCGAACCAATGATGTATCGGTGACTATTGGGTCTGACGCAACTTCTGTGTTATCATAAACTAAATTTAATATTAAAAAATTTACATTTGTGCCGCTAGCAAAAGAATAGGTTACAGCAACATTGGCTGTAATTGATGATGCACCGTCTTGGTTAAAAGTAATGGTTTTAGAGGTGTTGTATCCAGGATTAGCAGAAATAAAATCTCGATAATCGGACTTTATCTGTAGTCCTTCTTGTAGATTTAAATAGGTTTCTAAATCTGATACATTGTTAAAGATTTTATCTTCTGTATATGATAGGCCTGAAGTATCTCCGCTGTTAATGGTAACACTTCCAGCAGTAACCAATGAATCTAACAACGATCTAACCGCTGTATTGGCAAAAAATGGAGTATCAGTATTTGGACGAGTTCTAACTGTGCTAATTGTAGCGTTCATGGGATAAAATTCCTTGTTGTTATCATATATTTATTCGTATCGAAAAAATGTTGTAAAAATGCCACAACCAAAATGTTGACCCAAAATTGCCAAAATAGTATACTATGGGTATAGTAATTAACAAGGAGTTGAAATGAGCCGTAAACACTTTATTACTTTAGCCCAAGAAATCAGCTATATCAGTGACCTAACTGCCCGTAAATTAGCCGCTCTTGCTGTGGCAAATGCCGCTGGACAGCACAATAATAACTTTGATCGTACCCGTTTTTATGCGGCCTGCGGTGTTTGATTTTGGTTGACCCAAAATTGCCAAAATAGTATAATACTTGTATAGTAATTAATTAGGAGCTGACGTGGACTACTCTAAAGAACAAATTCAAACAATTATTGCCGAAGCTAAACATGAAGCTTACTTGGCCGCTGATAAGTTTTTTAAAGAAAAATTGGGTGGTGAGGACAAATACTCATGTGGTTTTGCTTGGGTAGATATTTTTGGCATCAAAGGTAACACTCGTTTAGGACGTGCTCTTAAGGCCGCAGGTGTTCGTAAGAGTTACACTGGTGGTTTTCAGATTTGGAACCCAAGTGGGTATGGTTGCCAAAACATTGACACTCTAGAAGAAGGTGCCAGAGCAGCTGCCAAGGTTTTTGAAAAGTATGGTTTTACCGCTTATGCTGGTTCACGTTTAGACTAAGGAGATAACAATGATTCCGGATTTAGTTGATATTCGAGGTGCGATTGTATCGGGTCATATGACCAATGCAGATTTGGATTCTATCCAGCAGGCCTTGACATTTGCACGCAATCAATTGGCACTTCGTAATACTGGACAATTTGTTAAAGGTAGTGTAGTTAAGTTTACAAGCAACCGCAACGGTCAGCGATATAACGGTGTGGTTGAACGGGTAGGTAGGAAGAATGTAGTAGTCCGTACCCCTGTTGGTTTATATCGTGTACCTGCAAATATGTTGGAGAGTGCATAATGGGTTCTTTTAGTCAAATTGATGCAGACATTAGAAGTATGATTCACCGTGGGCATACTATCAATGATATTTACATTTATTGGAAAGATTATGTTAGTATGGAAGATGTAGTTAGAATTTTTGAAGAGGAGAGTGCATAATGCGATCATTTATTCTGGGTACTGTTTTTGGTTTAATCCTTGCAACCGTTGGCTTTAGTGGTATTGCCAAAATGTTGGACAAGGGTGTCGAAACAGTCAAAACCCAAAGCCAAGAATTAGCCAAATAATTTGGTAAACGGAATTTCATATTATGGTTGACAGCAAATTCGAAATAAACTATAATATGGAATATACAGAGTGTGTCTGTATTAAATTGTAGTATTTTTTAACTTAAAAACGGAGTATTAAAAATGGATAAGTTGTTTAAAGTTGGCGGTGTTTCTAAAAATAATGGTCAATACAAAGTACGTTTCGCAAACGACATGACTCGTATTAAGATTTTGGCTAAAAATAACTCAGACATTAATTTGCTTGAGTTGCCAAAAGCAATGACTAAGCCAGAGTTAGTAACTTTCTTGAAGTCTACAGAATTGTATGCTAATGCTGACTACAAAGCTGCTATTGATGCGGCTGATGCTAAGTACAATGGCGTAGTTAAAGCTAAAGCTGGTAAAGTTAAGCCAAGCCTCGAAGCTATTAAAGCACGTGCTGAATCTAAAGAAGCTGTAGCTGAGTAATAACATGGGGCTTCGCTGGGAAGCGTATTAGACCCCATTTATTAATAAGTGTTACTGGTTAGCACTTATTAATAAATATTGTTATGACATATCTAGCCTTTATAATCTTTTCTGCACTTTTGATCTATGCAATAATCACAGTCAAAGATTGGCTTGATACTGATCAATAACAATAATCCCAAGGATCCCGATGCTATTTGAAATTCATGCTGAACGCAGCACCGACGATAAACGTATTTTTTATTACGACAATCAAGCCAATACACTCAAAGACGAACAAGGTAACTTGTACGAATATCCAAAGGGTTCATACAAGATAGAGGGACTAGAACCTTATATACCTTTCGACCGCGACCGTCCTCTTAAAAAATCCCGCGGCATTCAACTATTAAAAATTCAACTTGGACTGAGTTGTAACTACACCTGTGATTACTGTTCACAAAAATTTGTAGAGCGTGCTCCAGAAACTAGTAAGAAAGATATTGATGCTTTTCTTGCCAAATTGGATGTATTAGAGTTCAGTGAAGAAGATGGACTTAAGGTAGAGTTTTGGGGAGGTGAGCCATTTGTCTATTGGAAAACTTTCAAACCCCTAGCTGAAGCACTATTAGAAAGATTTAAAGACTGGAAACGTAAACCATTATTTTCTGTTATTACCAACGGTAGTATTCTAACCGACGAAATGATTGATTGGTTAATGGCACTAAATTTTTCAGTTAGTATCTCACATGACGGTCCTGGGCAGTCAGTTCGCGGACCAGATCCGTTTGATGATCCAGACCAAAAGAAAAGACTATTAGGTTTTTATCGCATGATGAGTCGATTGAAAAAAGGCATCAGTTTCAACCCCATGTTGCATGCTAAAAATAAAAGCCGTAAGGCAATTTATGATTGGTTTGTAGAACTAACAGGAAATCCCGACATACAGTTAGGTGAAGGTTCTATTGTTGATGCTTATGACGAAGAGGGTATGAGCAACAGTCTACAAACCCTAGAAGAACATTTTGATTTTAGACGTACTGCATTTGCGGATATTTTTTCAACCCAAGGTCGTATTGGATTTACCGGACAATTAGGTAAGATTGACGGATTTATTAAAAGTGTACTAACACACCAAGAAGCAGATACCCTAGGACAAAAATGTGGCATGGATGATCAACGTGCAATCGCTGTGGACCTGCGTGGCAATGTGATAACCTGTCAAAACGTCTCAGCAGTAGAAACCAGCAAAAACGGTGAAAGTCACCTAGGCGGTACATTAGATGACTATGATAATGTAGCAATCAAAACTTCAACACATTGGTCAAATCGTGCAGAATGCCCCAGTTGCCCAGTGTTGCATGTCTGTAAGGGTGCTTGTATGTTCTTAGACAATAAGTTTTGGGAAATATCTTGTGCCAATGCTTATTCAGACAATGTGGCTCTTTTTGCCCTAGCTATAGAAAAAATAACGGGTTATATTCCTACACTGATTAAAAATGATGCACTACCATTAGAACGCCAGGATATTTTTGGCACTATCTACGAACACAAGGAAAAGGCCGTTAAGAAGATTATTCCTATTAAAGTGGTAGCAGAAAAAATTGGTACCATCGATGATGTTGAAGTTTATGGGAAAAGCCGCGTAGAAAGCGCATAATGGACGTTGTTGTATATACTATATGTACAGCACATCTTGGTATAGTATTAACATCGATATATCTGCATAGATACTTGATACATCGGCAGTATACAATCAAGTATCCTATAGTCGAGCATGTATTCCGTTTTTTGTTCTGGATAACCGAGGGAATCTATCCCAAGCCATTTATTGCCCAACATCGAATACATCATATGTTTACCGATGTACACGGTGATCCGCATAGTCCGTTATTATCTGGTTTTTGGCGGGTCACTGGACATTGTTTAATACCTAACTTTTTTAGAGAATACCAATATTGGAATACCGATTGGGAAACCGCACACTTCAGTCGTGATTTTAAAGAGAATTGGTTAGAAAAGAATGTCTACTGCCATACAAAATTAGGCCTGTTAATACTACTAACAATAAACATTGGTTTATTTGGCTGGCTAGGTATTGTGGCCTGGCTGGTGCACATGTTTTCCGTGAGTCTGTTTGTAAATGCCACTATCACTGGATTTGGGCACAAAATTGGTTACAGGAACTATGATAGGCCCGATACCAGTACAAATGTTTTACCTTTGGGACTACTAGGCTGTGGTGAAGAACTGCACAATAATCATCACGAGTTTCCGGCCTGTGCAAATTTTGCTAAACGTTGGTTTGAAATTGACCTAGGATGGTGCTATATAAAAATACTAGAGTTTCTTAATTTGATCAAGATAAATACTATACTATGACACTACCATCATCCGGCCCTATATCAGTTAGCCAAATTCTTTCAGAAACTGGACGTCCCGGGTATTCCGCTAGTCTAAGTTTTCTTAACAATTTAATCACGCCAGGGCAACGTCCCGGCACCCCACACCTACAGGGATTCTATGGTTTAACTTATTTTCAAAATAACAACCAAGGCAACTGTAACAACGGCAACTGTTCGCCATCGGGCGGCCCTAATGGCAACTGTACCAACAACTGTAACTGTGGTAATATTCAGTGTACTAATTGTGTTATTGCTGGTCCTAGTGATTGTTCGAACTGTGCTAACTGTTCAACTAATGTAAACTGTGCTAACTGCGACGGTCAAGCGTGGTTACAGTCCAACTGTAATTGTGCCTGTACATATAATTGTAACTGCGGTGGTGCAGTAAGTTATAATTGCAATACTGGCCTGGTAAGCTACAACTGTAACTGTGCTTGCAACTGCTCTAAGATTGTTTGTGCTAAATTCTACGACATGGGAATGATGAGCCAAGAAGTTTGGTCAGCAGACCAAGCATACGGTCGAGTTCTACGTAAAAAAGATAAAACAATTTATCGTGGCTACATCAAGTGGGCTAAGATTTGTACTCAATGGATGGATGGTCATGGTCCAGACTTTATGCCTTGGATTTTAGACAAAGAAGAACGTAAGCTCAAACAAAAAGAATTTGCCACAGATATACTATATCGTGTTGGCCAACCATGGTCAGAGCATATGGCCTATATTATGGGTACTCTAAACAAAGACAACGACTATGGTCGTATCTTAATGTCCATCGGTCGTCCTTTGTGTAAATTCTTTGGTAGTATTCCAAGAGTGCCGCGCAAATATAGAAAACACGGTTTCTTTACTTCTTGGACTATTTTATCTTTATTGTATTTCAGTTACTACACTGGCAAGGCAATACTCAATGTTAAAAATTTATTCGGCCGTGTTAAATCAAAATTGTTAAAGGAAGCATAAATGCCTAACGTGAATAAAATTTTTGAAGAAGTAACACCAGACCAATATAACGACTGTATAAAATATTTTTTAGATACAGAAGTAAACGGAATCATACATAACCTATCAGCGGAAGAAAAAGATCAATTTTTTAAAATGATTACTGATCATTCTCCAATTTTGGATACACTATTCTTTTTAAAGGGCGCACCTTTTACAAATTTTGTACGCTACGGTAATGAATTTTATGAAGCCTTAGCCGATCATCATGAGGGCATAGACTATACACCTAGCTGGATCGTAGCAGAATACAAAGAGTGGTTGACCGCAAACAATCGCCCATTCCCAGAAGACCTGGCTGTAAAACAAGGTCTAGACTTTGCACCATTGATTAAATTTCAACAAGAAAACGGGATAATCCCAACCACCAACTAAATCATGTCGTATGAAAAAGGCATATACGAAAGTAGTGTAAAACAAACACTATGGGAAAGTCCTGTTTGGACTTACAAAACCAAATTTAACGATAACTTTAATCAAGAGTTGTTGGTAGAATTGTACAATATAGCCAGCAACATTAAACTGGGCATAGATAAAAATGTTGGTAGTAGTCTATTAGATTATACTGATAGCAGCCCACGATTAAAAGAATTACTAGATACTAAGGTAGATGTAATAACTTTTACAGTAAACGACTATCTACCCGACACACATACGGCCATATTCACACCCTTATCGAGTTGGCCAAATATAAAAGAACCTGACGAAGTTATCGAATTTCACGGACATCCAGATTCGACTATAGCCTCTACTTACTATATAACTACTCCCGCAGAAGGCGGAGAACTTTATTATTTAGATACTGGGTTAGTGGGAGAACACAAGACTCAAATTAAACATATACAGCCCGTGTCTGGAGACCTAATTTTCTTTCCATCCTATGTATTACACGGAGTTAAGGCAAATAAAAGCAATTCTCTACGTGTTAGTTTGTCTACTGATTTTAATTACAAACTAACCGACGACAGTACTGATAAATTAGTTATAACAAGTTGGGTAGATTCTATGCTCAAAATTAAAGGATTACTATGAAGTACCATGCTCGTTTAAAATCAATTGACCCTGCCAAATATGAAAACTTTAAACTACTTGGTACTCAATATATCTGCGCCGGTACTTTATCCACCTATTCATATGTAGATCTCGACAGCAGTATCATTATACCGCCAGAGTATCAGCAGAGATTCTTTCTAACACATTTGGCCATGCGTGGTCGCATTGTGCCGCACAGAGACCAAGGCATCCAGTGTAAGATCAACATTTATCTTTCAGAAAATAACGCCACTACTAGATTTTATTCTGGTGACTACAAAGAGTTAGCCAAAGACTGCAACGGTTGTAACTTTGAAAAGTTTACTGCCGGCGAGTGTGCATGTAGTATGAAGCCAACTAACTTAAACTTCGAAGAGCAGTTTATAGCGCATCCAGGCGATGTTTACCTACTAGACACCACAGCAATACATAGTGTAGATGAATTATCAGCAGACAATCCTAGATTTGTTCTTAATCTCAGTACTGACATGACCTATGCAGAAGTTTACGCTATGCTCAATGATTACGGACTGTTAGATGTTTAAGTACGTTGGTCAAGCACCTAGTGGTCTTATAACTGTTTTAAAAAAGCAAATAGAGTTTGCTACCAGACCAGCAGACAAATTCTATGGTATTAGATACTATGATGTAGCAAGTACAATATTGGAAACATTGTATAATTTATTACCCAAGGAAGTACACGGTGATTTTTATTCTAGTTTATTAGTTATAAATGATAACATACCGCCGCACACTGACATAGTAGAAACTGCTGGACTTAATTGCTACGTACAACCAGCCGGATATTCTACCAACATGTATGCCAACAACTTGGGTATTGGAGGGATTGAGTATGCTGATCACGGAGAAGGGCATATATACTCTAAAGAATCGTTGACTCTGTTGGGAACATTTAATGCTGATCCGTATGACATTTATCTAATAGACAACAAGGTAATACACGAAGTGTCAATCGATGACTTTGACAAACCGGTACGAGAAGTGTTACAATTGGCAACTAACAAATACAGTTTTGATGAAGTAAAAGAAATGATCAAGGATATTCAAAATGTTTTATGAAAAATTAGATATGGTCACATTCGATCATAGTAAGTTAGTACAGGATCTTAAGGAACATATATTTCCATTGGGACAACAGGTTATTCAAGGCGAAGAATACGAAACACCTGCATACCATGGCTTTGGTGGTTGGTCCGTTACTTCTCGTACTGGCGATTGGCGTGACGGTTGGGATTATTTTCAAAACGATGAAGGCAAAGAATTAGAAATATTTTTTCCTAAGAACGCTAATAACTATAAAACACTAAAGTTTTTTGGTATTGCTATGAGTACCGAACATGATAAACCAACTCAGGCCTGTGTTGGCGAGTTCGCAAAAGTCATTGATCAAATAGAAGCATTTGGCCTAACACCGAGACGTGCTCGTGTAACCTGTTTAAAAGCTGGCGCAAAGAGTTTAGTACACAAAGACTCTGGCGATCACGAATATATGGCCAGACTTCATATACCTTTGATAACTAACGAAAAGTGCAAATTTATTATGCACGGAACCGACCTATATATGGAACCGGGAAATGCGTATATGGTATGGGTCAATGATTGGCATCAAATACGCAATGATTCAAATGAAGATAGATTTCATTTAATTATGGATGCTTATGATACTAAACACATTACCAAATACTTTAAGTACGAAGCAGACATCCAGCAACTATTTGAATTTCATCAGGCTGTTCGCAAAGAAATTGATTCGGCGGTTATCACTCCAGAAGAATATGAATTATTTGAATCAGTTCGACAAAAGTTTGTTACTCGTCCAAAACACGCAAATACCGTTGACCAAATTCAATAAATAATGTATAATTAACTTTTAAGGAGGCTGTATGAAAGTTGAAAAATTAGTTCGTAAACTTTACAAGGCCGAAATCGAGCATAACCTTGATAAAGTTAAGAAATTTTGGTTTAAACTGCTAAAGAAGAGCTTGAAGCACAAGCACACAGAAGCAGTCAAGTAATTGTTGTAATTCCTTTCTAGCAAAGGCATTGTGGACCCGGGTTCGACCCCCGGCGGGTCCACCGAAGTGTATTGTGTAGTATATTTCGGTGGGCCCGTATTTGGTTTCGACATGGTGAGATAGCGACAAAGGCAACACGTCAGGAGTAGACGTAAAAAGCAAATAACGTAAACGCAAACGACGAACAGTTCGCATTGGCAGCCTAACAGCGCCTAGGGTAGTTATACCTCGTAACAGAAAATAACCTAAACCCGCTTCGGCGGGTTTAGTATGATAAATAATACTATATCATAAAGGATTACGTTATGGCAATAACCGCTACATTTACTGACCCAACAAAAATTATCGACGGAGTTTCGACCCCGATAAGTATAGATACGTGGGCACAGGAGACTCTTTCTGCTGAAGAGTTTATAACTTTTACGCAAGCTCACACACGTCAGCGAGCAATCTGGGCAAATGCAGCAAGTGCTGGTAATGTGACAATTACTAGAAATAACCCGCACAGTAGAACCATAACGTTCAACAGTGATGTTGAACAAGATGCAGAATATCTAACATTCCAAGAAAGATATATGGCAGACTCTACCCTAACATGGGACTCAAGTTACGGACAATAATCTCTGTTGTAAAAAAGCCACACATTTTAACCCCCTTAAATGGGGGTTTTTTACGGGGTAAATTTTGGTTGTGTCCAAATTGCCAAAATAGTATAATACTTGTATAGTAACTAATAAGGAGCAGATATGACACAAGTAGAATACAAAATTGGTGATGATGTTAGCCACGGTATTGGCGGTGATCGTTACTATGATGGTAAAATTGTGCGTATGACCAAGCGTTTTATTTTTACTGAAACTGGTCGTCAATATACCCGTAAAGTAGCTAAAGATGGTACTGTATATTACACCCAAACTGGTTGTAAGTATTGCTACTTGATGCCAGGTAAACATGAATACATGGACCCACATTTCTAAGATGAAGTTCTTTAAAGAAACTACTCAATGGGCTGTGCCAAATCACGTCTACTTGTTGTCAACAGATAAAAGTAAGATGTATGGCTACATCCGTCGTGGTACAGATGTTGCAGAAACATTTAAGAAGCCTTATCGGTTTGATGCTCGCGGTCGTACCTTTGTAGAAGTAAAAGAGCTAGGTGAAATTGATCTAGACGAAGTAACGTCAGAAACTTGGAAATTTACTGGATCTAAAGGCAATGAATATGTTGTCCAGAAAATAGAAGGTACGTTACAATGTACATGTCCTGGTTTTACATTTCGCGGTGATTGTAAGCATGTTAAACAAGTAGAGGAGCAATAATATGGCAACACGTTCAGCAATTGGTATCAAACACGGTGATCGTATCAAGGCAATCTATTGCCATTGGGATGGCTATGTTGAGCACGTTGGTGCGGTATTAAACGTCTACTATCAAGACAGTATTGCGGTTAATAAACTAATCTCAATGGGCGACCTTAGTAGCATTGGTGCAACAATTGGCGAGCAACACGACTTTGGTGCTCGTGCAGAATACTTGCCCGATGGTGCAGCTACTCAATGTACTTTTTATCAACGTGACCGAGGCGAAGATGCTCCGTTTAAATCGTTTGGTAGCGAAGAGGAGTTTGTAGATCATTATGCAGGTTGCGCCAGCGAATACTTTTATTTGTATGATTACGGTGTTTGGTATGTTGCAGATCGAAAAGGTGAGTTTAAACCTTTACACGAAGAACTAGCAAAGGTACCGGCATAATGGAACGTATTAGACTTAACATTGAAAGAGAAGTATACGACAATCTCCGATACATGGGTATGCGTTTCTCTGAGCAAACCACCGACGCACTAAATCGTTTCTTGTTTGATGGCTTGCCGCCTGGCGGGCACTTGGAGGCTATGTTTGCCTATGACTTTGAACGTGCTTTATACAATGCGGACTCTGCTAATAAACAAAGTTTCTGGGGTTTGGCCATGTGGATTCGTGAGTGTGCGCCACGTGAATGTCAAGGTAGTTATAAAGCTGTGGCTGACTGGTGTGTAAACAAAGAGGCTCGCGGTGCTTATTACAAAGAATGCGAACAGAAGTATATGTGGAATCAATTGAAAGGAAACTCTTATGCCTAACTGGTGTGGTAATACATTAACTATAACACACGAAGATCCTACTATGATTGCTCGTGCTAAAGACGCCTTTGCCGACGGTAATTTCCTACAAGAGTTTATTCCGGTGCCCCCAGACTTGCTCAACGAAGAAGCCACTACTCATTACAGTGATCCTGATAAACAGCAAGCAGTTGATGCACTCAAACAGGCTAACAAAGAAAAGCACGGATATGAATCTTGGTATGACTGGTGCATTAATGAATGGGGTACAAAGTGGGACATAGGCAACGGTCAAGGTATCAACACGTGGTCCGATCATGATTTAGTTGTTTACTTTGACTCTGCTTGGTCGCCACCCATTGCGGCCTATGAAAAGCTCATTGATCTAGGCTTTACTGTCTATGCTACCTACTATGAACCTGGCTGTGCTTTTGCTGGTATCTTTGAAGATGGCTATGACGATTACTATGATTTGTCGGGCTTGGATTCTGGAGATGTTCAACAGCAGTTGCCACAGGAATTAGATGACGCATATGGTATTTCAGAAACTATGGCTGAATATGAACGTGAAAACGAAGAAGAATTAACAAGCTGGTATAAAGAAGGGGTCGAAGACCAAGGACTAGAACCCCATAAGGTTGACCCAAAACTGTGTTAATGCTATAATGTATAATATTAGATAGGAGCAGAATGTTGAAACCTTGGGAAGTCATAGCTGAACTTGAAAGCGATAACAGTCGCTTGTTTAAAGAATCAGTAGTTAAACGCGAAGCTGATGCTGGCAATGCTGAATTCTTTCGTGGATGTCGTGCTGCACTGGATCCAATGATTACCTATGGCATTCGACAGGTTGAAGAAAAGTCGGGCGATGGGAAAGGTTTAAATCCTGATACGTTTTGGAGGACTGCCGAACAATTATCCGGTCGTCAATTAACTGGTAATGCCGCACTTACCGCAGTGAACCATATGCGTATGAATGCCCGAGAACAAGAATGGAATCAATGGTATCGTCGTATTCTTATTAAAGATCTACGCTGTGGTGTCAGCGAAAAAACTATCAATAAACAAGTGGAGAAAATTAATGGAACTTATGTTATACCTGTTTTTAGTTGCCAACTTGCTCACGATGGTGCTAATCATGAAAGCAAAGTCTCCGGACGGAAACTTATTGAAGTTAAACTGGATGGAGTACGTGTTATTACTATCGTCTATCCAAGTGGGCATGTTGATCAGTATAGTCGTAATGGCAAGGAACTAGTAAACTTCGAGCACATCAAACAGCAGTTTGTCAAACATGCCAAACTCCTACGTGAGCCAATGGTATTTGATGGCGAAGTAATGTCAAGTAGTTTTCAAGACTTAATGAAACAAGTACATCGTAAGAGTGATGTAGCGGCCAAAGATGCAGTTCTTAATTTATTCGATATTCTTACACTAAAAGATTTTCAAGCAGGGTACAGTCCAATTCCACAACGTGAACGCAGTAATGCACTTAAAATTTGGTTTGATCCCATAGCTGATCATATGCCCAATGTCACAGTATTGGGACAAGAGCTTGTTGATTTAGATTCGCAGGGCGGACGCCGTCGTTTTGGTCGTATCAATGCAGACGCTATCACAGGCGGCTACGAAGGTATCATGATCAAAGATCCTGAAGCACCATACGAGTGTAAGCGTACCACTGCTTGGTTAAAGCAAAAGCCATATATTGAAGTATCACTAACCGTAGTAGGCACCGAAGAAGGTACTGGTAAAAATCTAGGACGTCTCGGTGCATTAATTGTAGAAGGAACAGATGATGGTAAACTCATTCGTACTAATGTCGGATCAGGACTTACAGATGATAATCGCATTACTTATTGGGCCAGTAGGGATAACCTTATCGGTAATATTGTGGAAGTACGTGCAGACGCAGTTACGCAAAACCAAGACGGATCGTACAGTTTAAGATTCCCACGTTTCAAAGGATTCCGTGGATTTGAGCCAGGCGAAAAGATTTAAATGGATCGTGATCTTGCAGACGAGCTTTCTAACTGTCCTTGGTTTTTGGAAAAGGTAAGGGCAAGTAAAACCTACGCACAGAATGTCTATTCAGCATTATGCAATATGCGTTGGCAACCACTTGATGTTATGCCCATACTCAAAGATGAGTGGTGGTCGTGTAGTTGGCGTAGTGCCGGGGGTATTGTAGCCAACTTTGAAGCGGAAGGTGGCGATTATATGTCGTGGTATTGTAGTGGTATAGGAGATGGATTAGGAAATGGTGACGCTGATAGAAATAAAGGATATGTTCCGGAAGGGACCGTTACAGATGAAATACGTGAAGATTTTGCGACTCTGGGTTGGCATCCAAGTCCATGGCCTAAAGAAAAGGATTAATCGAATGTTAAGACGCGATGTTGAAAAAATGATTGTTGGTAGTATTAAAGAAATTATTAAGGATAGACAGTACTTTTATCACTCAACGATTGGACATGAATATTGTCATTTGACCGAAGAAGGAAATCGTGCTATACTTGATATAATTAACATTCTAGGGCCTAGGTTAGTCAAAGCCGAAGCCGAAGAAGATATTGAACGCAGTAAACAATTGGTGTTGGACCAACTTAAAGGAAAATAAAATGGCATACGATCCACGTGCAGTAAAAGTATCAAAATCAGTCAAACGAGTAGCTGCAACAATGACCGATAAAAAACAACGTCGCGAATATATTCGTGGTTTTGCCTTGGCTGAAGCGGTCAATAGTCGTATGAAGACCAGCCGTAATCGCGGTGGTGACAAAGAGTAATGGGTCGTGTATTTCTAGAAGCTGAGCAGTATCTAGATCAAATCAATCGCGGTGAATTTGTTGAAATTGGTACTAGCCGAAATGGTGATGACGGCAGTACCAAAATCCTTTCCGGTTGGTGTGATCATTTAATCACCGTTGATGTAGATCCCCTTAACTGCGATTTTGTTCGAGGTTTCGACCTTCCCAATGTTGAAATTATTAACTCAACTGGCGAAAACTATCTACGACAACGTATCTACAGTATGCGACCGATTGATTTTTTATATTTAGATAATTTCGATTGGGATTGGCATCCAGATAAAACTCCAGATTTCATCTTAGAGCAACAGAGTCGTTATGCAACATTAGGATTAGAAATGAATAATGTTAATAGCCAACGTGCTCATTTGTCGCAGATGATTCTAGCCCTACCACACATGGCTGAACGCTGTTTGGTAGTTTGTGATGATACCTGGTTCAACAAATGGTGGGGACACTACTCGGGTAAGAGTGGAGCAGTTGTGCCATATCTGTTGGATCGAGGATTTAAAGTACTGTATACTGAAGAACAACCGGTGTATGGAACTATACTGGGTCGTGGAGTTTAATAACCACCACCGTTGCCATAGTCCCAAGACCAATCCTGTGTAGGTGTTTCAAAATGCGGATTGACACCCAATGGAGTTTGTATTGGTGTATGCTTAGGAATACCTATCGCTGGATCTGCGTTGTTGTAGGGATTTGGATTATGCTTTGCTTGTCCCACTGCTGGAACAGAAGCCTGTAGTCCAGATGAATGAGTTTGAGCAACTACGGGTGGTGGTGTATACTGTGGAGTACGATTAGCAACACCTACCGCTGGGCCAACTGGTGTAGGAACTAGGTTCGGTACACCAATTGCAGGACTGGGAGTGCCTTGCCCAGGGTATGTCATATACTAGTACTTTGCTTTACCTGCAACAGGTGGTACACCCATCTTATAGATAGTACCTTTGTTTGCGGTAACTGCAACCTGAGCTGGTGTAGTAGTTGTAGAACCGGGAAGGGCTCTAACAGTACTAGCTGGAACTACTGCCGGTGCTGTAACAACAACCTTTGCCGCGGGAACAACCACTTCTTTTGCACTACCTGCTTTATAGATAGTGTTTGTAACTGTTGTATTAGTAGCCATACATTAGCTCTGTGGAGTGTTTTTAGCTGGGGCTTTAGTTACAGTTGTACCATTAGCACCGTTTGCACCTAAATATGTTGCTTTACCGGTTGTAGCTGGTACACCGTTTGGGCCATAGATATTTTGGTAACTAGCGGCAGTAGCGGCTACACCTTGAGTTCCTAAACTACCTGCTGTAGGTACTCCAGTAGCTGCTGGTACACCTTGTTTGTAAATGTTATTTGCCATACTATTTTCCTTTTGGATAAATGATATACTTATTTATAAGTTTTTGGCTAAAATAATACTTGCACATGTCCGAATGTTAGTGCATAATAACATCACGCTGTTAGTAAACAGCTTTTAAATTTAAAAAGGAGACATAATGTCTAAAACTATTTCAGTAAAATTCAAGAAGTTTGATCCAAAAACTAAACAGGGTAAATTGTTCAACGCATTAGTACGTGAACGTGAAACATTGAGCGCTGCTCAAATCGCCAAGCGTTTTGGTATCAAGAACCCAACTGCTACTATCAGCGAAATTCGTCATGCTGGTTTTGCTATCTACGGCAACCAACGCCTTGCTGGCAACGGTGTTAAAGTAACTGAGTATACATATGGTGAAGCTAGCCGTCGTATGGTTCAGATTGCTTATGCTGCAATCGCTAAAGGTTTAGTTTCTGTAGAGTAATACTACTGTAACAAAACTGTCAAAAAAGCACCGTTCGCGGTGCTTTTTCTTTGGGGGCATTAAATATATTAATGCCACGCAAGGTTTATAACTTAGAACGTGATGTTAGAAGTACGGATTGGATCATAACCAAAATCCGCAAGCAAGAAATCTATGCTCAAAATTTCTATGCGGCATTATGCAACAATCAATACCAACCCAAGGATGTTTGGGGTATTTTATCAAATATTCATTGGGACTGTTCCTGGAGTTATGCGGCTACTTTGATTGCCGAAATTCGAGAAGATGACAGTTATATAGATTGGTATTGTTCGGGTACTGGATTCTCTGGTACTGATTTCACTGGATTTGTAGAAGAAAGCTATGTGACCGAAGAAATTGAATCGGACATAAATAGCATCGGTTGGCTAGTCAGCCAAAAAAGATTCATTGACTGGTAATTTATTCTGTAGTATAATTACTATATGAAAATTAATGTCATTTCTGACCTCCACCTCGATTTTGCTGACCTTACCTTACCCGGCGGTGACGTACTAATTCTGTCTGGCGATATCTGCGAAGCACGTCATCTAAAACAAGACATGTATAACCCAGACATGGTCCTGCTACCCAAAGAAGATCCACTCAAACGTCCCGATCGTTATGCACGTTTCTTTAATGAAGAGTGTAAAAAATATCGCGAAGTTGTTATGGTCATGGGCAATCACGAACACTATGGTTTTCAATTTCAAAAAACCTATGCACATATTGCCGCTAACTTGCCTGAGAATGTTACCCTGCTCGAGGATCAAACACACACTATCGATGACGTAGTGTTTGTTGGTGCTACCTTATGGACTGACATGAACAAGATGGATGATCTTACTATGTACCAGATGCGTTCAATGATGAACGACTATCGTCAGATCACTATGTTTAATGAAGTTAAGAATGTCTATCACAGACTTACTCCAGAGAAAACTGTGGAAACACACTATCGTTCATTGTCTTATATTAGATCTGTAGTAGAAAACGATCCTACTAAAAAATATGTAGTAGTAACTCATCATGCACCGAGCATGGCTAGTATCGCTCCTCAGTATCAGAGTGACCGATTGACCAATGGCGCTTATGCCAGTGACCTAAGCAATTTTATATTAGATCACTCACAGATCATATTATGGACTCACGGACATACTCATACTATGTTTGACTATATGATTGGCAACACTCGTGTGATATGTAACCCACGGGGCTACTATCTCTACGAAGAACGTGCTGATCAATTCCGTGCCGATGAGTTCAACATAGAACTTTAATCAGTTTTACCAAAATCTTTGACAAAACCATTATCTACGTATATAATTGGTTGCTATAAAGCAATAAGTAAAAATAAGAGTGCTTTAAAAGCATCACAAAAAATAAGAGTTGGTTTTAAAATATTAAATGGCTAATCAAAATGATTAATGATTTTTACGTTTACGGGTATTTAAGAGAAGATGGTACTCCGTACTATATCGGCAAAGGTCGCAACGGTCGAGCTACAAGATGTTATGGAAGAAGTGTTCATCCACCGGAGGACAAAAATAGAATTGTATTCTATAAAGATAACTTAAGCGAAGACGAAGCGTTTAATTTAGAAAAACAATTAATAGCCGAGTATGGAAGAAAAAATAACAATACAGGAATATTACACAATAAAACTCCAGGCGGAGAAGGATTATCTCATAACGCAATTGACATGTTAAATTCTAGACAAATTATATTCAACTGTTTATTCTGTAACAGAGAAAATCCTGTAAGAGGCGGATCGTATCAAAGCAAATATTGTAACAATCAGTGCCAGCAAAATCATAGAAAAAAATTACTTAGTGAAAAAAGAATTGAAGAATGGATGAGCGATTGTAGTGTATATAACTGGAAAACTGTTCCGGACTATATCCAAGATTATATTATCCAAAAGCGTGGTCATAAATGTGAAACCTGCGGTATTACAGAATGGCAAGGTCGTCCAGCACCGTTAACTGTAACACAATGGGACAACGACATCTACAATAACGTAGAAGACAATTTAGAAGTGATTTGCTATAACTGCAATTCACAAAAGTAATTTCATATTAACTTAAAGGAAATCAAAATGAAAACAATCGGTGATAAATTAGAACACTTTGTAGTAACAGGCGTTAAGCCAGGCCAACCAGAAGATGCTTTCTTCAACATTGATGAAACTTCTTTTGAAGGTAAATGGAAAGTAATCGTATTCTACCCTAAGGACTTTACATTTGTATGTCCTACAGAAATCGTAGCATACGACAAATTGAATCAAGACTTTGAAGACCGTGACGCAGTATTGCTAACAGGTTCAACAGACAATGAGTTCTGTAAGATCGCATGGCAGAAGAGCCATCCAGACTTGATCAACATCAAGCACAACCAATTTGCTGATACACAGCGTGGTGAGTTGAGCTTGGCAGAGCAGTTGGGCGTATTCTATGCTCCAGCTGGTGCGGCACTTCGCGCTACATTCATTGTTGATCCAGACAACACAATCCAACACGTTACTGTAAACAACTTGGACGTAGGTCGTAGCCCTGAAGAAACTTTGCGTATTCTTGACGCACTTCAAACTGGCGAACTATGTGCTTGCAACCGTACAGTTGGCGGAGAGACTTTATAATGACTGCCTGGGTAGATCAACTTAAAGAAGGTCTGCCTGAGTACGCCAAGGACACTAAGTTGAACTTGGACGCTGTTATTAAGCGTAGTACTCTAGCAGTTGAGGAAGCAGAAGGT